CTGATTTCAAGAGAGAGTTTATATCGGAGACCTTACTTCCGGCTTATAGCCGGTGGTCTTGCCGTTCGGGTTTCCGTTTCCCTTTCCCCTGTGATTATATTATATCACATCCTAGGGAAAAAGTCAAGCCTTTTTGAAAAAAAATATCGGTTCTCTGTTTTGCACAAAAATATTCAACGATCCGAATAATTTTTGTGCAATCTGCACGGCGCCGCACAATATGCTTTAGTGATTTAGCTTGCTAAAGCGTCGCCTGCGCCTTACTTTATCGCTTTAAAGCGTGAAAGTCAATTTGTTAAAAGAAAAGGCGCATTTCTGCGCCCTTACAGATTGATATAATGGAGCGAACCGTCAGGACGATGATAAACAATCATATTAACTATATCATCTTCTACTGTTTCGGTGTTCATGTCATAGAAATAAACATCATAAACGCCGCCGGAAACTGTCTCAATGCCTACGCGCCAGATATTGCCGTCAGGAGTAATTATGCAGTCATTGTCACAACCGACACCGCCCGAAACTGTATAAGAATCGCCGTAGTCAGTCATGGAGCGAGTGTAGACGAAATATGTGCCAGTGATGGACTTGGTGCGCGGCTCGGGACGATTGAAAGACGGAACAGAGAACGAAACGAGAACAAGAATCAGAACCAGAATAGACTTGATGTACTTCATAGTAACAACCCCTTTCCTATGGTCTTATTATACCACATTTTCCGTGATTTGTCAACCCCTTTTTGAAAATTTCTCAAAAAAATTTTTTCTTTTCATGCTTTAACTCGTTAAAGTGCCGCCCGCGCCACGCTTCAACACTTTAAAGCACGAAAATCAATTTGTTAAAAAAAACTGATCTGCGAGAGACTCACAGATCAGCCGCCATTTCACCGACCCAAGACAGGAACTCTTCGGACTCCAGAACGGACTCGCCGAACCGCTCGACCAACTTGTCCTCAACAACGGAGAACTTGTCGGAGTCAAACAGCTTCCACCAACCGGACAGACCGAACATTTCCATAACTTCCTCGAAAACTTCCTCAAAAACCTCAAACATTTTAATTTCCTCACTTTCATTTATTGGGTTTGTCTTACCTCTTCCCTGTGATTATATTATACCACACTCTAGGAAAAAAGTCAATACCTTTTTGAAAAAAATATCAGTTCTATGTTTTGCACAAAAAGTGGAGCAGCTAGGAATATTTTTTGTGTATTTTGACAGCGGCGCACAATTTGCTTTATTGCTTTAACTCGCTAAAGTGCCTGCGCCGCCGCGCTTTAATGCTTTAAAGTGTGAAAATGAGTTGTAAATTAAAAACGGCTTGGTTTCGTCAAGCCATTAGAACCCGTTGACCTTTTAGCGCTGACTTTTGTTTACAGAGGAAGCAGAATCAAAGCAATCAAGACATTCTGTTATCACGAAACCTCTATTCTCGCCCTTGTGGTGGAACGAATCCCTCTTGATATTCTAGAAATCAAGGAAACTGTAACGATTCTAGTATGTTACCCACTGGAAGGAACCGCTTTGGGAGCGCCTTCCCTCTCCCTGTGATTATATTATACCACACTTTAGGCGATTTGTCAACCCCTTTTTGAAAATTTCTCAAAAAAATTTTTTCTTTTATGCTTTAACGCACTAAAGTGCCCGCGCCGCCTGCTTTACCCATTTAAAGTGCGAAAGTCGAAATGCAAAATTAAATCCGGTTTGTTTCGTCAACCGGTAAACCGCCGCACTATTAGCCCAGATTTTTGATTACAGAGAGAACAGAAGCAAGGCAAGCGGGACGATCCTCACAAACTCTCTATTCCCGTCCGTTTAGTGGAACGGATACTGCCGATATTTTAGAAATCGTGCCAACTGCAACCTCTTTAGAGCGTTGCCGCCTGAGAAGAACCGCTTTAAGGGGAAGACCCTTGGGAGCGCCTCTCATCTCCCTGTGATTATATTATACCACACTCTAGGGAAAAAGTCAACCCCTTTTTGAAATTTTTTTCGGATCTCCGTTTTGCACAAAAAGTCCGTTTTTTTCTCGTTCGATTTGGCTATTTTGCGAATAGACAAAATCAGAAAAAAGTGGTATAATATAATCAACAAAGGGAGAGAAAAGCCCTAATAAATGAAAGCGAGGAAAATACAATGATGACTAAGATGATTGAGAACTGGCAGAACAAGGTAATCCGCAAGTACGGCTTCGAGAACTGGCGCACCCTGCTGGTGTTCCGTCTGACCCGCGTGATCTTCTGAGGGCTGAAAAGCCCTCATTTTTTTACCTCTGTTATTTCGTACTTTAACGCGCTAAAGCGCCCGCCCCGTCCCCTACTTTACCCCTTTAAAGCGTGATCATTTACGGGTACGGCGGCAAATGACATAATTAAAACTTTTAACTAAAGACTACCTTTTATTTAGAATCAGAAAAAGATTTTACAAAAAGTTTTTTTTCAAAACCTCTTGACAAATCAATATAAATGTGATATAATAGAATCATGGAAAGGATGTTGATACTATGACTAATAAACCTACTCTCTATACACTCGTTGGCTTGCCTGCTTGTGGCAAATCTACCTACTGTATGAATAACAATGATTGTGTTATTGTCTCTACTGATGCAATCCGCAAAGAACTGTATGGTGACGAATCTGCACAGACCAATAACGCAAAGGTGTACCATATCGCACATGAACGCATTGCGCTTGCTCTCGCATCTGGTAAGAATGTTATTTTTGATGCTACAAATATAAACAAGAAAGCAAGAAAAAGAGTATTGAAACACAATGCATATCATATTGCTGTTTGCTTTCTTATCTCTTCCTATGAGTGCAAAAAACGAAATAAAAAGCGTTCTCGTCATGTTCCTGAATCTGTAATTGATGATTATTACAAACGAATGACTATACCTTCTAAAGCAGAAGGCTTTGATGAAGTCTTATTTGTTTATAAATAAAAATAATGTGAAACTATTGACAAATCACTCTATTTGTGATATAATAGAATCATGGAAAGGATGATGATACTATGAGTAGAAAGAATGAGCGAATCCTCTATACTGGAATCGAATGCGTCGTTGACGGAAAAGTCGTGCATTGCACACTTGCTTATCTGAATCTTGATCCTGATTCTTATGGTGCAAGAAACTATTTTCCGTTCTTCCCTTATGGCGAAAGCGTCAAACTGCATCTTGTTCGTAAAGGCTCGAACGCAACGCATTCTGGTTATCAAGTCGAACTGCCTGCACACCTCATCGGCTTCTTCAAAGAACACATACCACATATTACAATGTCTGTTGCTGATGGTTGCAAACCTGTTGACACTTGGAAAGTATTTGCTACGCAAAGCAATAGTGTTGATTGTGACATAACTGTTGTTGGCACTGTTGGCTACTGGACAAGTAAGCACGGATTCCAGACAAAACCCCTTATATAATGAACTGCACAGAACGCTTGTTCTGTGCTTTTCTTTTGCATTGTAATAATTAAAATATTTAACTAAAGCCTGCATTATTATATAGCCCCATGGGAGCAGCTAGCAATCTAAATCAAACGAATGAATAAAAATAAAAGTTTGTTGTTTGTATAAATTAAAATAATAAATAAATAGTTATTGACTGTGTGCTGTGCAAATAAAAACTGTCGTGCTTTAATGTGTTAAAGTGCCCGCCCCTGAATCTAAAATGCAGGGCGTAGGTCTAGGTCTAGGTCTTAGCTCAGGCAACCCGGGGGTACCTTTGGGAAATTTTTCGCTTTAACTTGTGAAAGTGGGGGCGGCTGCTAAAAAACACACGGGGAAAAAATTTTCAGACACCCTCCAAAAACACACGGTAGAATTTTTTTCGAACACCCTCCAAAAGTAATCTTACCTATTTTCCCTCTCTCTAAAAATTTCCCTAGGTCGCGTCCCCGAAATGTTGACTTTTTCTCGAAACTGTGCTATACTTATTTTAGAAAATGAGAGTTAACTCTTAGACTATAGGGGAGGTGAGTAAAGACTAAATGAAAGAAGTTAAGTGGAAAGGCTACGATATAAGCTACTGCCAACCAAGAATTAACTGGAATAAAGTTAAGGCTGACTTTGTGATTATTAAGGCTGGTGAAGGCTTAACCATTAAGGACGGATATTTTGAATAGCACTACAAGAATGCTAAGGCGAAAAATATCCCTGTAGGAGCTTACTGGTATAGCCACGCTTTAAATACCGATACTGCAAGAAAAGAGGCTAGAAAATTTGCCGAGGTTGTCAAAGGTAAGCAATTTGAAATGCCGCTATTCCTTGATATCGAAGCTAAGGAGCAATAGAAACTAACTAAATAGCAACTTAGCGATATCATGAGAGCTTTCCTTGGAGAATTGGAAGGTCTGGGATATTGGGTTGGATTGTATCACTGCTACGCCGATGCCATTGCAAGAGTTGATGAGAATATCAGAAGACGCTATACTTTCTGGCTTGCTTGGTGGCTTGGTCCAGATGGGAGTACAAAGAAATATAACTGTCCAATTGGATTGTGGCAGTATGGGGTTGAAAAGAACAAGGAAGCATTTAACGGTGATGTTGATGCAGATTATTGTTACTATGACTATCCAACTGAAATTAAAAAGAAAGGACTTAATGGATTTGGTCCTTCTCCTACACCCGTGCCGCCGCCATAGTTTGAGCCAATCAAGAAAGGCGACCATGGAGATAGGGTAAAAGAAATGCAATCGCTTTTAGTTAAGAAGGGTTATCTTAGAGCAAATGAAGTTGATGGAAGCTTTGGAAAGATTACGCTGAGTGGACTTTTGGGCTTCCAGTTTGAGAATGGCTTGAAGCCAGACGGAATTTGTGATGAAGATGATTGGACTAAGCTAAATAGCTAAAATTTAAGGCTAAGAGTTAACTCTCTAAAAATAAAGTGAGGTGAGGCAAATGCCTATGAGATTTAAATTAGATTTCTCAATCCCAACCTCTGATGCCCGAATGGAATATTTACAGAATAATGTAGATTTTTCAAAACTAACCAAAAAGGACCTAGAATTATGTTGTGACTATGTACTTTATGGTAAAGATCCAGAAGGACCAAAAGACATTCATGGTAATTTAACGAGTGCTGCGGATCGCGGCGAAGTAATTATGAAACCAAAGTACAGCTCATATCAGAAAGTTGAGCCAGTTTCACTTGAAGGTCTTATGGAGTCTCCGACATTTGATGAAACCATTTTTAAGACAGGTAAGAACATTTATAAGAATCCTAAACCAGAACCAATTAGTAAGAACAGAGAAAAATACGGACATATCCCTGGAATGAAAGAGCTATGGGCAGAGATTGATAAGATTGAACACTTAATAGGGTTGGCTAAAGGGACGATAGAGCCTTAGCCAGGGGAAGTTGTTCCTCAATTAGACTCTAAACAACTCTATCACCTTAATCATTAGAAAATTGATTTGTATAAGTAGCAGTATATTTTGAAAGATATGGTTATGCCTGAAATGAAGGCATAGAAGAACTATGGAAGTTTTTATAGTAGTATTGTTGATAGCTAGATGAACTATCCCGTATTTCCTTGCGGAACAATGAGCGAAGAAAATGACGGAGATTTTAGATGCCCCATGAATTCATCGAGAGAGTTTTTGGCGGCGGATCTTGAAAAACAAATAGAAGAACTAGATAAAGCTGGAAAACCATATTTTAATTTTTTGAATAAGGAGCATGTGTATTAGCTTTGCTTAAATTATTATGATATTAAGGATAGCATTGCTAAACATCCTGATTCGCCGCTGTGGAATTTGTTGTGGACACTTGACTTCTATATTGAGAAAGCAAATTTAAGTGAATAGCAATTATTGATTACTGAATGTAAGAAGAAGAGAATGCTTAACAAAGAAATTTGTGAAGAACTAATGAGCAAGTTGGGAATTTATCATTAGGAAAACTACATTAGTACAATTTGGAATAAGGTTTGCCAGCTCATTGCTGATGCCGCCGACCTTAATTACGATGAATGGTGCTGTAAGGATTATGTACCAGCTTGGAAAAAGTGTAATTGTTGTGGTCAGTGGCTTTTGAGAGATAATAGAAATTTTGTTAAGAAGAGTAAAGCTCCAGATGGACTTACAAATAGATGTAAGAGATGCGATTAGAAGAAGCGTAGGGGTGAAATTTAATGCTTAAAAAGATTAGTCAAGAAGAGCAGCTTATGAACTATCTTACTAAGTTCAAACCTCTTGATATCCTCGGATTCGCCGCCTTACTTAAGGTTGAACCACAAGATGATACTCAAGAGTTTATTGTAGATATTGTTGCTAAGTTTAGCTCACTTGATCGTACTCATAGACGCCAGTTATTAAAGTTGGCGAGAGATGTCGCAAGAGCAAATTCTGATTTGTTTAAAGACGATAATAAAGAAGAGTTACCTAATTCTTGAGGTGATGTCTAATGGCACAGAAGACTTGTATTTTGTGCAAAGAAGATAAGAGCCTGGCGAATTTTATTGGAACAAGAAGTCCACTATTGGGAGGAGCCCTTCCAATTTGCAGGACTTGCGTTGGAAACTATTTGAAGAATAAAACAGAAGATGAAAGATGGAATGCAGCTAACAAACTCTGTTAGTTAGCTGACATTCCTTTTATTCCAGAAGAGTTTGAGAAAATTTACTAGGCAAAAGGCTATAATGAAGCGTTTGGTATTTACTGTTCAATTTTTAGAGATTAGCAATATAGCAGCTTAGATTGGACGATGTATAACGATGCTTATAATTAGCTAAAAGAAGAAGAAAGAGTCGAAGATGCATTGCCTGAAGTTAAGGCGGCGAAGCGAGAGAGCCTATTAAAGAAATGGGGACCCTAGTACGACGATTAGCAAATTGAATATCTTGAAAATTTGCATGAAGGTATTATGAGTTCCGTTGGTGTTGTCTCTCCAATGCAGGAAGACCAAATCATTAAGTTATGTAAGGTTTCTTTAATTATCGAAGAAAAGATCAGAGCAAGTATGGATATCGACAAGGATTTAAAGAGCTATGATAGCTTAACTAAACTCGCAGGTATTACCACTGAACAAATGAAGGAAGGTAATGAGTTTAGTTCTACTGGAGAAGTCTTTGCTTTCCTTGAAAAACTTGGGTATAAGCCAAAGTATTATTCTGGTGCCGTCAAGGATGAAGTTGATAAATCCATGAAGGATATCTAGTATTGGCTTAGATACTTATATATTAACGAAACTGGTATCGCAGAAGATATTAAAGAAAGAATGGATGCACTTAAAGCTAGCGATAAGCTTGCTAATGAGGGCTTCGACTGGGGAGAGTATTAGTCTTATGCAGATGAGTTCACTCTTGACCAAGACTTTGAAATTGATATTTGAGGTGATTGAATGGCTGAATTTCACATTCCATTACCAAAACAAATATTGATGGACACTTCTTCAATTTTTAAATCCAAGACTGAAACTTATTACAGAGATGGAGTTCCTATTGAAAAAGGAGCTGTTTTAACTCAAAAGCGAATCAGAAAACATTTGCAACTCTATTAGCAATATATGGATTTGTTTATTTGCTATCCTGATTTGTATTTGGATTTGATTAAGCCACCTGATTCAAAATTCTAGTTAAAATTTTTCTAGGTAATGTTCTTGCGAGCCTGTCTGCGCTATGGTCGTGTTCTAACTATTGCGCCGCGTGCCGCAGGTAAATCATTTATCTGTATCTTAGCATTGTATTTAATTTGTATCTTTCGTCCAGGTACTCACGTATTCTAGTGCGCACCTGGTAAGGCTCAAGGTGCAAAGATTGCAAGCCAAAAGATCCATTAGCTTTGGGATTTCTTCCCATTACTTAAATCTGAAATCGTGGGCAATGGAAATTTTGGTAATGACTATGTACGACTTACATTTAGAAATAAGTCTTGTCTTGATATCATGAGTCCTTTGAATTCTACTCGTGGTAACCGTGCAAATGCAGGTATCCTTGACGAGTTCCGTGACCATGACTCTCACGATATTAACGAAATTATCTTGCCTTTACTTAATGTCGATAGACCTATGGTAAACGGTGATAAGAATGAAAATGAACCTCAACAGGTTCAGCTGTGGATTACTTCCGCGTCAGAGAAGAATACTTTCTGTTATGACAAAACAATCGAAATGCTTGAGCAGGCTATTTTGCGACCTAGCCGAGTATTTTGTTGGGGATTCGATTATCGTATTCCAGTATTAACAGGATTGCTTTCTAAAGACTTCCTTACAGAATTGAAACTGTCTCCGACATTTAATGAACTTGGTTTTGCAAAAGAGTATATGTCTAGGTTTATTGGTGGTTCGGACGAAGCGTGGTTTGATTTTGAAAAACTTTATAATGCAAGACGACTTGTTAATCCAGAAACTCATGAAAAACTTAGAGAGGGTATAGAGTCATTCTACATTATAAGCGTGGACGTAGCTCGAATTGGTTGTTAGACTGTTGCTACTGTTTTAAAAGTTTTTCCAAATAATGTCGATGGTTACAAGATCAATCTTGTAAACATCTTTATTCTTGGTAAAACGCTTGAAGAGAAAGTTTTTGATAAGTAGGTTATCGAATTAAAACGACTAATTAAGGATTTCAATCCTAGAGAAGTCGTTATTGATATTAACGGTTTGGGTGTCGCTTTTGCTGATACTATGATTAAAGAGAACATTGATACAACAACGGGAGAAGTTTTCCCTGCATATGGTTTCTTTAATGAAGAAAGTAAATATTTGACTACTCAGCCGCGTAATGCTATTAAGATTCTTTATGGTATTAAAGCAAGTGGATAGATTAACAGTGATATGCACTCTGCTTTATATGCAAAAGTTTATTCAGGTCATATGAAGTTCTTAATTTCAGAGTAGAGCGCAAGAAGCAAGCTTTTAGCTACTCGTCGCGGACAGCGAATGAGCCCAGTTGAAAGAAATAAGCGATTGCTTCCTCATGAATTAACAACTATTTTGATCAATGAAATAATGAATCTAAAAATTAAACCTACCGGAGTCAGTAACTAGATTGCAGTCGAACAAATTAATGAACGAATGCTAAAGGATAAATTCTCCGCTTTAGAGATGGGAGTTTATCGTATCGTCCAAATTGAAAATGAACAATTGACCCGCCGCCGTAATCGCGGATTAAAGCGTCAGCTTGTTTTTACTTCAACTGGCTCTGGAGGCGGTAATGTTCATAGAAAACTTGGGAGAGGAGGTGGTAGAAGGTGAATCGCTAGTTCTATAGATATACTAATAAGAAAACTGAAGAAGAGCGTTAGCAAAGAATTGATTTATTTAAAAGTCAGATCGCAGCTATGATTGCTACTTCTTAGGATGCTTATTCTAAACTTACTGGAAAAGAAAGTCGTAATAGATCACACACAGAATTTAGTAAAGAGCGTATCCATGAGATAGTTGTTAATGGAAATTCTATTGAGCAAGCACAGCTTTCTAGGTACTTCTTTGATGTTAGTGGTCTTTATAAAAGAATTATAGTCCACTATGCAACATTTTTAACCTATTCTTGGTTAATGATTCCGCATATGAGAAAGTATGAAGATAAAATTAAGGATAAGAAATTTAAGAAGATTTATTTCGATGCCGCTGAATTTTGTTCTACTTTTGGAATCGAACGCTAGTGTGGAAAATTCGCTTTAAAAGTTCTAATTGATGGCGGATATTATGGTATTATTCATGACAATGGAACTTCTGTTGCTATTCAGAATTTGCCTTTTGAATTTTGCCGTAGTCGCTTTAAGAACCAGTAGGATGTAAATATAGTAGAATTTGATATGAGATTTTTTGATACCATTCGAGACGAGGAACTAAGAAAAAACATTTTAAAAACCTATCCTGCTGTTGTTCAGAAAGGCTATAGAGCTTTTAAAAACGGAAAAGATCCGTGGATTTTCTTACCTGCCGAGATTGGTTTTTATTTTTGCTTTTTTGCTGAAAGACCATTTTTCCTTGACTTGATTCCTCTTATTGATGACCTTGAGGATTACAAGTAGATTGATAAGGATAGAAATCTTTAGGCTTTAAAGCGTATCATCACTTAGGAAATGCCACATGATGGTATGCAATTAGTTTTTGAGCCTGAAGAGGCGGCAGAAATGCACGCTGGTCTTATTGACATGCTCGCTGATAACCCCGATGTTGATGCAATTACTTCTTTTGGTAAAGTTGGTTTACTTGATTTAAGTGGTACTGCTGATGATCGTACAGAAGTCGAGGATGCACAGCAATTAATTTATGATTCTGCAGGCGTATCAAAAGAGCTTTTTAGCGCCACTACCGAAGCTGGTATTAATTATTCTTTGAATAATGACTTATCAATGATGATGGTACTTGGCGAACAATTTGCACACTTTTTTACTGCCTTGTTAAATAATAAATTTGGCAATCGTAAGATGTCATTCCTATTTAAGATTTTACCGGTTTCTAACTACAATAAGGACGATTTCGTTTCTAAGGCAAAAGACTTGGCAGCTTTTGGCTATCCGTTCTTAACACCTGTTTCAGGTTACGGATTAGATCAGACTTGTCTTGCCGACCTTAAGAATCTTGAAATTGATGTCCTTCAATTGGACGAAGTACTTAAGCCGCTTCAATCAGCATATACTTAGTCCGGTAAAACCAATGCCGTTACTGCTGCGGCTTCTAAAGATTCTACTGCTAACGCGGGAGATAAGCAGACTGAACAAAAGAAAGATACCGATTCAGCTTCTAGCTCGTCTTCTACTGATGACAAGCAAGTAAAAAGCGATACTGCTGCAGAAAAGAAAGAGTGATGGAGGTGAGAATACAGAATGGATATAAATGATAGTATGCGTAGGCTTGATGTTACCCTTTATGGTAATGTTGAAACTCTTACTCCCACTCTTTCCAAGTGCAGAGTTCGCATTTTTTATAGAGGATTGAATCGAAATCGTACATATATAGATGATAGCTTCGCTCAACAGCTTATTGACTCTTTGCCATATGCTCCTGTTAAGGGTATCTTTGATAAAGATGGTCTTGATTTTAAAGATCACGGCGAAGATAATACTGATGGGCGTATATATGGAATCATCGCTGCAGATCCAAACTTTGCATGGGAAAAGCATGAGGATGAAGATGGCGTCGTAAGAGAATATGCCTGTGCAGATGTTATTCTCTACACCGCTCTCTATCCTGAAGCTAATCTAATTTCTGGAAAGTCTCAATCAATGGAGATTCACAAATTAGGACTTACTGGAGAATGGAAAATTTGGGCTGGGGACAAGCAACCTTATTACCACTTCTATAAAGGACATCTGCTAGGACTTTAGGTACTTGGTGATGAGGTTGAACCTTGTTTTGAAGGTTCCGCATTCTTTAGTTTGTATAAAGATGCTAAAGATTTGTATGACTATTTAAAAAATTCTAAAGTAAAGGAGGAGAGCAAGAAAATGGACAAGAATCTATTTAAATTGTCTGATAGTGCTAAGTGCGACTTACTTTGGGATGCGCTTAATACAGAAGCAGATTCTTATACTATCGTATGCGATATTTATGATGAATATGCTATTGGTTATGATGCTGTAAATCGTAAGTACATTCGTGCTTATTACACTAAAGATGATAATGCAGATAGTGTAACAATCAACAATGTTGAAGATTGCTACATTGTAGACATTAACGCAGCAGAGAAGGCTGCTCTTGATGCTCTTAAGTCTCTTGGCTCTTATTCTGATATTCAGAGTAAAGTTGAGAACTCTGATGCTGAAATTGCTAGAATTACTGCTGAATATGAATCTAGTGCCGCCGCACTCCAAGAGAAGATTGACGCTCTTACTGCTGAACTTGAATCCTACAAGAAAGCAGAGGGAGAGCCAAAAGATGATGTTCAGACAGACAATGCTAAGAACGATGATGACGAGGATAAGAAGAAGGACGACGATGATGACAAGAAGGGCGATAAGAACTCTCTTGAAAATTCAACTGTCGATACCACAGCTGAACTCGTAAGTTCTTATGAAGCAAAACTTGCAGAAAAAGATGCTGAAATTGCTAGATTAAATCAAGTCAATTCCGACATTACAAATGAGAAGTCAGAGTTAGAAAACTTCAAGAAGTCAGTTGACAATGAAAAGAAGACTGAAATTCTTAACAAGTTCTCAGCTCACTTAACAGAAACTCAAATTACCGACTATACTTCAAAAATGGAAAATTATTCTGTTGAGGACTTTGAGAAGGAAGTTTGCTTTGCCGCCTATCAGTCAGATGCATCTGTTCTTACAAAGGATGCTTCAAAAGACTCTGATCTTATTTGGGATAATAGCGGTAAGAGCTTCGAAACTGGCGCTCTCGCACTTTTGAGAAAACATACAGGGAGGTAATGAATAATGGCTATTGTTAAGTTTGATCGTGGCCTTTATAAGACTGGTAAAAAGACTGCCCGTCCTGGCTATGGTCAGATCGAGCCTAACCAGGTATGGTTTAACCGTGCTGGTATGGTCGAAGCTCAGTGCTTCCTCGATCCTGAGCAGTTCTCCGATGTTCAAGTCGGACCTTTAACTAAGTTTACTGCTGAGACCGCTCCTGGCGCAGGAGATGCAGTAAAGATTGTAGCACAGAATGGTGCATTCCTTATGGTCGATAAGGCAAATAAGAACCTTATTATTCCTGATACCGCTAATAGTGAGCTTGGTTTCCCAATGGGTATCAATTATTCTAGTGAGCAGATGTATGATGAAAGACTTCGTGGTCGTAGAAACTTCTTCTTGACTACCAAGGATTGGCTCCCTAGAATTGGTTACACTGAAGTTGGTATGAGAATTAACACAAACTGCGTACAGTGGGATAACACCTTTACTGTTACTGATACTGTTACTGGTGCAGCTCTTGACCTTACTCAGTTCAGCACTACTGCTGATTCTTATGATATGTATCAGGCATTGAAGGCTTACTTCGATGCAGGCGCAAAGGCTCCTGTATACGCTTGTGTTGTTGACGGTTCTGATGGAGAGCTCGTTATTGGTGCAGATCCTGACGATGCTCTTGGTAATGTTTATGCTCAGCTTGTTAAGATTTGGGATAATGCAGATAGAACCTGCTCATTTATGTTCCAGATTATTAATAAGCCAACAGCTTAATTTGGGGAGGTGACAAATAATGGATAAAAATGCTATTCGCGAGTTATTTGTTCATGCTTATAAGGGTACTTCCCCTGATGTAACAAAATACTCCGCAAAAGATGTAAAGGATACTCTCGCAGAGAAGATCCACGAGATCGCTTATGATCTTAATTCTTATCGTAGAAATAAGCTTGACCTTTTCCAGATTCTCCAGGAAGCATATGATGAACTCATTCCTGAGTATGTTGGAAACTTTGTAGGTCAGTTTGCAGAAGTTAAGACTGTTCCTAGAAACACCAAGGCTATGTTCACTGTAAAGCGTGGTCGTCGTCGTGCAAAGACCTTCATCACTGAAGTCGGTCTTTCTGGTGTCTATGAGAGCTTTCGTCTTGACGTTGATACTTTTGAAGTTGCTGCAAAGGCTATCGGTGGTGCTGCTTACATTGACTTCGAGCGTTCACTTACTGGCGACGAAGATATCACCGAGTCTGCAAATCTTCTTCTTGAAGGCCTTCAGGAGGCTATCTATCGTGAAATCATGAAGTGCTTGATGGCTACCGTTCTTAATGGCGATATGCCTGCAGCAAACCAGATTGAGTCTGATGGTTTCGATCCTGAGTCTATGGTAAAGCTTTGCAACATCGCTAAGTCTTATGGCGGCAGCGCAGTTATTTTTGCAACTCCTGAATTCGTTGCAAAGATGGGACCTGATGCAATTGGTATGCCTGTCTACGGTGCTCATGCATTCGCAGGTGCAGGTGGAGCAGCTACTTTCGTTCCTCCAATTCCTCAGACCGCAGGTTATGCAACTCCTGTTTACAGCCCAGCTGATATTGCTTCTATCGCAGCAACTGGTTATATCACCATGTTCCGTGGTACTCCTATCGTTCAGCTTCCTCAGCAATTCACTGATGAAAATAACGATACTTATCAGATTCCTAGCTCTTTCGCATATATCTTCCCAACTGGTGGAGAGAAGATCGTTAAGGTCGTATTCGAAGGAGAGACCCAGGTTGACGATTGGCAGCACAGAGACCGTAGCTTCGAGGTCGAAGTCTACAAGAGAGTCGGTGTTGCAATCCTTACTACCAATACTTGGTGCGTATACAGAAACCGCGAACTTGAGACTGCTGAGTATGCAATCTCTGACGAAATGAAGAGAATCTTCGCTCAGAACGGCGCAACTTGGGGCGCTTACTACGACAGAGAGGACGCTTCTTCACTTCTTGTTCCTGTTACTGGTAATACCGCTCCTGCAGGTACTGTTATTGGTGGCGAGCAGACTGTCGAGCCTTAATTTTAATTTAGCTATTAAAATTTTATAATATCACTAGAGGGTGAGTGAGTTTTACTCACTTGCCCTCTTTTCTATAAATGAGTTTAAAGGAGGAGATTTTTAATGGATAATGCAACTCGTATGGTACAGCTGGTTAGTACAGTTGATAGAACTATTGTTGTGAACAGACCGGAGTATGGAATTCGTAGACAGTGGGTGGCAAAAGGTCAAGCACAAAGCCTTCCTTTTGATATCGTTCAGAATCTTTATTTCACTGTTGGATTCCAGAATTTGATTAATGAAGGTATTTTGTACATTCCAAATATGCAAGATAAAATTGATCTTAATATTGAGCCACAAAATGCTACACAGCCGACTCGTGTTATTGTGCTTAATGATCAGCAGATGAAGACATTGCTAACAGTAACTCCATATAATGATTTTGTTAAGCAGCTCGCTCATTTGCCAATGTCTTAGGCTCATGCTCTTGTTGATTACGCAGTTAAGAATGATATTATTGACAATATGAAGGTCCAGTACTTGAAGCAGGTTACTGGTAGAGATATTGTCAGAATCATTGCTCGTAAGAGAGAATCTGAAGAAATTGACAAGATTTAGGCGGCTAGAGAAGAAGCCTATAAGCAGGAGAACGCTGGCAGAATTTTTTAATAGGTGATGTAAATGGTCGCTTTAATGGATGTTTATGATGCTTTTTTGGCAAAAGTAAACGAAGACGACTGGTCACGCTGTTACTCAAAAGAAGATTTGGAATGGTTTGTTAAGGATTGGCGATCTTTCCTTAACTCAGCCATCCCTTATTTCAAATTTCCTAGATGTAGATTAGATATTGATGAAGCAACTCAAACTTTCACAGATGAACGAATGGGACAAGATGAAATCTAGATTCTTGCAACTTACATGAAAGCAGAGTGGATTAAGCGTACTGTTGATTCTTGGGAGAATATCAAGACACAGTATGATGAAGCTGATTTTTCTTAGGCAAATCTTTTACGCCAGTTTATGGCATTGAAAGATTAGGTTAGTCAAGAAGCTAGAAATCTGGAATCTATTTATTATCGTTCTGTAAAAGATAATCCTTATAGATTCCGTAAATTGGCAGGTGGTAGACATGGAAGAACGCTACGCCGCTAAGCATAAAGAAGTTTATAAAAATCGTTTATACGGTTTACTCTGTGAAAGAGAGAAAGAAGGCTCTTGGGAAGAGTTTTTAGATAATATCTTGTTAGACCTTTAGAAATAGCCGCAAGAGGATAGAAGTTATGAATATTGCTTATTGATAACTAAACTTGTTTCTTGCAAATATTTGGCTTATAAGTATTATCGTAAAACAATTTTTGAGTGCATGAATTTAATTGACAAGGTGAATGACCTATGAGTTACTTTGAAGATGTTTATTTAAAGAGGATGAATAGGGAAGGCACTACTATCTAGGAAAGAGTAAAGACCAGAAAAGAGAAAGAGTTTGATTAGCTCTTTCTTCAAAAAACTAAATATCAAGCAGCCATATACTAGCTAAATGACGACAGTGTAGAGATACTTGGTTCGCTATAGCCGAATAAATGGAATCAAGATAAAATCGTTTCAAATCTCTTGGTTTCAACTCATTGCTAGAAATTTAAAGCTGGTGATATTGTAAGAACATATTAGAAAAATAAAGAGGTTGAACTAGACAAAGTTTGGTTAGTCATGTTTGTCAATGAAGATATTACTCATGGATATTAGAAATATGAAGTAATTGAACTTGACGATACGATTAACTATTGTGATGAATACGGCGAAACTATCGCAGTATTTCCAGTTAAATTTGTTAGTGAGACCTCTGTTTATGTATAGGACAAATTTAATTCTTACGGTAGCGTCTCCTATAGAGAGCCGCTTGCCCATAGAAAATTTATTACAAAAGATTACGATTTCTTGAAAAAGGAATTGTATTTTGATCATAAAAACAGAGGTTGGGAGATTGCCGGAATTGATAATATAAGTATTGAGGGTGTAGCTTATGTTTCAATTCAGGAGAGGTTAAAGAGAGACCCTGAGCCTGATACTTCAAAAGATATTGTCGTTGGAGAAAATGATAATTTCTGGTTGAATGGAAGGTGATTTGTAATGGAGTCAAAAGTAAATTATGGTCAAGAACTTGGACCTAATCTTATGAAAGTTGTAAAGAAGCTATTGAAAAATTAGAATCTTTGTAAGTTACTTATCAATACAGATGTAGATCCAATCAATCCAGAACTTCATTAGGATATTGAGGATCCAATAAAGGAAATTTATAGAGCGAGAAATATTCGCACAATTCCTTTAGTAACTACAGAAGATTAGACTACAACAAGTAAACTCGTAGTTATTTTTGAATCTGGTACTCCTACAGATAATGCAGATGTTGAAAAGCTTAATATGTTGATTTATGTATATAGCCCCTTTAAAGAATGGGAGATTACAGGAGATTAGTTACGACCTTTTGCAATCATGTCAGAAATAAGAAGGAGCTTATAGGATAAAAGAATCAACGGTTTAGGTGAAATTTCTTATAAGGGTTTTGATATTGCCTCTTTAACTGACCAAATGGGCTGTTATTTAATGAGGTTTACTATCAATGCTTTCAAGTAAAGAAATTTCAATGATTAAAGAACAAGCATACTGCGGTTATCCCTCATAGCTAAAAGGTGTGTGTGATATATATCCAAGTATGATGAGAGATTATCTGAAAAACACTATTTAGTTTAGTGGAAGGCTTGGAATTTTGTTGTTAACTGAAACTGATATTGCTAATTTAATTAAGGAAAAGAGTGGAAAAGATGTGCCGCCGGAAGAAATTCATGTTCTGGATTATCTGCTTTAGAGTGCAGATCATGATGATAATTTTTTATTAGATCTCAACGCGGCACTTTCTACTTTTATTAAGGAAGATATATACATACTTCCTTCTTATCATGCTGTGGTAGTTGGACCTCCAGAGGACAAACGATGGATTACAGAAGATAATTTTGGAGATTTCCAAACGATACTTAGAGTTCAAAATCGAAAAGAGGTTCCTGAACCTCCGCCTGAAAATGAATCAGCAATCGCTCGTAAGATGCGCTTGTTAAAAGAAAAACGCGAAGCAGTAAAGCGTAAATAGCAGTAGAAAGAGGGCAAGGAACAGGAATTAGCAGAACTTCTTGAGATTGCAGAAGTTTTTGGTATCAATCCTATGGAAAAGTCAGTTTATGCTTTTTATGGTCTGGTACAGCGTCACAGGCTGAGAGAGAAATGGGATCAAGATCTTGCCATGTTGTGTGCAGGAGCTGATCCGAAAAAAATCAAAGTTGAATATTGGGGTGACAACTCCAAAGAAAATTAATAAAGGGAGGTTGATGAAATGGCTACTAACCTTTTTGAAAAATACGGTATTAAAGAAGTTGCTGATGTAACTCTTTATCGTATCGAAAGAAAGGATGAAACCTATGAATCTCAGAGAAAGATTTCAATTTCCTCTATTCTTAAAGGCGCTCTTACTAAGCAAATGGTTTACCCACTTGACGAAGATGGAAAGGGCGAGTCTGAAGGCTATGAGGCTTATGTCTTCAAGGATGCCGATATTTTAACTCATTTCAATTATGACTGTGATGACAAGGCAAACCTTAAAGGTACAGCATTGTTTGTTGATAAGGAAGATAAGGCAGAGGGCGGCAGCAATGTCGAAGCTCTTCTTAGCTACCTAACCACTGCAGCAGACGGATCTTATCCAATCTTTACTGATCCTAATTCTACTATTCTTTCTCTTGTAGATCTCGACGATAATACTGATATGCTTGGCCGCTATGAGAATTGGCTTGCTAATGGTTATGAACTTACCATTAGTGAAGAGGATGCTCAGTCAGCTACTATCGTTCCAAATGGTGAAGTTTCTATTTCTAGTGGTACAATTACTTCTACAGAAATGGTCACTTACAAGGCAAAAGTTGTTGAAGAGCTCAACTATGCCGATGTTTCTGGAATTGATTCCATCATCGAAGAAGGTGGAGAGAAGTACATTACTTTCACCGCTCCAAGATATGCATCTCCTGATGTTGTAAGAGCAAACTTTGCTATTAAGCAGGCTGAGATTTATCAGGCTCTTGGAATTATTGCTCGTTTTACTCAACCAGTTATTGTAGATGATGCAGGTTCTGTTCTTGACGGTGAGCTTACTATTACTATTAGTGATGGTAATACTACTGAAACTGCAACTGTAACATTTGTTGAGGCAACAGTTTCTAATGCTGACGCTTCTATTATTCGTAATGGCGTTACTACAAAAGCTCAAGCAGAGCAGATTCTTGCTCTTGCTGATGGAGAGAGCATTGTTGTTGTATATGGAACTACTGAAGCTGCATTTGAAGCTCTTCTTGCTGATGCAACTGAGATTTCAAGTGCTTTTGCTGCACAGACCTATAAGACTTATCTTGTAACCTTTACTGCTACTATTTCTTCTGAAGAGGAGCAGGATACTGGTATTTACGGATTTAGCTCTGAAGAGAGTGGACATTATCACATGGATCCTGATACCGATAATGCTGGTACTCACGAGTTTACTTATCCTGAGCAGATTTGCATGCTCTTTGCAAAGCACCAGAATCTTATTACTAAGGCTGGTACAAGATATAAGTTCGCAAATCCTAATGCTATGTTTGGTGGCTTCGAATTCAATGATGATTTCGCCGCAGCACCTAATAGTAAAGAAAAGGTTGTTGTTGTTGGTCTTGCAGGTAGAATTTCTGAGAATCTTTACGATGAAGCAGAAATTAACGAAGCTATTAAAGAGCTTACTGATACTATCGAAGCTAAGGCTTACGATATCACATATACTGATTATGCAGAAGTTGTTGTTGAAGATGAGATGGGTTATTACCTTCCTCAGCAACTCGGTTATGCTTATGATAAAAAGACTAAGTCTATTTCATTGTTCAATAGCGGATATACTTACAAGCAGTATGCAGCTTCTAAGAAGGGCGAAGATCTTGGTATTGGTTCTGCTATCTTCACTTGGGGAGACGGAAAGCACTACAGCATCAATGATGCTATTGACGCATTAAAGTAGGAAAAGCAGGTTATTGATAACAGTGTTGATACTGCTACTACTGGTTACACCAGAGTCTTTGGTGGACATAAGGTTACTGGTAGAAATACAGAGACTGATCCTATTCTTGATGATAAGAACAACATCTATGATGATTACACCATTAATGGCAATGTAATCAATAGTCTTGTCACTGGTAAGAAGCTTGATTCTGGAGTCGCTCTTGATGATGTCCTTAGTGCTCTTGCTGTTGCAGATCTTGGTGGTCTCGTTGGTCAGGTAAGAATTACTTCTACCGCTCCATTCGAGTCTAACCGTGCAATCTATGTAAATCCTGAAAATGGCGTTCTTGCAAACCGCGGCAATATTTACATTCTTAAGAATGTTAATGCTCGTATGCTTGCAGTTGATAAGACTGGTATCTTCGAGTTCTATGACAAGAAGGGTAACAGATTGTACTATCAGGATAAGGTCTTTGCTGGTACTAAGACTCTTGCTCTTGTAACCATTGGTTCTATGGGTCTCATCTTCGTAGTTGAGAAGTATGGTACTAAGAACATTAATAAGATCGCTTGGATGGTCAAGGATCATGGTTATGTCACTGATAAGCAGGCTGAGAGAATCGTTAAGAACGGTCTTATCCACACTGTAGATGTTACCGTTTGCGACGAGACCTTCGATGCAACCTGCACCGTTGGCGCAATCAAGGTTCGTAAGATTAAGAAGAATGTTCTTCATTATGTCCCTGTATTGTTCCTTGATACTCTTAAGGTTTCTACCCTTGAGCAGGCTACCGAGACCACTGACGCTCGTGGCGGCCGTGGAAACTCTAAGCTTATCACTTGGGACTATGGTAAGGAAATTACCTTGTCTATTGAAGACGCATTGTTCACTCCTGCTTCTATGGCAGCTATTTGGGCTGGTGAAAACGGAGATCTTAAAAACGGCGTAAAGGATGCTAAGAGAATCGACAGATTCCAGAAGTATGTTGCTGCTAAGGCATTTATCGTTCCTGCAGGTAACCACGAGGGTACTCCTACCGAGGGTGACAATACTGCATAGGCAGTTTACTACGATCCTAAGACAATGGAGCCTTATCAGGATGGTACTCCTATTGCAGAGGGTGAGGTTTACTACAAGTTCGCTCGTTCTGTTGCTTATGGAGAAAATTCTCTTGGTAAGAAGATTGAAATCTCTGCTGATAAGTTCCCTGGAACTTACCGTGTCGTTGGCGAAACCTTCGTTCGCGCTAAGGAAGGCGGAAAGGATCAGAGATTCCAGTTCATTATTCCAGAGGCTAAGATGTCTGCATCTGATGCTTCTATCACTCTTGAAGCAGATGGAGATCCCACAGTCTTCAGCTTCACTATGGATGTTCTTAGACCTGAAAGCGGTAATATGATGGAGTTCATCCAGTTCGATGTTGAGGATAATGAGGCTCAGGGCGATGGTTCTGATATGGTTAAAGACACTGAGGACCTTAACCTCGTTGATGACGCTGAGATGTTCAGAACATCTGGTTCAGATGACGAAGAATTGGTGATTGGTGCTACTGAGTATTAATAAAGAGGTGAGTATCAGTGAATATTTTTGATCAATATGGTATCAAAGAAGTAGCTGATGTAACCATTTATAGTATTCATAAATAGGCAGATGGTAGCGGGGACGTATACTACGTCCCTGCCCTCTACCTTGATACTTTAAAGGTTACTACTACTGAAAAAACCGCTGAAAACACTTGGGCATAGGGTGGACATGGTAACTCAAGACTTATCTCTTGGGACTATGGAAAAACAATCAATTTGACTCTTGAAGATGCACTTTGCACTCCAGCTTCTCTTGGTTTGTGCTGGGGAGGTATTCTTAGTTCAGATTGGAAAGATGGTCAAGTTCAGCATCAATTTGGTATTAAAGATTCTAATCAGTGCGGCGGTACTGAAAGAATTTCAAGAATGGAGAAAGCTTTCTATCCTAGAAACGATACTGTTAATGCGGTTGTAAGTAACTTGCTTCCTAGAGATGGAAAGGAAGATATTCTTCCAGATCAGAATGGTGATCCAGTTTATCTTCAGCGTTCTTCAATCCTTGATGGTACTGAAATTAGAGGCTTTGGATATTGTGAGGGTCATCCTTACAAGTGGAAGGTTGAAATTGAGTCTGCTATGAAATCTCTTGTAGTTGTCCCTGATAGATTCTTCTCTATTTATGGTAAGAGCTATCCAATTAAGAGAATGCAGACTGTTGGAATCAATCAGCCTTCAGAAGCATTTAAATATGAAATCATTTATCTTAGAGGATATGATAAATATGATGACGAAAAGATTACCGCTAGAGTAATTTATAATCGTCAGTACGAAGAAGATCTTAAACCTTATGTCTGCTCCACAGATGAAGAGGCTCTTGATATTCTTAATCAGTTTGAAGAGTATCCTTACCTTAAGCTTCGTGTTTGCATGGATGGTTCTATCAGAGCTTATCTTGGTAAAAAGGAAGTTGGTTGGGATTACACCAGACAGATTAGTGAAGATACCAATGCCGCAGAAGCTAACAGATACTGGGTTGAGATTCCTCAGATCAACACTGAACAGTTTAGAGGAATTGATCTTTGGGTTAAGTTTGATAGCCTTAATGCATTAAGCTATTACATTATTACAAAGTATGAAAATAATATTTTCAACATTTCTCCTAAGACCATTTCTGGTGGACTTCAGAATGTTGAGAGACCTTCTGTAAAGAGAACTATTGAAAATAATGAGATTATTTACACAGTTGAGGCAGGTAAATATAATATTCGTGTTGGTAATACTGATATTGCTTTTGTTGCCGGTGCGCCTGGTCCAAATGCATTCCTTCAAGATGTTGCGTCAACCGATGCATCTGGAAATGTTATGGATCCTTGGAGAAAAGACTACTGTGAATGCTCTGTAACTCTTGATAACAGTTATAGCGTTAAAGCTGATAGTGCAAACGAAGCCTTAATTAAGTGCTTCTTAGCAGATGCTGGTTATGGTACTATTTCTAACAGAGAGTGGTCTTATACTCCTGCAGTTCCTAATCTTGAGGCTTCAAAGATTCAAGTATTCTCAAGAATTGATGAGCCAATGACTAGTGAAGAGAAAGAAGAGGGCGCTATTGTTCCAACTGGTAAACGAGCAGTTTACGGTATTGAAATCGGTTCTGCAGGTTTCTGGGAAAAGGGCGATTTAATCCTTACTCATGAAAGATGGATGCTTGTAATTTCTGAGCCTTTTGACAATGGACTTGGTGCTTCACTTCCTACTCTTAGCGAAGACTTCGCACAGGATTTGCTTGATAAGGTAGCTTCTCAAACAGCTTCTATGAGCGTTGGTCTTGAAGTTGATGATGTAGTTGGTAAGGATTATGACTTAAATACTCCTGCAGATCTTGATGAATCAGATCCTTGCACTCCTTGCTGCAAGAAGTCTAACCTTAGTCGTTCTATTTGGGCTTATGTTAACCCAAGAACAATGACACCTTATGATGATGACTATTGGTTCCATCAGGGTGAGCCTTATTATAAGAAATCTTTGACCTTGTCTACAAAGAGCAATCCTCTTAAGGCACAGAGAATTTTTGTTGAGTAGGGTGTATTCCCAGGTATGTATAAGATTGTTGGTGAAACCTATATCCGTAACCGTGATACCGGAAAGGATGAAAGAGTCCAGCTTACATTCCCTCTTTGCAAGATCAAGTCTGATCAGACATTGACTCTTCAGGCGGATGGAGATCCAACAACATTCAATCTTGATGTTGAAGTTGCTGTTCCTTAGAATGGTATTCCTATGGAAATTACTTTCTATGAGGTCGAAAAAGAAATGAAAGCTGGCTGCGGAAATGGAATGGTCGAGAAGGACGGTTCTACAAGAATCTCTGCCGGCTAAGACGATAAGGAGGGGTGATAGATGAACATTTTTGAGCAATATGGTATAAAGGAAGTCATGGATGCTTGCCTTTATGCTATCGAGCTTGACGAAAATGAAAATGAAATCTATGTCCCTGTACTCTACCTGGACACCTTAAAGGTGTCCACGGTAGAGCAATCCGCTTAGTCCGTATCTGCGCAAGGCGGACTTGGTAATCCAAAATTGATTACTTGGGATTATGGAAAAGATATTAAAGTTTAGCTTGAAGATGCTTTGTTTACTCCTGCTTAGTAGAGCATGACTTGGACGGGTAAACTTGGAGCTAAAGGGCTAAAGTTGTATTTGAGAAATTTTTGGGATAGAACACAACAGATGCCCGCTGAAGATGAAATCAATTAGATTATTGAGCTTCATCCTGAGTGGGTTATTAATTTATCTAGCGATAATTATTATTTAGCCTATAAAGAATGGCTGAATAAACATGGCCGTGGAGCAACGCTGAACATAAAAAATTTTTCTGATTTTTGTATTATTCCTGACAGAATTGGGAAGCAGAAAAATAAATATGTGGGAGGCACATCAATCTTCTGTTGGTTATGCGATGGCTATGTGATTGCTAATGATGACTAGAACAAAATAGTATTTAATGATTTAATTGTCTTTTTCAGAGAGCAGACTTAGAAATGGTATTTCTTTAATGGTGGCGGCACAATCAAACGCTATAAAGATAATTTCCCGACAACAGACTATAAACATTATGGAATAGGCTATCAGTATGGAAAAGATACTTTTTAGTGGATTCGAGAAAATTTAACTAAAACTAAATTTGATCTTAGAAGCTATGAAGGGCACACTTATCAAGTAAATGGTGTTAAAGATGCCCCTGTTTTACTTAGGTTTAGTAGTGATACAGAACTTGTTGTAAAAGAACATCAATATATGTATGGCTCTTTCCATAACGGTATTGTCACAGTATATAATAAAGATTCTTTAAATGGTCAAGAGATAGATTCAAAATGGGAATTAGAAGTTGATCCTTCTCCAATTCGTTTTAAATAGCCTGTCTATGCAGATAATGATAATGACTTTTTCGCTTATGAAAACCTAGCTGCACTAGCTATTGGAAAAATAGAAAACAATATATATCTGCCGCCCATGACAATTAATGATCGCACCCCAGATGGTGGCTATTATGGATATACATATGATGAAAAAACTAATCGTTGGTATATGCCTGGAGGCGGCTTAGTAACAATTGGAAGCTGCAGCTACAGAGTATATCTTCCAGTTAGTGAAATCGGTTAGGATTATCAAAGCATAGTGAATTTTGTTTTGACTCATCATAACTTTATTGGAGACGGGACACCAACAACTGTCGAAGAAAAAGAATTTGATTGGGAACCTGTCAGTGCTGCAACGAGAAGAGCATGGGGAGAGAAAATTGACACGGCAAATACTGAAGATGATTATGATTAGATTAATTTCTTAACTTAGAATCTTTATATTGATGGATATAAAATCAATGAATGCGTGAAATCATTAAAGTTCTCTGAAGATATTGAAACAGAATTATTAACAACTAATTAGCCTTGTAGATATGAGGCGTCAGTAGATTTGGAATATAATACCAATATTGCATTGCCGGCTGAAGCTTTATATTAGATCGAGCATGGCTATGAGAAAGTAGACTTTTTAGAGCGCATTGAAAAATGTATTACTAAAAAGTAGTTCTGTATAAATACTGATGTAAACTTAAAACATGGAGAGCAAAGATACCTCCATCAGTATGACGAGAAAGAATTGACTGTTTACATCAACCCTAAAACTATGCAGCCTTATGTGCCAAATGGCTTTGAATATATAACTAAAGATAATAAGCGTATTACTGGAAATTTGAAGATCTTTAAGTAGGGTGAAACCTATTATAAGTGGACTCGTACAAAAGCAAAAAGATGTGAATCTCTTGGAGATAGACTTATTATTGATGCTTAGCATTTTCCCGGAGTTTATCGTTTCGTTGGAGAGACTTTCATTAGAAGTAGAACTGACGGAAAAGACTACCGAGCCTAGTTTGAAATTCCAAAATGTAAGTTAACAGCTAATAACAATATCTAGCTTCAAGCAGACGGAGATCCAACTACATTTAATATGGAGTTAACTGCTTTACAGATGTTTGATGGAACTATGATGAAATTAACATTCTATGAAATTGATGATAAGGTTTGTAATGGAAGTACTAAGGTAATACCTCATTTTACTCGTCCTGATTTTGAAGAAGTTAATGCTGATTGGAGAATTGAACCTTCATTTGAGATAGATGCTCCAGAAACTATTGATTTGGCGGCGTTTCTTCTTGAACCAGAAGATGATGAATATAAATCTGGTCTTAATAAATAGCGCAGAGGAGATGATTGAATGCTTGATGAAAAAAATTATCCAGTATATGCAAGAACTTTTAATCTTTGCGCTGTAAGAAGTGATGACACTCCAGAAGAGCCACATCGAATTTTACTAGGTGAATAGAGTGGAAAAGTAGAATTGTCTCCTTCAGAATTTGAAGCAGAAATTGAACGAGAAGAGGTGATTGAATGAACTATTTCGATAGATTTGGTATCAAAGAAGTAGCTGATGTAACTTTTTATTCAATCACCCGTATTGGAGATGAAGAAGTATATACACCTGTTTTATTGCTTGATAGCTTGAAAGTTTCTTCACTTAGTAAGTCTTCAGATACTGTTACTCAAAAAGGTGGATATGGTAATGCCTCAATTTTAAGTTGGAGCTATACTAAAGATATCAAGTTAAAACTTGAAGATGCTTTGTTTTCTTAGGCTTCTCTTGGATTATATCTTAATGGTAGATTTATGTCAAAACATAAAGATCATATGAGATTAATTATGAAATTAAACATTGCAAATAAATATGGTAAATATCACTACTCTCCTGTGGCTAAGCAATCTCCAATCTTAACTGAAGATGAACAAAACATTCTCTTTGCCGCCGCGCAAAAGGCTGGTATGGTCGTCCATCATGGGTTGACATTTAATGCAACGAAATATGTGCCGACAAGAAGTGGCGCTTATGATGAAAATTATTATGTCGCTGAAAATAGAAAACTTCTTTTAGAGAGATATTACACTAGGACATAGGTTAATTATGCGGGTGCTCCGCCTGATATTATGTTCTGGACTCCACCACCCAATGTCGCTATGCCGCAAGAGGTAATAGATATAATTCTTGAAGAAATTGACTCTTTAAAGAAGATAAATAGTTTTCATAACGATATCTATAAGTCATAGTCAATAGATCGAATGGAGAAATGCATAGTTAAGAATAAAAGTGGCTTAACTATTAACGCCGCTCAATAGAAAGAAAACTTAGCTCGTTTCTACGCAGATGATCATAGTAGCTCATTTACTATTTATTACGATCCAAAAACAATGCAGCCGTTTTTCGGATTGAATAGTAATCTTGATTTCAACTCTGATAGTTTCACTTTAAAATAGGGAACTATTTATTATAAATTCACAAGAACAATTGATTTAATTGAAGTGCCTGATATGTTGATCGGTACTGAACTGACAATCAATCCTGAAACATTCCCCGGTGAGTATCGTGTAGTTGGAGAAACCTATGTTCGCTCACAAACAGACGGAAAAGATCATAGAATGCAACTTACTCTTAATCGAGTAGCAATTTCTCCTACTACCAATATCGAGTTAAAAGCTGATGGCGGCCCTTCTACTTTTTCTATGGATATTAGTGTATTAAAGCCAAAGAATAATCAAGACATGGTTATGCTTAGACAATATTATGTCGAGGATGATGAATTCTATGGCGGCACTAGAATTACTCCTTAGAATAGCAGACATGTTTATACACCTGTTGCGGATATGCTTGTTGATGAAGTTGAATCTAACGATGAATTCTATTAAAGTCAAGACCAGTCCTTTTGGGGCTGGTCTTTTCCTATTTTATAGAGCCTGTCCTTTAGGAATTTACATATATTAAGAGAGATTTCCACATTGGAGGTGGTATAATGGAAGAGCAGCTTGTCGGTATGAAAGAAATGTTTGATGTTAATATTAGACTTAACTCTCCCATTGAAATTGGAAAAAGAAAGTATGATATTAACGAAACCGTTTTAAGTTTTGATAAAGCTGAAATAGGTTAGTTATAGCAATAGAAATCTGTTAAAACAGCACGCGGCGGATATGGGAATAGAGCACTTGTTGATTGGGAGATGGATAAAGAATGTACTTTTGCAATCACTCATGGACTTCTTTCCTTGACCAGTTGGGCTATTTTAAGCAATTCTAAAATTAACGATCGAAGAACAAAATCAGTAAGCTATAAGGAAACTCTTGATGTTATTGAAGATGACGACTTTTGGTTTGTTGATTTAAAATATATGCCAAATCATGTGGATGGCGAGTTTGGATTGTAGTATAATCCAGAAAATGAACCTATGCCAATGGGAAGAAAGCCTTGGCTTCCACTTAAGCCATTGCCGCCATAGAAAGATAGATTTATCTTTTGTTATGATGGTTAGACCGGCGGCAGAATTATGAATTTTGATGTCTGTGGGAATAGAATTATTTTTCATGGTGATCATAGGAAAGTTGTTGTTGATTATACTTTTGACTATGATGATGGATTCAGAGAGCTTAATGTTGGTAATAGATTGTTTAATGGATACCTCAATCTTACAGCTAAAATGAGCGTAAAGGGATTTAATGATGGTGAAGTAACAACAGCTATTTTAGAAATTCCTAAGATCAAATTGAATAGTAATCTTAGTATGAGGCTTGGTTCTAATGTCGAAAATCCTGTTATAAGTGATTTTTATTTTACTGGATATCCAGGCGAGGGCAGAATGGAAAGTGACTAGACAGTATGTAAGTTAACATTTTTGGATAGGGAACTTACAGGAGATTATTTGTGATGTTGAATGGCTGAGAATCTTGTATAGCTTCAAAATGATTACAACTATATATATTATCTTAGAGATCCTTCAAATGAAAATGAAATAAGTGATCCTCAAGAAAGAGATAATTTTTTAAGATTCAAGAGCTATGCCGCTGAATCTTAGAAAAAAGCTTATCAAGCATTAGAATTAGTTAAAGATGAAGGATTGGATAAAGGAATAAATATTTTATTAGATAAAAGAGCAGAAGAAAGTTTTGATATTGAGTTAGGTTTTTATAATGCTCTTTTTGGAGAGTAGTCAGATTTTGTTACAACTGTTAAAGCAGCTTTTTCGACGAAAAAGCCAAATTATATGTCAGCAGAAATTCAAAATGGAGATTAGAAATAGACTTTATATTAGGCTTTAGTATATAAAGTTTTAGGTATTGAAGATAAAGATCAAGATAATGGCAAATGGAATTTTATAAATATTATTTCTTCTTTATCATTACAAGATATTGCCTCTAATGCTATTGCAGATCCAAGAAAAGTCGTTGAATCTATTTTAAGAAAAAGTATTACAGGAATATTAACCGATTAGAAAATGAAAAGAATTTCTGTAGTTAAAAATATTGATAATTTAAACGCAATTGAGATTGCAAATTAGATTGTTGTAGAAAACTTAGTGTTCTCTAATAAAGCATTAGAAGACGAAAATGTATTAAGGAAACTTGTTACCGATGCCCTAAGAAAAGGTCAGTATCCTGCTTAGCTTGCAAGAAGGGATAATTCAGATATTGTTCCTATTATTGTTGAAAATATTTAGCGAATGACTTCAGACTGGGTTGAATAGATGGTAGAACAAATAAAGATTTATCTAAGAGATGATTTAGATGAAGAATAGATAAGACAGCTCGTTATTGGAATGTTGACGAAATAGCAAGGCGAAGCAAATACAGCGACCCTTGTTCAGTCTGGAGTTATTAAAAAAGAAAATCCAACTATTGTTTAGCAGGCTGGTCTTAAGAAAACATTTGATTCAAGATTTGAATCTCTTTTTAATTCAAGTCTCTTTTCATCTGGTAGTGGAGAAGGAGAAATTCAAAGTGTAATTAATTAGTATTAGTTTAAAGAGACAGATCCTTAGTTAAAAGGAATGATGATGTCATTTCATAAAAATATATTATCAATTCTCTCTAAGCGTGGTGGCGGCGTAAACGGCGCTATTGAATATTATTAGTCAATAATGAATCAAATAGATAAAGAAGTCTATAATGACTTGATTCAAAAAGTAGCAAATAGCGGCTTAAAAGAAGAAACTGAGTATACATTAAGAGCATTTACGGAGATTAATGATCTTAATACAATGATTTCTTTTTTATCAGAGTTTATCAATAATTTAAATGACTCTATAAAACTTACTGATACTATAAAAGAAAAATTGAAAGATATAGCAAAAAAAGTTTTTAGTAAGCATAAAGCAATTACAATAAAAGAAAAAGGCGGCGATATCAATATTTCTTATGAAGAGTTTCTTAGTTTTTTTGATAAGCCAGATGCACAAGCCGTTTTGGAGATACAAAAATATATTCCTTATTTACAAAAAAGACTAGAAGCATCTGTAATAGGTTTTGTTAGTAATATCTAGGGTTCTATTGGTGAAATTATTTATCCAATTTTACTAAGAATTACACTTGGAGAAGGTTACAGCGTTGCACAGTTAGGTAGAAGTACAAATGAAAGTGGACAATAGGAACATGGAGATATAACGGTTAGATCTGAAAGCGCTAAATTTGCAATTCAGTCAAAAATTTATAAAAATAATGATTTGGAAATATATAAAGATACTTCTATCTCTCTTAGTAATAATGACGCATAGCGTTATTTTGGCTCAAGAAGTGGATTAGATGCTTTTAGATATTTTTTAATAAATAACACTTGTTTATCAAAAATTGGATTAACTGATAATAATATTGTAGATGAAAATGGAAGTAGCAAAGGCGTAGCTACTTTTTAGGATGTTTTAAGATAGAGAGTAGATTATTTTATTCGTTATAGCGATGGTCTTAATAAAGACGCGTTAAAGAATAATTTTTATATGATTAATTTTAATTTGATTCCTTCTTCTGCAATATTCTTTTTGTTAAAAGACGCTATTGAAAAAGACATAAAAGAAGCTAGTTCAAAAAAAATGTTTAAATTCAATTATTAGGAAAAATTATTTAGACAGGATTCAGATGAATATAAAAAATTAGTAACAATAGGGCGCTATCCAAAAATTTCTGATAACTTAAATATTTTAGAAAATGATAGAGTAACTTTTAGTGGTTTAACTATTAAATTAACTGAACTAGGAGGATCTATCTTTAATAAATAAGGTGGTGAGTAAATGGCAAAACAAGTAATCAAGCTTGGTCTTGAATTTGATACGAAATCTGCGATAGCTAGCTATCGTGATTTAATATCAGAAATGTCAAAGGGCGGCGCAGACCCCAAAGCAATAAAATAGTTTACTGCTGCAATTGAAAAAGCAGAAACTGAATTGGCGTAGCTCGCCGCCGAAGGTTCTACTGGTTTTACCGATAGTAAAGGAATAGAACAATATCAAAAGAAAGTTTTGAAAACAGTAACCTCTATGCAGTAGCTTGCATTACGAATGCAGGAGTTTAGTAAGAGTGGAGATAACTTTCCAACTTCTGAAGTTAAGAAACTTGAAGCTGAAATTGAAAAGTTAAAGAAATAGATTACTGATGCATAGAAAGCTGCTAAAGAGGGACTCGTTAAATCTTTAACTAATAACGGCGGTTTTACTAAGAAAGAAGCAGAAGCTATTGCTGAGACTGTGAAAACTTAGAATGAGCTTATTGCTAAACTTGAAGAAGAAAAAAGACTTAGAGATGAAATCAGAAAAGCCGCAGAAGAGCCTGCTAAAAAGGCAAAAGCATCAATTCAAGATAAAGCCATTGCTAAGACAACTTCAGGCAGCGAAGTTGTTATGGAAGCAGTAGGCATGAAGGGTAAGAAGGGAGTTAAAGAGGCTCGTGAAGCGGTTGCTGCTGCTATCTAGCAAGGTATTAGAGATGGTTGGAGCGCAGAAGATGTCAAGAAAAAAGCTATTGAATCTCTCTAGGCTTCTAATCTTAGTGATACTGTTAAAAAGAATATAGTACAAGGATTAGAAGCGGGCTTTGACACTGACACTGTTAGAAAGTATTTAGATGCAGTTGATAAAAAAGTAGCCGCAAATCCAGCAGTTAAAAAATATAATGCTGCAAACGAGAGCTATGGTAAAGTTGCTAATGGCTCATTGGAAAATTATTCTTAGTTTATAACTAACTCAGAAGCTGCAGCAAAGGCTTAGCAAGAATTAGCTGATGCTCAGAGCAAAGTTAGACAGACAGCGGCAGATTCTGCGGCATCATAGAAAAAAATATCAGACGCTGCAGGGCAGGCGGCCAGTAAAGCTGAATAGGCTGCAGACGGCTTCATGTAGATGTCTGATGCATAGAAGAATGGTGTAAAATCTACCGAATAGCTTGAAGGCGGATTTAATAGACTTGCAGATAGATTAAAGTATATGTTCGGCTTTACAGCTATGTTTAATAGACTTCGTTAGATTATTCGTTCTACTTTTAATGACATCCAAGAACTTGATAAGGCTTACGCATCTATCGCATATGTCACTAATGAAACAGTTGGAGACTTGTGGTCAACATATGGTGAATATGCAGGAATGGCAGAGAAATTAGGATAGTCAACGGCCGATGTCGTTAAGGCTTCTGCAATTTATCGTCAGCAAGGTCTTGATACTGCTGAAGCTCTTGAATTGACAACGGATACCATGAAACTTGCAACTATTGCAGGTAATGATTATTCAACTGCAACTTAGGAAATGACTGCCGCACTCCGTGGTTTCAAAATGGAAATGGACGAAGGTAGCCATGTTTCTGATGTCTATTCTGAACTTGCTGCTCATGCAGCCGCATCTGTTGATGATATCGCACAAGCTATGTCAAGAACTGCATCTATTGCTAATTCTGCAGGTATGAGCTTTGAAAATACATCTGCATTCTTAACATAGATGATTGAAACTACACAGGAATCTGCTGAGAATATCGGTACTTCTATGAAGACTATCATTGCTAGATTTACTGAATTAAAAAAGAATATAGCTGGTACTGCAGATTCTGAATTTGATGATCTCAATTTTAATAAGGTTGACGAAGCATTAAAATCTGTTGGAGTTGCTTTAAAAGACACTACTGGACAATTTAGAAATCTTGATGATGTTTTCCTTGAACTAAGTGGTAAATGGGCTTCTCTTGATCGTAACACGCAAAGATATATAGCAACTGTTGCTGCAGGTTCTCGTCAGCAGTCTCGTTTTATTGCTATGATGGACAACTATGATAGAACAGTTGAACTTATTAATACGGTTGCTGATTCAGAAGGAAAAGCAGATGAATAGTTCGCAAAAGCTGCGGATACTGTTGATTTTAAATTAAATGCTATCAGAACAAAATGGGAAGAATTTAAACTTTCTATTATGGATTCAAGTTTTGTTAAAAGTCTTTTAGATAGAGCTAATTCTTTAATGGATGGAATAAAAAATGTTAAAATGCCTTAGCTCGCAATAGGGTTGACTATCGCTGCTCCGGTAATAAAGCGTTTTGTTTTAACATTGATTAATTCTATTAAAAATAGTGCAAAACAATGGCAATCTTTAGGTTCTAATATAACTAATTTTATTGGAAAAGGAATTAAAAAACATCCAGTAAAATTAATGGCTCAATTAGAAATGGATAAAAATAAGTATAAAGAGCTTGAAGAAAAGAAAAAATAGCTAGAACAAAGTATTGCTTCTCATCCAATAAAAATATCTGCAAATGTAGATGAAAATTCATTAGAAAAATTGAATGAAAGATTGACTGAATTAAAAACAAAATTCGGCGATTCTGAAATGACGGCAGAATAGTGGAGCGAAGAGCTTAAAGGTTGCGGTATTGCTACAGAAGATTTAGTTCCTATGTTAGAGAGACTAGCGCAAGGAGAAAAGCTCACTAATGAGCAAATAGCAGGATCTATTAGAAGTTTACAAGAATAGGAAAGTGCATTAAAAACTACTGATACCACAATGCAAGAAACTTCTACTAAGATATAGACGGCTTAGACAAAAATAAATGGATTAAGAAATGGTGTTGCAACTGTCGGTGCAGCTTTTACAGTTTTTGCTACATCATTATTTAGTGGTGTCGGAGCAGTAGAGAGTTTTTCTGCAGCAAACTCAATGTTAATAGCATCTTTAGCAAGCTTAGCTTTTCAAGCAATTCCGCAAGTAGTTGCAGCAGTTAAGATTGGAGGAGCTGAAACAAAAGCTGCTTTAGCATCTACTGGCATTGGAGCTGCGATTGTTGCAGCAGGTCTATTAATAGGAGTAATTGGTAAGGCTATTGCAAAAGCTAAACAACATTAGAAAGAGATGACAACAGAATATAAACTTTAGCAATAGTTAAATAAAATTTCAAATTTACAATAGTCAACCAGTTAGGCAAAAAGTGATTTATAGAATGCTAAAGACGAATTAAAGACAACAGAAGAGAAGTTAGATAGATTCAAAGAATTGTCTGAAATGCAGGTAAAAACAACTGAAGAGCAAGAAGAATACAATAATTTAGTTGCAGAAATCAGATCTGAATACCCTTCAATTGTTTAGTATTATAACAGTATTACTGGAGAACTAACTATTCAAGAAACAAAAACTAAAAATATATTAGATATGTAGAGATAGCTTGTAGTTGAACAACAAAAAAGCTATGCTATGGCGTAGAATAATTTATATGATGCTAATATAAGAAAAGCACAATTAGAATCTATGCAAAAATTAGAAAAGTATGGAGAACTTTCATCATTAACAACAACTAAAAAGAAAGATAAGTATGCAAGCTATAGGGGAGATGTTAGTGATGCTAGAAACACTCCTTCCAACTTTATAAAAGAATCTATTTTCTCTGGCGGAATTGCAAATGCAAAAAATGCAGGTTTAAGTTCTGAAAAAGCAATTGAATATAATTTAAATAGATATGGTATAGATAAAAATACATTTTTGAAATAGGCTGGATATAATACCACTTTGACAGATGAATAGTGGGATGATTTGGCTTCTAGTTTAATAAACAATTCGAATGAAATTTATAAAACTATTGAGGAAACAACCAAAAAATCTATTAAGGCTATTGAAGATGAACGAGATAGTGCTATTTAGTATTATAAAGATATGAAAGCCGCCTCTATTAAATAGACATTATTAACTGAATTTGAGAATCTTGGAGAAGCAAGTGCAGATGCAATTTCAAAAGGAGCTTTAGATAATGTTTATTAGGTAATGGCGAAAGAAGCGACTTCTGACTATATTGGACAGATGTCTACAGGATTTGTTAATGATCGTTATAATTATATAGAAGGAGGCCAAAACATAGGCAATCTCTTTGGACCTTTAGGTAGTATCATAGGTACAGGAGTTGGCGCCTGGATTGGTTTAGCTAAGGAAGATAATCTTGCTGCTTGGGAAGACCTCGATAGTGATATTTAGAATATTTGGAAAGAAGTAGGAAAACAAAATGGTCATGAAGATGTTGTTGCTTGGTATGAAGAAATTAGATATGATGATGAAGATTATCAAAAATATCTTGAAGACTTTGCAAGTGTTGCAGAGACCTATTTTTCAGAAAAAATTGCAGAAGATATAGCAACAGCATTAGAAAGTAATCCAAAATTGGCTTAGACATTTGAAGATTTTAGTTCTAAACTTGCAACAGGCGATTTAAATGAACAATAGCGCCATGATTAGTTTATAGCTACTCAAAATGCAATTAAAGAAGCTGGATTAGATCCTGAAACTGAACAGTCCCTTCTTAGATCTTTATATAATGAAAATAATTAGTATAAAAATAAGTTAGAGTAGCAAAAAAACTCTGTAAGAGGGCTATTTGGTAATGATGATGATGCTAATAACTATCTTGAAAATTTAAGCGGAAAAGAATTAACTCAAATAAGTGATGCTGTCAATAAAATTATTGAATCTGCGGGAGAAGAGGCTGGACAGAAATATCTTAATAAATTATCTGACATGATGAAAGATTAGGGCCCAGAAATGACAGCTTAGTTAGCATTAATGCTTGATTTTTCTGAAGCAAATGATTATAATTGGGAAGATTTTAAAGAAAAAGGTATTCAATCTATTATAGACACAGCAAAGGTAAGTAAGGACGAAGCTACTTCTATGTTTAATGAATTAGCTGATGCAGCATCTAAAGCTGGAATTTTAAATAAGCTTATGAGTATCGGAGATGTTAATTCTTTACAGGAGCAAATAGCCGGTAGAGAAGAAGCATTAATGAAGCATAAAGATATCGTAGAAAAAATCATGGGAACAGATAAGCCATTAAAATTAACATAGCAGGAAATTAAAAAATTATAGAAAGCCGTTTCAGACTTAGGAGACCAAGGCGTTAAATTAGATTTATCTAAATATTTAAAGGGAGATACTTTAAATGCTTAGGCTTTTAATGATGCTTTAACGACAGGCTTATTATTCTCAATACAAGACATTGAAACTGCCATTAAAAATCTAAAAGCTGCTGGTGGAGAAGATAATCTAGCTGTTGCCGAATAGCTAGGAGAAGTCTTGAATTTAGCTAAAGCTTTTAACATTAATGCAAAAGAAACATTCGAAAATTGGGATGATTTAGATAGAGTTATTAATGATGCTGCAAATAGTTTAGATAAAGTTGATAAAGTTATGAATCAATTTATTTCTGATGGTTATGTTAATGCAGAGAGCATAGAAATCATAAGTGGGCTGCTTGAAGATCAAAATGATCTATATAAGTATGTTGATAACAATCTTGCTCTTAATGTTGAAGGACTTAAAGAATTAATTCATACCGAGATAGAAGATATTAAAGTTAAATATGCTCATGGAGAAGCTACAGCATATTAGCTACTTAAATTAGCAGCTCTTGAAAAATAGCTTTCTAATACAGAAAAAGAATGGAATACTTAGTCAAAAGATTTAGAAGATAAACATAAGAAAGCTATGGAAGATTATGCTAAGGCATAGGAAGATGTAACAGAAAAACAAAAGGCTCTTAATGAAGCTATTGCAGAATACAATAAACTTCTTTATGGTTCAGAAAATCGTCAATCTGGACTTGATCTTCTTTATAACTATAAAGAAGCAATATCTGCATTTTCTGATGAAATGGCTCGTGCATAGGAGCTTATTGAAGATTCTAAATCAGTAGATGATTCTGTTGCCGCGTTATCTCGTTATACTAATGCTGCTCATCAGAGACTCGCATATATGAATGCTTAGAATGAGCGCTATGATGCAGGACTTGCTGCTCGTAGGAATCAGCTGCTTAGTGGAGCTACTTCTTATACTAATGAACTAACTGGAAATACAACAACAATTAACTTTGGTGATTATGTAAAATACAATGCAGATACCGGTTTGATTGCACTTGATTAGAAACTTATTCAAGATGCAAAAATTGCAGACGAATGGAAAGACTATATTGAAAAACAGGTTGATGATTATAATAAGCTTAGTATGGAAAGCTTAAAGAATCAAGATGAAATTAGAAAACTCGAAAAAGAAATTTAGAAGCGTAGAGAAGATGCTATTAAGAAATATGCAGATTTTGAGAAAGACATTGCAGAAACACTTAAAGAGGCTTATCAGAAACAAGTTGATGATTTAAAGGATAGATACGACTCTATGAAGGAAGCCGATGATGACTATCTTGATGCTCTTTAGGAAGCTATTGAAAAATAGAGAAAACTTAGAGAGCGTGAAAACAAATGGGAAGATTTAGCATAGAAGTAGAAAAAATTATCCCTTATGTAGAGAGACACCTCTGGAGCCAATGCTCTTGAAAATCAAAGACTTCAGAAAGAAATTGAAAAAGACCAAGAAGCTATGCTTGATGAGTCTATTGATTCAGCTATTGAAAATATGCAAAAACTTGCTGAAAAGTAGGATGAACTTAGATAGACAGAAGTTGAACTTAAGGAAGCTCTTCTTGATAATACCATGTATTGGAATCAACAAGCTGAAGGAGTTGCTCAAGGTTTCGAAACGGCTAAAGATTATGTTGAATGGTTTAAAAATACAGCAGTAGGATTAAATGAACAAACAGCGGCATAGTTTGAAAATACTATGAATGAAGCTCGAAATAAATTTGGGGAAGCTTCTGAAGAAATTGCTTGGCGTATCCAAGATGATATGACTTAGACGGGAGATGCAGTTGCTGAAACTATTGATGTTACAGCTGATGAAATTAAGAATATCGTCGCTACTACATCTGATACTTTTGTAGATGAGGTTAGCAACACTTTTGAGAGAACGAAACGATCATTTAATGAAAATATGGATTCAGCAATCGAAAAAGTTCATAGTGCTCAAACTGCTTTACAAGAAGCTATTAATAAACTTAATGAAGCATCTGCTGCAGCAAAAGCAGCTTCTGAAGAAATTGCAAGACTTGAATATTAGATGTAGCATTAGCCACAAACTTCTTCTACATCTACGACAGATGCTGAAAATTATGGTATGACTGGTACATATGAAGCTCAAAAAGGTATTGCTGCCAATTTGGCTAATAATCTAACAAAATCTACAATAGACCAGTATATGTAGACATATGATTAGAGCATTATGAGTGGCGCAGTTTCAACTGCATTACATGATAATAAAAATATGTCATGGGATAATGCAAATAGAGCTGCTGATTATGCGACTGGTAGTGGAGGATATTCTTATTATACAGAACCTTGGGATAATAATACAGTATAGACTTTAAAAGATATTGGATTATGGGTAGCATCTTTAGGAAATTCATTACTTTTTGGTGATAAAGATTATTCTTCTTAGGCTTATTCAGCATATATGACATCAACTTATGGATAGGGTAAAGATAAAATTAAGCAATATTTAACTGGCGGACTTGTAAATTATACGGGTCCAGCTTGGGTTGATGGAACTTCTGATCGTCCTGAAGCATTCTTGTCTTCTGAAGATACAGAGCGTATTGGTAATGCAGCTAAACTTCTTTCTGATATTCCTGCTCTTACTCGTTCTAATATTTCAACTTCTAACTAGACTTATGGTGATACAAATATTGAAATTAACCTCAATATTGATCATATTTCTTCCGATGTCGATGTCGATGAAATGCTCGAAAGAGTTAAGCAAGAAATTGTTGATGTAGCTCGTCCTATTGGCACGAATGTTATTTTACAACAACAGGTTTAATTATTAGCCGCCATAGGCAAGACTTATGGCGGCATAATATAAATGAGGTGATATAATGGCATTTATTCCTAGATTCACAAAACCAGAAGCCGGCAATAAATATTATATTACTAAAGCCAAGGGCGGCTGGTCTACAGCAATTGTTGGTAATCCAACAGATCCTGATTGTAATGTTCTTCATAATTGCGTTGGATACGCTTTTGGAAGATTTAATGAAATCATTGGCGATACAAAGATGACACATTTACAGCCAATTAACGCAGAAAACTTTTATGCCGTCGCTTAGTCACAAGGTCTTAAAACTGGACAAGAGCCTTAGCTTGGCGCTGTTATGGTTTGGCAAAAAGGACCAACCCTAAGCTATACAGATGGAGCAGGTCATGTCGCGGTAGTAGAACAGATTAACGATGATGGCTCTATAATTACATCAGAGTCTGGATATGGCTGCGCATCAGCTTTCTGGACTTAGACTCGTAAAAAGGGTAACGGTAACTGGGGCGCAAATAGTAGTTATAAGTTTTTAGGTTTTATCTATTTGCCTGATGGTTCAGAAGTTAAGCCTACTCCACAACCAGTAATCCCTTCTCGTGTAATCAAAAAGGGAATGCATGGTGAAGATGTTAAACAAATGCAGACCAAGTTAGCAGCTAATGGATATCTTAGACAGACTGAAATTGACGGCGACTTTGGTAAGATTACTCTTGGAGCGCTTCTTGCTTTCTAGCTTGAAAATGGACTTGAAGTTGATGGTCATTGCGGACCTGCAACAAAGAAAGCCTTGGGTATTTAATTAAAATGGGAGGTCTTTTATAGACCTCCCTTTTTTAGATTAAAGTCATAGCATTATTACATTATTTTAGATGAAGTCTTGACTTCGTTTCTGGATTATGGTATAATAAAGAAAAAATGGGGTGATATGATGCAGCCAATAGATTTTCGAGGTTTTCGTTTTGGCAATGTGCATTCTAGTGATTTACAGCTAGAAGTTGTAAGTACATCCAATAGATATGAAGCTCGAACACTTCCTGCCCCTACTGATACGGTACAGGATGTGCCGGGCAGCGACGGACAGTATTATTTTGGTTCTGTCTTTAAGAATCGAGAAATTACTGTTAATGTGGCTTTTGATAATGTATCTGAATAGATTTATAGAAAAATCAGATAGCTGTTTGCAACAGATAAGCTACAAGATTTAGTTTTCGATGAAGAACCCTATAAGACTTGGAAAGCTAAATTGAAAGCAAAACCTGAATTTAAATCTTTGTGCTTTAAAGACGATGACGGGAATAGAATTTATAAAGGCGACGGCAAATTATAGTTTATCTGTTATTTCCCTTATGCTTTTGGTTTTGATAAATATATTGTTAAAGCCGCAGATTACTATATGCTAAATACGCCAGAATAGATTCTTTGTGAGTTGTCCAATGATGAAGATAATTTTTATTTCGCTTCTCGCAGCTTGCCAGCTCCAGCATGGATTCCACAGGATTTGCGTTACCATTATAATGTCAATCCTAAAGATGGGATGTATCAAGATATACAGGGCATAAGAGGTCCTTATATTGAAAGACCTAAAGACTATCAAAATAAAGGTGATAGATATTGGGATCCAAATGATGGACTTTCTTGGAAGACTGGCTTCCCTACTATTGAGTAGGTATAGAACGGAGAGCTTTATTTTGATTTAAATGGAGATACTAAAACTTTAATTACAACTAGAGGATATTGGGATAATATTCCAGATTGGCAATCTACAGCAAAGTTATTGACAACACCAACATTGGATTACGAATAGGGGCTTATGTATATGCCGCAATACTCTAAGACAAACTATGTTAATATGGAGGTCGGCTTTGACAGTAGCCGTCCATTGATTGGTACAAGATTACTAGTATATAATCCTGGCGACCTTCCAATTGATTGGTAGTTAAAAATCAATGAAAATAAACGAAGTTTCTGGTCTGGTCGCGGCAGCGAGAAATTCCGTATCAGAAGATTTAATGTCGAAAGACTTTCTATTCCTGAAGCTGTTGATTGGTGTATGATGACTCCATATTATCAGAGAGATAAAGATGTCTTTAAATATGGTAATAAATATTTTAGAAGAAAGAAGTTTGATGTTGGAAAAATAATTGATGAAATTTACAAGGCAGAACAGAATGGCAGCCCTCTTGAGTTTACTGATGGTAATGGAAATCTATTATCAACAGATGATTTAGTTTATATGATTCAACATGGATGCTTCCCTGCAGACAAAACTTGGGGGATCGAAGTTACTATCAACTTTAAATGTAGGAATAAAAATACTGGTAAAGAATTTCCAGTAGTGTACCAAAGTTTAATGGCAGAACTTCCAATAGATCTTATTAACAAAATTAAAAGTTATAGATTATATGAAAATGTTCAATGGAATGAAAATGAGTTATCTCCTACAGATTTAGAAGCCTGCTAGGTAAAAGATTTCACCAGATCTGAAGGAATAAAAGTTGCATATTATTTAGGTTTTCCTCCTGATGAAGAGTGGGCTTAGTAGCACTATTATAATGAAAAAACTCATTATTATATTCAAGATCCTTATGAAGTAGTGTCTTTATTTATTGGACTATTGCCAGATAGCAATCGTATGGATTATGACTATGATTATGAAAAATTTGATAGTGATCCAATTACTATAAAAGATGATGAGGCTCTTCGCAAGGCTAGCGAGTCAGGAGCAGTTACAGAATATCGTCCAAAGTCTCCAAGAGTTGCTTATAATCTTCATTTAGATAATCCTCGTTCTGGCGGACGCTTATTTAACAATAACAATCAAAATGACATCTTCGTTTATGAAGAGCTAGGAGACGCTCATCCCAAATATTGCTATTATGCAGAGCCAATTCCAAGACAGAAATTAGGAGAATATATCCGACTGTTCTATTGGCAAACAAAGCAATTATCTGAAGGAGAAATTGTTTATAATGATGTAAAGCTCAGAGAATTTGCAGACTGGGTTAATAAAAACTTCTATATGTCTAATAAGATTAACTATGAAAAAGGAATTAAGCTAGCAGATAGATATGAAGAAGTCTTTAAATAGTGCATTGATGAAAAAGAAGAATTTGAACTATATTGGGATACATTAAAACAGTTATTCCAAGACTTTATCCCTATTTCAGAGGATGCTAGCTGGCAAGAATTATTCTATGACTATGTTAATGCACCGCTAGAATATGTTCCCACAGATTCAAGAGACTTGGACTATGGACAGGAAATATTTAATGCTTTTAAATATCCAGCTTGGATGACACCAGACTATTTAGAGATAGATTCAAGTAAATTAGGCGCAATTCCTCTTATAACAGAATATATGAAAGCTATTAACTTAGATGAAAAGAGTTTGTTTACCGGTAAGAAGGTTTATTATGATAGCTCTTTACTTTCTGCCGCAAAATATTAGTAGTTAAGACTGAAACTTAATAAACTGCTTAATGACGGAGATTGTATCAACGACTTGATTGATGATTGTTATTACATCAATAGTGATACAAGAATGCTTTATGCACTTGAAGAACCAAAAGGTTCTGAATTCAATTATAAGCCAAATAAAGTAGTAATGAATGAAGCTATTACTAAAGGAAAATGGTTTAAACTCCCTCCTGGATGGTCACTTATTACTATTGAGCCTGTTATGGATGAAGACTTATATGGCGGAAAGCGTTGGGTTGATGCTCGTCCATTTGATTGGGGCTATGGCGGCGATATGAATAACAATGCAAAAGAAGTAGAACAGCTATTTGAATTGATCTATGATTTTGCAGATACAACATTTAGGACATTAAAATATCAAGAAATGAATGTTGCAATTCCAGAAGAAGATAGAGAAACCTACTGGGAGACTCCTTTTAACAAATGGTATGAAAATAAAATTGATGGTAATGAAAATCAATTTATGGTTGAATATTATTATCATAAGCGTTCTCGTGCCGAATAGGAATTCTTATCTATTATTGATGACTACTGGAACATGGTTGCTCCTTATTATACTTGGACTTCACGAAAAGGAGTATATCAGTAGGCAGATAAAGAGACGGCGGCAAAAGATGGCGTACTTTATCTTGATCAGAAATTTGATGTAAACGGAGTTCCAATTCATAGTATTACAAATCATATTTCTGATTGGTGGTGGTATGCTTGTAACTATTTGTGGGGTAATTTCCCTCCTATTTACTGGACTGCCGCTGATATGTTAAACAATATGAAAATTGAGTATACACCATTATTCTATTAACGGGGTGATTAAATGGGTATGATAAAATATCCTTATGAACTATCCGTATGGAAAGAAGAACTAAATGGTACAAACAAAAAGATTGAGTCAAAGGGCGTCATTATTGGCGCCCATGACATGAATTATCTTGGTAAGGCTACAAGTATCACTTTAACAAGAAAACTTAATGGTACTAATGTATTAGTCTTTTCAATGCCAGATAGATACTTCGATTCATTAACTGGTGAATTTGTTCGTAATGAGTTAATTGATGTTCTATCACCAGAAAGTAAAATTAAATTTCATTATAAAGATAGATGGTATGAGTTCTTTATTAAAAAAGTAGACGAGAAGAAAATTTTTAAAAGCTATATAAAAACATTCACTTGTACTGACGCTTTTATTGATGAACTTTCTCGCAATGGTTATGGTATTACTTTTGATACTGAATTAAATAACAATGTTGAAGAGCTTGGTACTTTTACAGAAGAAGTCCTTGAAGATAGCATTTGGGCTTATGCTCCACAATATAACTGGGGAGATTTTACCGAGTTTAAAGAAGAAAAGTTATTTAAAATACCTGTCAGTTAGTTCAAAAATTTAATTGGATATAAGCTAAGTTTCGGACTATCTAATAAACAATTAGAGTCTTTTGATGATTAGGAGATTACAAATGTCTCTACTGGTGATAAGCGTCCTATTGTATTGAGCGATGACATCGCTAGAAAGTGTTTTTGGGATTAGAGAGATGACTCACGCGGAACGCCAGATAATCAATTAAAACAAAAATTGGTTACAGATATTCCTAATGATGGATATATCTATGTACCTTATTCTTGTTTGAACTTCTGCTATGGAGCAGATGAGCCTAGTAATGAAAAAATTAAATATGATAGGGCGGCAACAGAAGTAGCTCTTAACTACCCTGGCACAGAAAAGCTCGCAATCGCTCCGCCAAGCGTAGATCCTAGAACTTTAATTTAGTTCTATGCTATTCCGACAGATATGCCAATAGAGATTGACGATGCAGGAGTCATATTGAATACAGACTTTTGTTACTTTATGACTTTGAAATAGTGGAATGAGAATGTAGCAAACGATAATTGGTATTTCTTTGAAGATACTAGATTAGTTAGTGCAGAGGTCCTTGGATCTGTAGATTTGGAAGATGCTACTATTAGTCACACCTATCGTTATATTAAAAATGATACCGATGTTTTAGGTACTGCTAAAGAGGCTCTAGGAAATAAATGTTTAACATATGATGGATATTTAAGCGACATCAATGATACAAATATAATTAAGGGAAAGAAATTTTCAATTACTAATAGAACAGAAGTTAATATCTCTGAAGACATTGATCAATATGTTACAGTATATAATAATCATGCCAATGAATTTGCAGGAGAATATACCAGTGACACTTGGGAGTATTCTACCTCTGATCCTGTTCCTTATAGAGTTTGTTCAAAACTTGAAACTAGATAGATAATCCCTCAGCTTGCTAGAAACCTTATTTAGAACGGCATTAAGATGGATTCAGAAGATGGATGGGCGCCGATGTCATATATTTCTTTAGAAGACCGTCTTGTTTAGAATCCTTCTTTCCATCTTAGAACTATTAAGTATGATAGTGAAGAGAATAATGACGATATTATTGATGATACAGCTTTATTATATGCATCTTCAAGAAGCGCAGTTGGATATCAATATAGATATGTTCCAAAGAAAATTGATAACACAGACAAATACTATACCGAAGAAAATTTGGTTATAAAATTTAGTCGAGAAGAAACAGTCTCTTATCCTTTTGCCGATGATATTAACTATGTATTCAATCAAATCTTTTCTGGAAATCCATTAATAAAAATGGGAAAGAAATATTATTTGTATGGTTATTAGAATCAAGAAGATAAAGAGAATAACCTTCTAAAATATATATTCATCTGTGAACACGCCACAAATAATCCTATTTATAAGGCACTTAATGAATTAGGTAGTATAATCAAGAATAATTCAGAAGCTGAAACTGTTTGGTATGAATATCCTCAGAAGATATCTTCAGACAGCGGAGAAATTGAAGGAATCTCATATATAATCCAAGATAGAGATTGGTATTACAAAGAAGGACAGTTAAAATATACTCCGAAAGATATGCCTCAGCAAAGTTCAGAAGATTTATCTAGTGCCTGCTCAATCGTAAATTTTGGTATTGTTGGTCAATAGAAAACAATTGAGAAGAACAAAATTTACTGTGTAGGAATAGCAGCATTTTCTGAAATAAATCAGGATGGAGCTAAAGAAGGAGCGTTTGAGATATATATCGGTGAAGGGAGTCTTGTTCAAGACGGCATCTACAAGATTGATGAAAAGAACTCTATAAAGTTAGATTCTACTTGTTTTTATCCTGTCGGTGAAGTATATAATAACTAGCCAAACTGGGATAATTTAGACATTTTAACTGATGATATCTCTATTGGAAAAATGCCACCATAGCGTTTTATCTTCTTGAAATCAAATATGACTATTTAGAACCCATACTTTGTTATTAAAACAAAGAAAAAGATGTTGATTTTTGAGCTTTATCTTTTTGAATGTTATACGAAAGGTAGAGACAGTTTTGCAGACGATAGTTTAAAATATCGTTACAGTGGAAGAGATTTGTTCTGGCCTGTGACTAGCGAAGTAGAAACTGATGAACCTAGATTTAAATACTCTCCTTTTATGAGTAAAGAAGAAGCATCCCATTATGTTATTTTTGAAGATGACATTATGCTAGGATCAACCTATACTTATTAGCATTATTTTATCCAGAGATTAAAAGCTATAAAGATCATAGATACGAATGGTAAAAAATAGGAATAGATTAGTTATTATGATACTTGCGGAAAGAAGAGCTTTATTGATACTAAAGACTTCGTAGCTGGTGAACTTCCTTTAGATGAGTCTGAATATAGTATGGATGATTGTGAAGTTGAAACAAACTATATTGATCTTAATAAATGTGAATACTATGATCAAAACGCCGAACCTGAAGAATGCGATTGTTCTTGCGGCGGCAAGCATTTATGTTTCTATCAAAGATTTGGATATTGTCCTTATCGCTTCGAAACAGAAAAACATGATAGACGAATTAGAACTTTAAGTGTTTCAAAGTCTAATCGTTTTAATATTATTTAGAGTGAAAGTAAGGTATTTGAAGTCTATCCTTAGTTTTACATCTAGCATAAGGAGAATGGAACAGTAGTTTAGGATGAAAATGAATAGTATCTAAAGCAAGTATATTTTATCGCAGAAAAAGGAAATGAAAATAAAATAGGTTTTAGATATGAAAAGAATCTTAAAGATATTAGTAGAAATATAACAAGTGAGAATATTGTTACTAAGTTATATGTCTTAGATGTTGATAGTGAGCTTTCTAAAACTGGTCTTTGTTCTATAAAAACTGCTGAGGATAACCCTTCTGCAGATTCATACATTATTGATCTATCTTATTATATTGAAAAAGGTATGCTTGATGAAGATGAAGTTCAGCAAGATTTGTATGGCGTTTATCCAACTTCATCTAATTCAGAAATTCCTTCTGGCTTCTTAAGATAGCTTGGATACTATAATAAGAGATATGATGAATTAACAAATAAAATCATCAATCTTTAGGATGCTTCCTTCAATGAACTTGAAGCTAATTTATAGGTTAATTTGCAAGGAATTATAACCGCTTAGGAGCAAATCTTAAAAGCAAAAAAGCAAATTGAAAGTTATAAATAGCTTTATGCAGCGAAGGGCGGCACGGAAGCCGATTATAAAGATCAGGCTACATATAAAAATTATCTAACTAAACTCCATGAATAGCAAGCTACATTAAGCCAGCTTATTTCAGAAACATTTTTCACAAATAAGAAAACAGATACTAGACGCTCAGTTTATTTCTCAAATGAGGGTTAGCCATATGATGGACTAATTGAGCAGTTCTCAAGCCAAGGGTTAGATTTTGACGCTCTAGTAAATGTAACAAATCCATTAGAGTTTTTTGAATTGATTGATGATTTTAATAAGATTTAGAAGACTTGGGTAGATAAGCATATTTATAATGCAGGTATCCTTGGCTAGTTTAACAAAGAGTATCTTCAAATTCAATAGTGGAAAAAAGAAAGAGCAAGTTACTTAAAACTAATCAATTAGATTAGCTCAGCTTTCTATAAGAAATATGAGCCTTATCTTAAAGAGGGAACTTGGTCTGATAGTAACTATCTTACTGATAATGCTTATTACTTTGGAGCGCTTGATGTGGCGGCACAAGGAGCAATCCCAAAGGTTTCTTACAATATTTCTGTTATTGATATTTCTTAGCAGAATGAAGAATATGAATCTGCTTATAACTTTGATCTAGCTGATTCCACTTATGTCGAAGATATTGGTATGTTTGGAATCAACAAGAAAACAGGTTTTCCTAATAAGCTTAAAGTATTGATTAGCGAAGTCTCTGAAAATCCTGACGATCAGAGTAAGAATGGAATTAAGGTTTAGAACTTCACAACTCAGTTTGAAGATTTATTCTAGCAAGTAACAGCTAGCGTTTAGTCTTTGACATTTAATGAGAATATTTATAAGCGTTCTTCTAATTTCACTTCTTTGCAGAACATTTCTAATGATAGCTTGCAAGGAGCTCTTGATACAAATGACCTTACGCTTCTTGATACCGATGAAAACAATATTAAAGTTGACAATAATGGTACAAGTGGTAGTGATATCAACAATCATGCTAATAAATATAAACTTAATGGTCAAGGATTATATTTCTCTAACGATGGCGGACAACATTGGAGCGTAGGTGTTGGACCAAAAGGTATCAATGCAGACTATATTAAGGTCGGTAATCTTGATGCAGGTAAGATAAGAATTGCTGATAGTAGCTATGTTTATTTCTCTTGGGATAAAAATGGTATTGTAGCATATAGAGATCCTGCAGGTATAAATACAGATGATCAGAATATCAATGATATGGCTATATTTAATAAGTACGGTTTAAGTATTGTTCAAAATGGTAAAATTAAACTTCGTGCAGGCTATGGCTACAATATTGATGAAGATACTATGAATGGAGATATAGACAAAGAAAAAGATTAGGAAAATCATATTGGATTTTATTTATATAACGATATGGGTGTTCCTATTTTTGCTACGACAGAGTATGAGGGCGGCGCAAGATTAAGTTTAAGAGGAGAAATTTATGTTACTAATAAAGATATTAATTCAGCAGAAGGATCTTAGGTTGAAACTTCATACATATATAGTAAAAGATTAATTACTCAAGTCCAGCCTTATTATGATTTAAAGTCTGAAAATGGTTCAACAATTGTCGAACATGGTACATATGATTAGTATTTGATTCTAGCATAGGGAGACGAAATAATTATAGATGGAGAAAATTATACTGTAGATAGTCATATTACTGATGATACTCATTATGGAGAAGATTATAAAACAGATATGTATAAAATTTTAATCCATAAAATATCTTTACATAAAACGGATGATGCATCTATCATAAAGCAAGTTGATTTTTGCCAAGGTTATAGTTTAATAAATGATAATGAAGTGGCAAATAATTATTACTATTTTGTAAAAAATTATAATTAGAATACAGTAGTTTTTTATAAAATTACTAATGAAGTTAAACCAGAAGTTATAAAACCGAATCCTCTTACTGGATATTATTATAGCGCATAGTATAATATGGATAGTAGATCTATAGATAGTTAGACTAATAGTATTTATTTTAGAGATGCACATCTAGCAAATAATCGTATTCTTGCTTATAAAGATAATGACGACTTGCATTGGACAGAATAGACCGTTAGAACTGGTAGCGTTGGTTCAAATACTCCAGTATCTTTATATATGAATAATAGTAAACCAGCAACAAATACTTAGGAAGATAGAATTTTTTCTTGTGTTAAATGGAGAGATAATCCAAGCACTGGTAGCTCTCATGTTGAAAATTTGTTTACTATTTTAAAAGGTGGTTCACTTTATATTGGAGGAGATGTATGGGAATATACTTCTGATACTGGAGACGCCTATAGAGACCCTTCAGACTTAGATAATTTAGGACATAGAGTGTATGTAACGAATCCAGGTATTTCAATTATATAGGGAAAATTACACTTAGCATTTTCTTCTGTAATTGATACAACATCTAATCAAAAATTAGATGATTTTGTTCGAGAAGCAGTATCTTAGGGAACAAGTGAATTAATTGGACATCATGATCATAGAATATATGTAGATGGAGCAAATACAAAATAGTTTGTAATAGATCCAGAAAGTTAGATAAGTCCAGGAGATTAGGTCGCCGCATTTTTAAATGGCGTTTCTATTATTATATTAGCTCCAGGATATGGATATGATATAGGATATACATCTTATTATTGAGGTGAAAGGAATGGTTTACAGCAATGGAAATTTATATGCTTTAAAATCACTTTTAGATAAAATTAAGAAGCTTCATTTTTCAGTTCAAACACAATATAAGTTTCTTAAAATTAATAAAGTGGTTTTAAGTGAGATTGATATTTTTGAGCAACAAAAGCAATCTCTCATTGAGAGCTATGCTGAGTTTGATGAAAATAATAAGCTCATTGTATCAGAAAATGGAGGAATCAAGATTAAAGAAGAATGTCTTTAGGAGTGTGTTGATAAAATAAATGAAATTAATGCTCTTCAAATTACATTTCCAGACATTTACTTCTCTCTTGATGAACTTGAACCTCTTGGCTTAACCCTTGAGGAACTTGAACTTCTTGATCCATTTATTAAAGACTAACAAAAAAGGGGGTAGGTTTTAAACCTACTCCCTTTTAAAATTCTATCATTCGATTTTGTTGTCCATCATCTGCCGCCCAGCGGCCAATTAAAATCGCATCGGCTTCGTCCTAAGTGACTTGCACATCATACAATGTTTTTACTAGAATCTAAGCATTCTTCTTTTTGTCATTTCTTTCCTTACCACGGATATTATTAAATGCTCGCCAAGTAGAAGGTGAAACGATTTTATAAATAATGCCATTTTCATAGCAATAATTCTTCAAAACTCCTTGAAGATGAGCTAGCTTTTTGTAAGTTACAACAGCTTCACCGCCATCAAACTTCTAAAGCTAAATATCTTCAAAAACAACAAGATCAGGCTTCCAAGTTTGAATCATATTTGCAACCCAGTGTTTTGTTTGAGCAATTTTTTCTGTACTATGACTTCCAGAAGATGTCCATTTACCAAACTTAACTAAAGTTAAATTATCAAATACTGACCATCCACTTGTGTTTGCCGCCTAGTCAAAAGCTAAAATTCTATGAGCTTTTCTATCCTTCTTCGGCGCAGTATCATTCATCTAATAATACTTATTAGCTTTACAAATTGGACATTCTTTATGGCGGCGCCAGTATTCCATTGTTAAATAATTGTCATGCTTGTTTGGACACTAAAACTACATTTGAGTTTTCAAATTGGTATATGAAGTGGAAATCAGCCTCCATCCGGCTGACTCCACTTCTAATTTTATATCTTCGTACTTTAATCGTGCCATTAAAGCATCAACTCTTTACTCCGGTACTTCCAAAACCACCTTCACCGCGCTCTGTTGTACCGAGGTCTTCAACAGTTTCTACCTCTTCCCACTTGATACGAGGAACAGGAGAAATAACAAGTTGAGCAATCTTCATTCCCTTATCAATTACATAAGGAATATCTTTTGTATTAGTCATGATAATACCAATTTCACCACGATAATCAGAGTCAATAGTGCCTGGAGCATTCGCAATTCTAAGACCAGACTTCAAGCTTAATCCGCTACGAGGACGGACTTGAATCTCATAACCGACAGGAATTGCAACTGCAATACCAGTCTTTACAATCTTAGTCTCTCCAGCGGCAATAGTTGTTCCTTCAACAGCGTAAACATCTGCACCAGCATCAGTTGGATGAGCATATTGAGGAATAATTGCTTCAGGATCGAGCTTAGTAATTTTTACCTTAACATATTCTCTACAGCCGCCCTTAAGGATCTCCTCGGCAATATCAATAGAGTTTGTAAAGATAGATGAAATAAGATCCTTCTTGTTTTCAGAAAGTGATTCATCATCAGTAATCTCAGAGAGAAAAACTGAAAGTTCTGCTCTAAGCATCTTTAAATCTTCAGGTGGATTCATTTTCATTTGAGAAACAAGGTCTCTCTGTGCATCAGGATTCTCAAAGAGTCCTTTTACTCTTTCCTTATAAGTCGGATAAATTGCATCAAAAGCAGGATCGGGAAGTTCAAGAACATAAACGAATTGCTCTAAAGAGGTTGGATCTAGTGCCAGAGCATTACCGATTGCCTACTGAAGTTCTGGCTTTAATTTGACTTTCTTATTATCGTTCTTATGTTGTTCAATATTAGCCTTCATTATTATTGTCCTCCGTATTTTCATTTGGGATGCCATTTATATTGGTACAAATGTCATCAATAATGTTATATTTAATAGCACTTTTTACATCAAAATACCAATCATCTGTCTTATGCTTATCATAAAGCTCTGGAGAAATATCTGTATGTCCCAAAACATACTTTTTAATTTCTTTTAACATACCCTTATAATTATCAGATTGCTGTAAAGCCTTATGTGCATCTCCTGAAATTAAAGTAGAACCCTAATGGAACATAAAGGAAGCGTGTGGGAAAGCATATCTCTAATGACCAGCAAGAGTAATAAAGAATCCTCCGCTATAAGCAGTACCAGTAACAATCGTTACAACAGGTGTTTTAGAATTTTCAATGCAATCAATAATTAACCAAGTCGCATAAAGATCGCCGCCTGGAGTATTGATATAAAATTGAATAGCAGGTCTTAATTCTTCTGGTACCTCATTAAAAATATCTTGTGCATTCCAGAACTAAATCTGCTGTAAGATTCGCTGTGCAATCTCATCGGTAATTTCTTCATTAAGATAAATCTTTCTATCTACGAAATGAAATTTCTGTAATACATCAATAGGATTATAGTCATTCTGTGGACCAGTTAGCTCTTTGATAAAATTATCTGCCTAAATACCTTCAAGCTATTCATAAACCTATCTAAGTTCTTCACTGAATGTTTCAAATGGTTTAAGGTTCCCCTGTGAGTCAAAAAAGTCAAGTCTAATTTCTTTATCCATTTTGTTCCTCCTCAAGAGCAGCGATCTGGTCTTTTATTGCAGTAATCTCATTCACTAGCTCATTAATTTCTGGATTTAAAGTAAAGATGTGTAACTCAAGCTTTTGCAGCTCTTCCTCTTTTTGCTTAAGCTCGAATTTTAGTTGATCAAGAGTTGTCATTATCATCCCTCCTTTATAATAATATTATACCATAAAATGTGAATTAAGTCAAGTATTTAAGGTATTTATCCTTAAATTGCTGTGGGGTTATATCTTGTGGGTTTTGATATAATAGCTCTTTCGGTTTGAAATTAAAATGAAAGCTATCAATAGGAAGATATCCACTATATTTTTTTCTAAAATCCACATAACTATTTTGTTCACGGTTCTAACCCCAGTGAATAATAGTTGTACCTAATTCATCATTAGGGCAAGGAAAATGAAAAGGAATCCTTTCATTTGAAAAGGTTTTAACAAAGGCAATGAAAGCTAACAGCTCTTTGTGAGAAACGGTTAAATTGTTAAAAAATATATTTTTAGTATCTAGCAATTCTCTTACAAGTTCTTCATCAAAAGATATAGGAACAACAATCTTCGCGCCTGCATAGTTTTTATGCATAAGACTTTTTATCTGATCTTCGCCGGGATATAGTGTATAGATAAATTTAATATTATTGTCAAAATGATCAAATAACTCTTCCCAGTCATAATTATCCATGAAGTCTCGATCAGCAACATATGTAATGCCCGCGCCGGTTCTTACTCCTGAAAAATCTTTATCTCGCCAACTAATAAGGCTGTTCTGTCGAATTGACTTAAATAGCGTCTTATTTTTAATACGATCATAATTCATTTCATATGGCGTGAAGTCTGGCGGCGTAGCTAATGTTTCTGCAAGAAGATTTGATTTACCATAGAAGCCATATCCAACCATTTTTCCTTTTTCAGTATTGATTGTTAATCCTTTTGGAATAGGATTCTTTCCTTCTTTAAAGTAGAAGATTTTATTGTATCGTCCTGTATTTTCATAAGGCTTCATCATAATAACAATATGACCTTCATCAGAAAGCTTTCTATAAGCCTTCATCAAAGGAAGGCTTATAGAAAAATTTTGTCCATGATTAAAGTCGATATCATAAAGTCCAATTGTTGCCATTATTCATCTACCTCCGCACGCTCTGTTGTAGACTTGGTGATAAATCCATCTGCATCCATTTCTTCGATTTTTTCAAAAAGAGGGAAGCTAGTGTTTTTATATTTCTTCGGAACGAAATCGTCTTCTCTTCTAATACCAGTTATAATCAATTTATTACCGCGTGCGAAGAAACTCTTTTCAATAACAGTTTTTGTACCGTCTGGATTCTTTCGGCTAATTTGACGATCCCATTTAGCATACTGATTCTTCCAAACTTTTACATTAACTACCTGCATTTCCGGTGTTAAGATCGTTACTGTACTTTTGTTCTTATCTTTATCAATAACCGTACCACAAATACGACTGATCTCATAAAGACGAATGATTCCACCATCTTTAGATTTAAATTCGCTTGCAATTTTTGGCTGTTCATCCAGATACTCAAATGGAGTAATATTATAGGCTCCAAATTTCAAATCTTTCAACTCATGTTCATGACAATAAGTTCCAAGAGAATCCATATCCCATTTATCAATTGAGCCAAGAGCATACTTCTGTCTCACTTCTTCATAAAGTGCATTATTAAGTTGAGTAAGAATCTCCATTTGATTCTTTTTCATCCAAGCCCTGACTCTATCCATTGACTTCTGATAGATTGTTTCCCATTTAGTTTGCTTAATCAAAGCATAAGATTCAAACAAGCTAATATTCACAGTTTCAAGCAAATCTGGATCAAAATGGTCTGTGAAGAACTTTACTGCGGCATCATCAAGACGGTAACAATCACCTTCAACATTGCCCTTCAAATACTTATTGAAGTTATAGACTTTTGCTTCAAATACAAGATCATCTGGGATTAAATCTTTTTTCATCAGCATCATCATATTTTGAAGTGTGATTCTCTTTTTCTTATCTGCGATAAGATCAAGATACTTCATCATTACTTCTACTCTATTGCCGCGATAAAGATTATCAAAAGCACCAGATTTAATTAAAGACACCATTTGAGTTTTATTAACCTTAACTTTTGCCATAAAATCTTCCATTGAAGTGTAAGGTCTATTTGCAATAATTTCATAAACAAGCGCAGTTCCAATTCTATCAATACCTTTAAGTCCATAAATAATAGCATTTGCTTCGACATCAGGCTTAAAGATAAGATCAGATTTATTTATGTCTGGCGGCAAAACATTAATGCCGGCTTTCTTTGACTTACCGAGAGCAACACTAATCTTACCATAGTTAACAGACTTATTCTTTTTCTTCTTTGGAGTATCTTCACTTTCGTCATCTTCTTCTTCTCTATCGACATCGTCTGCATCAAGAAGATCTGCACCACCTGCATTTGTAATCAAACAAGCACAATTCCAATAAATATCATTATACTGCGTTGCAAGTACAAGTGTTTGAATGCCTACATAAGAATAAGCTAATGCGTGAGGCTTTGCAAAAGAATACCCCATTTGAGGTCCCATTGTAGTTTCCCACACATACTCTCCGAAGTTCTTTGTTTCACACGCATTGATAAACTTTTCATGTAACTCTGGAATCTTATCCATCTTTTTCTTAGCAACAATTTTTCTTGTTGCGTTAGCTTCAGACAAAGAAAAGTTTGCTACATGCTCGTCCATGCAAATCTCCATCATATCTTCCTGAGATGCAGGAACACCATAGTTAGGGAGATAATATGGTTCAAGAGTTTTAATTTGAGATTCAGTCAATCCTGCCGTTCTACATTCTTGATACCAAGCACTCATATCTTCCTTTAATCTACAATATCTATCAAGAGGTCTCTCCTTATCTTTTTCTCCCATCAATCTCATTAGAGCATTTGCAGACATCATCTCAGTAGGATTACGAGGCTTAACCTGTTTTGCTGTTGCAAGACCAACACCAGTACTGAACTGGAATACATCAAGAACTTTACCTTCGCCAAGTGCATCCCAAATTTCAGAATTGTTCAAATCAATAACATCAGGATTCAAATATTTATCATATGCTTCTCTTAAACTTAAATTCGGATCCATAAGACCATCTTTTTGTAACAGGTTAACTGCAATAGTGATCTTATCACAAATTTCTGTAACAAGGAAGTCATACTTAACATCGCCCAATGATTCTGCTTCATGAAGTGAATATTGCGTAGTTAAGTCTCCATTAGGACTTCTCATGATTGCTCCAGTTTCAAATGGGCTTTCATTATAAAGAATAACACCAGATGCGTGCTGTCCTCTTTTATTTACAAGACCATCAATAGACTCAATGATGTCAAGAAGCCCCGGATATTTATTCAGCTCATTTACAAGAGCTTGGATTGGCTTTCTTTCTTTCTCTTCATTGCCATAAACTGCATCATGAATTGACCACAAGAAACCACGCTCTTGAGGAATCAAAGAGCTAAAATATAGAGCCGTATCAGAATCAATTCCTTCAGGATATGCCTCAGAACGATAACCTCTACATGCCGCGGCAATAGCTGAACGAGTTCCTTCTGTACCATAAGTACAAACCTGAATAACATTCAGTTCTCCACGCTCCTGACGAATCGCTTTAAAGATTGAACTTCTCTTTGAAGGAGTAAGGTCAATATCAATATCAGGCAACTCTACACGCTCTTCATTAAGAAAACGCCAATATTTAAGTCCCCACTTCAGAGGATCAAGTTGAGTAATTCCAAGAAGATAATTACTTAAGAAACAAACTGCAGAACCACGCCCAGGTCCAACGATTGAACCATTATCCCAGAACAAGTCAATATAATGCTTAAAAGTATTAAAATATTCATAAAGGCAGTTGCCGAGCTTTTCACCAACAACTTTAATAACTCTAGCTTCTGTTTCAAGTCTCTTTAAATATTCAGAGTTAATCAAGTTCTTATCTTTTAATGAAATAAAGCATTCATTTACCCAATATCTTTCCTGCTCATTATCACTCATAAACAATTGGATAAGAGTCGGATAATCCCCTTTAAATGTCATTGGGATTTTAGGATATTGATGAACTGTGACTTTAGGAATGATTGGCTGCCTAAATAAATCGTAAGTCTCAATTTTGTCATAAATTTCCATTGAGTTACGGCACATTTCAAAAAACTCTTCCAAATCAAAAGTTCCTTGAAGATTGCCAAATGCTTCTTCATTATCCATCATATGAGAATAAGCATAAAACTCGTCAACTTCTCGCTCTGCTTCTTTTGAGTTAAGATATGCTTTATGAACCTGACGCTCTTTTGCAGTTAAATAGTGGGCATCAGAACCAATAACAAGTTTTCTTCCATATGCTCTCGCAATAGACTTAACACGCTCATTAAACTTTATCTGGTCCTTTGATGCCGCGGCGGCAATTTCAATATAAAAGTCATCACCAAACAAATCTATGTTCCAACGAATAAACTCGTCAATTTTCATTTTCCAATCATAGATCTCTGCTTCACTATTATTATGCTCAGCTTTGATCAACTCAAAAACAAAATGAGGAAGTTCTCCACCAATACAGGCTGTTGTTGCAATTAAAGTATTCGGATACTTTCTTACAATTTCTTCAAGCTCATTCTTTTGAGTCGGCACTCTCATAATACCACGAGAGTTAAAACCATTATACCATGCGATAGAACTAAGTTCTCTTAAGGCTCTATGTCCTTCAGTATTCTTCGCAATAAGAATGTAGTGCCAATATCTTTCAATATTGGTCCTATCATCAACCAAATAAATCTCATTGCCGCAAGCACATTTAAATTCTTTCGGAATCAAACCTTTTTCCTTTAATTCCTTTTCACACATCAGCCATTCGACATGACCGGCAACAGTCTCGTGGTCTGTCAATGCAATACCAGCCATTCCAAGTTTGTGTGCTGTTAAAATCATATCTTTTGGACGATTGATAGAATCAATCAATCTAAAATTTGAAAACATGCTATGGCTATGGTCATCAAATCTAGGTACACTATTAAGATCCATTATTTACCTCCATCAATGCCGCCGAGCTATTAAGCAGGGACATTCATTTAAGTCTTTTTTACCTCTTTATATATATATTATACCATATTTTATAAAAAAAGTCAAGGGTTTTAACGCCCCTGACTTTTCTTCTACTTATTTGATTTCTGGATTTCCTTATTGCGTCTTTCGATAGCATCCTTATTCTTTTCGATACGCTCAATCCACTCTTTCTTATTATCGGTTCTCATGCTCATTGAAATTCACCCCTAAATGGTTCTTTATCAAGGCTTAAAGTTCCAATTGTTGGAACGATGCCAGCTCCAGCAAGTAGCTGCTCTAAAACAGTATCTACATCATCAACAATTACATATGCGCTGAAGAATTTTCTGTCAATGACTTCCTGAACTGTATGCACAGCGACTGGCGGCAAGCCAAGCTCTCTGCAGCGATCCTTATAAATCTTAGGATTCCATGCGGTCAAAATTGGACAATGAAGTCTTGCAGCTTCTTTACAAGCCCAAGTAGTTTTTCCGAATCCACGCGGCATAATAATAAATTTCATTCAATCAACTCCGTTAAAAATTATTGCCATTTCTTTACTAAGGTTACAATAACCCATTCATCAATGATCTCACCCTTGGATTTCTTATCTTTCTTTACCATTTTATAAGAAACCAATTCATATCCCTCTCCTTCAGGATCACGCTTAGCCTAGTCAATTAACGCCTAGGCTTCAGCTTCATTATTGACTCTCCATTCCTCTGTCTTCTTGCATAGTTCTCCCATTATCTTCTCCCTCCCAATCTGGAACTTTTACATCTGTCAAAGTAGTAACATATTGCCATTCTCCATTATGAAGGCGGTATATATTTACTGATTCTATATCTTTTAATATAAATTCCATTATATCTCCTTAAAAGTCATAAATAGAAACAGGCTTAATCTCATACTGATCAACAATAATCTGTGGGGTAGTATTCCCTCTAAAGTGGTTTAAACTTGCCTTACCTGCAATATTTAATTTAATAGTATCCCCATCTGTATTATTAAATTCTTCAATAGCATCGGCGGCTTTAAAGAATAAATATGTCATTCGATTAAACTCAATCTTCATGGTATCACCTTTAGATCCCATAACTTTTACAGATGATTTTGGAATAGTTAAATCTTCTACAATAATGACTGGCTCTTTATTTCCTTGTCCCCAGTATTTACTCTTTTCTCCAATTGAGTAAACTAAATCATAGAGATCAGAATAGTTTGCCGGCACAACGAAATCTGCTTCATAGAAGTTTTCATTGAAGTTAATATCTTTTAATGCTTCGTTAGCATAATTTACCAGTCTATCAATATCATTCTTTTTGATACTAAAACCTGCAGCATTAGCATGACCTTCTACAAAATCTGTGTAACCACTGTAATTTAAGAAACCTTTGAAATCTTTTAACTCGCTTTCTTCACGACCGCGAATTGATCCTTTCAAATATCCGCCAGGAGTTGTTCGACCAAGCATTGTAGGCTTCTTATACTTTGCCGCGATACCCATAGCAATTAATCCTGTTAAGGTTGTTGGGACATCCAAGTCATCAGCATTTAGAATAAGAATTTTATTTTCATCGAGACAGTTATTCATAATTTGAATATCAAGTAACTCAATAGCCTTATCCTTTTCTCGATTCTAGCGAGAACGAGCATTAGTACAATTTCTTGCACTCTGCTCTGCGATAGTCTCCATAGTACCTGCGGCACCGCGTTTTGTTGATGCGATCTCATTTTTGCCATGAATAAAACTCTCAAACATGATTTCCTTTTCATGCTGAGATCCTACTCGGATAAGTGCATTGATAAGAGGAGTTACATAAAATGCTACTTTAAGCTAAGTTACATCTCCGTTAGTGTAATAGCTGTCAGTCCATGCATCTTCATAGATACCAAACATTGAGTAACATTGCTTTTTAACAACAGTCCTAAAAAATTCATTGTTGATATGAGAAAGACCATAATCACAAATAAATCTGTTTTCAGGAGTTTGCATCCACATCATATCACTAATTTCTCCGAGTGCTACTAAATCTAAGTATTTATCGCTTTCCTCGGCTCCGATCTTTTCATCGAGTGCTTGTAAAAATTTATAAACAATACCTACACCACTAGCCATTTTATTCGGATAATCTTGTGAAAGCTGATTATTTACAACTACAGCATCTTCACTATATTTCTCTGCATCATGGTGATCAAGTACAAGAATATCATAACCGATTTCCTTTAGAAGTTTATGATATTCATAATCATTACTGGAACTATCTGGTAGGACAATTAAGTCACAAATCTATCCGTCTTTTGTTAACTCCTCCATAACAGTTTCAAGACCATGTTCTTTACCTTCCGGAATATGATAACTAATTTTTACTTCCGGATAATCATGACAAACTACTTCCTGCATATAGTTAATAAATACGGCGGCAGAAGTAAATCCATCAACATCACAGTCCACATAGACTCTAATATGACTCTTATTATCAATATGCTTTATAAGCAATTCTATTGCTTCATTCATATGATCGAGTGAATAAGGATCACATAGATTGTCTTTTGTAGGCTTAAAATACCAAGAGGCCCCCTATTCGATATCTTCCGGAGTTAGGATTCCTCTATCTATGAGCAAATTCTTGGCATAATCGCTTCTAATGTCATAAGTTGTTTTTCTTATATATTTCATTAAAACCAGACTCCTTTTGAAATTAATTCTCTTGCTACCTCCGGTCCACAGTCAAAAGGAGACTGTTTCAACTTCAGCAGATGACTATAGTCGTAAGTATATCCCATGATACAATAATTACGGTATTTTTGACACAATGATTCAAGTTTTTTAACATAAGCCTCTTGTTCAGCCCATGTTTCGCCTTCTTTATCATACGCAATTAAAATACGCTCTGCACCACAAGATATTAGTAAATCAAGCTAATATTTATGGAATGTACTTCCACAAGTTGCGACGACGATATTATTTTCTTGTCCGAACATCGTTCCATATTGCATAGGACTTTTCTCGCCTTCTGCAACGATCGCCATCTTAAATTTCCTAATATTGTCTTTTACAAGATTTAATCCATATAAGTTATATTGGAGAGGATGATTGTAGGTCTTTCCTTCAATCACTACTGGCATATATTTTCCAAAAACTAAATCTTCTTCATTTAATGCCCTTCCTCTAATTCCAATAAGCCTATCGTTAATATCATAATGAGGAATGATAATTTTATTTTCAGAAATTGAATAAAGGATATTATATTTACGCATAATCTCTTCTGAAATGCCGTCATTTAGCCATTCAGGAGTAGGATTAAAAGTATAAACATTTAACACACCTTTATTTATTTCAGGCAATTCAATATTAGTTTCCTAATGAGATAAATTGTATATTGACTCATATCTTTGAGTAAAATCTGTCAGTCCAAAAGTTCGATGTTTCTTTCCGCCGCCAATCTTTAATACAATGTCTTTATAGAAATCATATGTAATGCCCAATAATTCATATCGTTTCTTGAACATTTCAATGACATTAAATGTAGAACAACAATCAGTATAACAATGGAAAGTTTTTGTTTTTGGATAATAGTATAATTTCATACTTGCTTCGGCGGCATCGGCATTATGACAAATAGTAGGAAAGATAATGGCATTATGTGTCTATTCATATCTATCTGCTCCAAGTGATGTCATAATCTCAATGATCTGTTCATCTGACAAACTTTTTGCAAGTTCAGTCAACTCACTCATTTAATCACTCCTTACAGAAAATCTGAAAACTTTTTGCCATGGACTCTCGCTCTTCTATCATCCATGTCATCAAATGCTTCTGACATATTTGTCATTAGTTCTTCTGGATCATCTGCCATTTCGCTCATATCAATCATTCCTGTATCGACTCCGTTATCTCCTTCATTCAAACTGTTGATAAAATCAATATCTTTATCAAATTCAAGATCTACAACTTGAGTAATAACCTTGAAGTTTTCAATCGGTTTCATTTCAGGAGTTGTTACGAACAAGTCTTCTGTTCTCAAACAACCGGAATCATAATAAGACCATATCCTAACACGATTCCATCTTCCGCCACGATTCTTAAACACATCTGTTACAAGAGTTGGGGCAAAAGAGAAATTCTTGATATAGCCTGCAAGTAAAGTCAATTCTTCTTGGGTTGGGCGGCTCATAATAGAACTGCAGTCAGACAAGTCATTGATTGCCTTAGATCCTCTAATGCATCTCTCATCTTTAAATCCACCCTTTGCAGCTTCTTCATTTGTCAAACTTAACTGTGTAGCTGACATAATAAAAACATTCAGCTCTTTAGCAAGATTCTTGAGAGTTGTCGTAAACAATCTTAAAGCAACATCTTCTCTAATTCCAATATCACGATACTCATTCAGCATTGCCGGACAAGAGAAAATATAGTCATAGAAGAAATGCGTTACATCAAACTCAATAGCATACTGACGAATAAGAGTTTTCATTATCTCGCCGCAAGGTTCAGGAACTTCAATCATTTCGAAATTCTCACGATATTGTTCCATGATTTCCATTGCCTTTTCGATACGAGGCATCTCTTCTTCGCCAAATAAACCATATTTAAACATATCTTCATTATAACCAGTAAGATATGCTAAAATCATTGGCTGGATTTCATCAATACTTTGCTCAGTCATAATATAAGCGACATGATAACAAGGTCCAGTTGAAACCCATTTATTACTTTTTGTATCAAACCTACAGGGATAAGCGAGATAACAGGCATCGCCAACCATTCGACGAGTTTTACCAACACCAGACGCTGCACAACGAAGATAAAATTTACCAAGTCTTAAACCTCGACAAATCGTATGATATCTTTCACCTTGTGGAGTTGCTCCGATATCTGGCTTCTCTTTATAAGAAGCAACCAAGTCTCTGATACCTTCTGCCGCATTACCCTTCTTAATTGAACCATTAAGAATATATTTCTATTCTAATCGACCTACTTCAATTCTAAGATGATTAACTAAGTCTTGAAGAGTCATATGCTCAAAGCGTTCATTGATTTCATTATAACGACTATCAATGATATTCTCACAATATAAATCGTTTGTATCTCTGCCGCTTTTCTGTAAGTCTTTGATAAAGTTTAGCTTTTTCAGCTTATTATAATAGTAATTGAAATTTTCAGGTTCGCCGGTCGCTTCACAGTCTTGCAAGAATCCTTCTGCATTCTCTTTTTCCAATAAAGCATTAGCTACCTCATTTGATTTGAGGTAGTTTAAAATATCAATCGAACGAATGACCCTTGCTCCATCACCACTATTATACAGATTATTTATCGCTGAAAAGATAAATCTATCTAATGTGTTTGGGAAGTCATTAACTTCAAACAAATATCTATCAACTTCACTGAGAAAAGAAGGATGATGCATTAGACCACCAAGAACCTAAATAATAGTATGGCGGTCAATTTTTATCATTCGTCATCACCTGTAATAGAGTTTAAATCAATTTGCTTACGCTTCTTCCTTCCGATATAATCACTCGGATTATATTTAATTTCTACTCTATCTTTCTCTAACTGTCTTTCAATAGCCTCTTCAATTTCTTTTTGTCTTTTATCCTGACTCTTATAATAAGCAGAAGCCTAATCATAAATATAAGGAATAATTCCGATTGTTTTATATTTTTCTGTGACCTTATTACCTTTTACTTCATACCACCATTTCAATGTAAGAAGTTGAGATCTATAACTCATTCCTTCTTTTTGATGCTTTTGCATTTGAGCTACATTCCAGTCGCTTACTGGCTTATCTCCATCAGGTCCAAATAAACGATAAATATAAAACCACAAAGCGTCACGATCATCATTTATTTTTTCTTTCAACTAAAGATTTTCTTCTGAAAGATGATTCTTAACGGTTGATGCAGAAATTCCAAGTTCTCTAGCTACTCGTGCCATATTTCGCCAAGCCGCAAAAAGTTCGTTAATCTTTTTGATCATTTCATCGTCAATTTTAACTCTTGCTTTTCTTACGACTTCAACCGGCGCGCCTTGATAAATATTTAAATACTTAGTAACAGATGTCGTACTAATGCCAAGTTCTTCTGCTACCTTCTTTTTGCTATTGTATTTTTCATACAATACTGGAATTTGTGCGATAATTTCATCACTGATTTTTTTCGCCATCTTATCACACCCTTCTTTTAATTTCTTATATTTATATTATACCATATTCTATATGAAAAGTCAAGCATTCGCATATAAAACGGCGGCAAATAATATGCCGCCGCTTACATCATAGCTTATCCAAGTAGTCTGCAGCCGCCGCAACCATACTACGCTCAATTGTGACAAGTTGAATTGTAGAAAAAATACGAGACAACTCTGGAGATTTGTGCAACTCAAGAAGTAATTGAAGTCCGTTACGATCCTTAAAAATTGCACTATCAGCCTGATGGATATCACCATCAAAGAAGATTCTAGTTCCTTCTCCACAACGACCGACAAGTAGCTTAATATGTTCTTCAGTTAGGTTTTCAGCTTCACTTACAATTACGATAGAATCAGTAAAGTTTCTACCTCTAATGTAAGCCATAGGAACAATTTCAAGCTTTTCCTCTTTAATCCATTCAAGTACAGTAATAATACCAACAATGTCGATAAGCGGTCCAATGAGAGGCTGAATTTTTTCAATCATATCTCCAGGCAATGCGCCAAGATCCATAGTATTTTGTGTATAAGAGTTATTTGGTACATATACAATCTTTTTAATCTTTTCTTTTTCAAGCTGGTTGATTGCATAGTGGTGAGTGCAATATGTCTTACCAGTTCCAAATGTTCCTCCGACATAAAGAATCTTATTGTCTTCATTTAAAATGGCATCAATTAAGCAAATCTATTCTGGATTACGCGGTTTGATTATACCAGAATTATCATCCGTCCAATTAGATTCAAGTGTTTTGAACTTAACTGGTTCAAATTTATCGCCATTAAATTTAAAAATACTAACCTTGCCAAGTGATGCATCATAGTCTGGCGGCGGAATAATTAAATATTCATTATAACTAAAAGCATGATCTTCACACTCGAAAGTGCCTGTTTCACAAAGTTCTGCAAGAATAGAGTTATAAACTTCTCTGCTCATATCAGAAATATTAAGATAATAAGCTCCAACATAATCGCTAATAAAAGAATATCCTTCAGTATTAACGCCAAGAACTTTTGCTCGAACTTTTAATGAAATATCATTAGTTACAAGTACACCATTGCGTTCTTTAGTTAGCTATATAAGTTGGTCATCGGCGCTTACTCCCTTTGGATCGTCAAGAGTAAATTCAATATTACTAATATTCATATTTTTAGCAATAGTGACTGCCGCCTTACGAGCCTTCTATCCAATTTCTGAATTTTGATTTTTCTTCAGATCATCAATTTCTCTTAATACACACATTGGAATAATCCAATATTCCTCTTCTCTAGTTACTACTTGAGGGTAATCAAGAAGAACATTTGTATCAAGGATTTTAACTTTCTTATCTTCCAAAAGTCTTCAACTCCTAATAAAAAAGAGGGGAAGCATAAAACTCCCCCTCTTTATAGATTTTAAAGAACGGCGGTTTTAATTTCATTTAGTGCCTGATGCAATTTTTCAACATCTTGCGGCAAAATCTCTGAAAACTTAGTAGGCTTACCAAAGACCTCTTCAAGAATCTTAGAAACCTCTTCCACCTTTCCGGCATCTGTTGCCTAAGTAAAGACAATCTTTGCCTGTTCAATTAATTCATCAAAATTAAGTTCAAGATAAGCATTATCAGCTTCAGTTGCCTGAGAGTTATGAGCTTCAGCTTCTTTATCACAAGCGGTCTGAATGGCTTCAGCAATATCATTATAACTAAATTTTACCTTTGGCTCAATATACTGAAAACGAGACTTTGCAAGGAATCTTTCGTCTCCTCTGAAGAATATGAAACGCTCCTTATTGCCTTCGTTATCAATAGGAATAAGACGAATATAACCAACAAGGTCAACCATCTTATTGATAATATCAAAAGGACGAGCAGGAAGAGCTGGAACAATTCGTGTATATTCCTTGCCAGCGTCATCCTTAAAGACTTTTTCTGTAGCATGGGAAATAAATACAATACCATAGCCAGATTTAGAAAGAGTATCGAGACCAGAGATTAGTTCTTGCTTTGCAATTTCATAACCCTAGCCCCAATTGAGTTCTCCAATACGAACTACATTATTATCAGCGCAGATCTTTCTTACGAGAAGTTCCCACATCATATCAGCAGTATCAATACAAATTGTCTCGAACTTTTCTTTAAGGGCTTCATTCTTAGAAAGCTGATTTACAACAGATTTCCAGTCTGACCAAGTTTTAATCTGCTGAACAAAAACATTGTCCAAAGCATTAGTACCTTGTTCAAATCCTAAAATCAATGATTTTGGAAACTATGAAGCCAATGTGGTTTTACCAATACCAGGGTCTCCATAAAGAAGGATGAACTTGCCTTTAAGACTACGGCTAATTCTCTGCGGTTCAAGTGCCATTAAATTTACAGCCATTTATATCCCTCCTAATATTTAGATAAAAGTCCAGTTGGGATTACCAACTGAACTTATTATCAGTCTTAGGAGTCTGAGTTCTACCCTGCGGTGCCTTTGTCTTGCTCTCCTCAATACGCTTCAAACGAGCCTGAAGACCTGCCATGATGTCGTCGGAATCATAAGCACGCTCTTCGCTAAGACCACACTCGGAACCACTTGTGATGATAAACTCACGGCAGCTAGTAGTCTTCTTACGAATAATAGGCTCACCAAAGCCCTGCTTCTCTTCCCAAGTCTCTACCTTATGAGACATATTGATTCTACCAGCGATCTTAACAGTATCGCCTTCATTCCAGTTTGCAGAAATGAACTGAACTGCGCTAGGAGAAGCTGCAATCATAGGAATGACATCTACCTTGCCCTGATAGCCAACAACAGCAACAGTAACTTCAAGTCTACCAGTTTCAATGCCTTCCTTATCTACTTCAGGCTTAGTCTTGAGAATAGTACCACTAATCTCAAATCTAGCTTCAGGAGTAAAATCTTCAAGAGAACCATTATAAACATTCAGGAAGTTAGAACGAATCTTGTAAGAACTTCTCTCCTGATTGCTTCTGGAGTCAAACCAGACATTTTCACTAAGCTGTGCGCCCTTAACAGTAATCTTAGAAGCCAACTGCGGCTGATCTTCTGGACAGGCGGCGAGAGAGGTAAGCTTTTCCTTGTAACCAACAACGATTGGATAAAGGTTGCTAACTGTACCATCTTTCTTCAGCTTCGTTGCATAAAGCTCAATAGGAATTTCGCATTCACTGAGCTATCCGTTGATTTCCTGATCCACTTTAATGGTAGCCTTACCAACAACGATATCCTTGCCGTCAGCAGTCTACTTCTCTTCAAGCTCTAGTTCTTTCAAAATACCGGTAACATCTACATTATTAATACTTGGTGTTTCATTAATATTAAGCATTCTTTAACCTCCAAACAATTACAACTATAAAGTAAATTAGGAAATCAACGGAGCGCTTAAACGCTCCGCTAATCCCTACCGACTATTAGTAATTATTACTCAGCGTCGGTGACTGCATCTGGATCGAAAGCTGCGCCAGCCTCGGTGAGGTAGAACACAGAAACTTCCTTGGTCTTGCCCTCTGCATCGGTGCGAGTCTCCTTCTCACGAACTGCATAGCCCTTGTTGCAAAGACCAGTGACAGAACCGGTGACAGAACCAGCCTTCTCAAAACCAAGCTCGGTCTGGACTTCCTTAGTTGTGAAACGAACGCCTACGCCAGCTGCCTTCAAGAACTCAAACACCTTACGAGAATTTTCAGTCATAGTACCTTTCTTAGCCATTAAAAATCACTCCTTAAATATAAGTAAATATAGTTTATTAAAATAGCGTAGTTGCTATTTTTTTACAATTTTATTATATCACACTGTGGATAAAAAGTCAAATCTCTGACTGCTTTTTATCAGGTGACATCAAATCTTTGACCATCTGTTCTGATAGGTCAATAGCTTTATTAAAAGAAATAATTAAGCCATGCATTCTAGCTGCACTATAGTGGAACGCTAGTGCGACATAATTAATTTCGGTGAGAGACAAATTAAAGTCGCCAGATAACAATTTTTGTCTAACTTTTTCATACTTTGAAGCATCTTTCCTCAATGTTTCAACAAATTCCTAAGCATCGTAATTACCAATTTTTTCAGTTGCGATACTCTCTTTGTTGTCTAGTAATGGATCGGTAAGATTATAAATCCTATCAGTTACCGCCTCAAGTGCGGCTAAAGCAGGATCCTTATTTTTTATAATAATTTCTCTTTTTTGTTCAAGAGTCATATTAATTCCTCCCTTTCTCATTTTCTATATTAAGTATATCATAGATTATGAAAAAAGTCAAACATTAGGCTTTTATCAAATCTACAATTTTTGATCCTTCAGGAAGTTTCATCGCTTTAACACCAGTTGCTTCACGAGACAATACTCTCAGTTCGCCAGTATTAAATTTCAGAGTTCCTTTGTTTGATATAACAATTATATCACAGTCTTCATTCAAAGTCAAGAATTTAACTATTTCATCGCCCTCTCGAACGCCAGAAATCCTCTTGCCTTTGATACCTCTATTGCAAACAGGGAAATCAGCAATATCGGCTTTCTTAATAAGACCATCACTGGATACTGTAACAAGATACTTACCAGTAATAATCTTGGAATCAATTACCTTATCGCCATCACTTAGCTTAATCGCTTTTACTCCGGCGGTTACTCTACCAATCGTGGTTATTGATTCTGTATCAATTATAACATAATTTCCAAAAGAAGTCAAGATTCCGACTCGCTCTTTATTCATAAAATGAACAGCGACAACTTCATCATCATCTTTAAGATTGATAGCCTTCAAAGACTTTCCACGCTTCTTCTCATATTCAGATGCACTTGTCTTTTTAATCATACCATTTTTAGTAATAAAGACAAAGTTTTCCACTTCACTCTTACGAGCAATAGTAGTAATAGTATTGATTCTTTCGCCATTTGTAAACTCAAAAAGCTGATTTACATTGATCTTACCACCGACAGGTAAATCAGATGTGGCAATAGAATACATATTACCCTTATTGGAAAATGCAAGAAGCGTACCAAGATTGTTGTCAGAAAGAGTTTGAGTTATAGCTTCTCTATCGCCAACTTTAACTTTTGATCCTTTACCGCCGCGGCGAACAGACATAAGAGTAGAAGACTCCTGTGTATAAATATTGCCGAGGTTGGTAAAGTGAATAAGAAGTTCCTTCTTTTCGATAGGTTCTGCATCTTCTTCTTCGCCGGCAAAGTCAAAATTAGTCAAACGAGTTCTACGCTCGTCGCCATATTTCTTTGCAATTTCACGAAGATCTTTCTCGATTTCTGCATAAAGTAACTTATTATCAGCAAGAATATCTTCATGCTCCTTCTTCTCAACGAGAAGTTTTGCTTTTTCATCGTCATAAGATGAACTCTCAAGATGAGTCAATTTGCTTAAAGTGAGTTTAAGAATAGCATCAGCTTGTTCTTCATCAAGAGGATACTTCTTCATCAGCTCAGATCTAGCTTGATCTTTATCATCAGAGAAACGAATTGTCTGAACTACATCATCAATATTTGCAATAGCAATAAGTAAACCATCTATAATGTGAATACGATGCGTAATCTTTTTAATGTAGAATTGATGAATTTTAGTTCTAATATCAATCTCATGGTCAAGGTGCGCCTGCAAAGCCTCTTTCCAAGAAAAGAGTTTAGGATAAGTACCATGATCAAGCATAATCATGTTAATAGGATAACAAGAATCCAAATCTGTCTTTTTGAACAGAGTTTTAATCATCTTGCTAGGATTAACACCTTTTTCAAGAACAATCTTTAGATTTGCGGTATTTTTAGACAAATCCTTAATTCCGTCTTTTGCAATACCAATAATCTCTCCGTTATTGATTCCATCAACAATCTGCTCAACAATAGTATGAGTATAAACTCCATATGGAACTTCTGTAAAATACAACGCATTTTCATCAGAATTAAACTCTACAGTTGCTCTCATACGAACAGAACTACCCAGCTTCTTGCCGTTCCATTTCATACCTTGCACAGCTTCACCACCGCCATATCGAAGAACTTCCTTAACAGCATCTGCATTAAGAATAGTTCCACCGATACAGAAATCCGGTGCGCAATAGATTTCATCAAAATCAATATCTGGATTCCACAATAATTTAATCATAGCTTCATTAACTTCTCTTAAATTAAACTGTGGAATAGAACTTGCCATAGCCGTAGCAATACCAGAAGTACCATTTACAATATTATAAAATCCTAAAGAAGGAACTACACTTGGGAATTGTTTTGTTCCAGAATAATTGTCAAACCAAATGTCTACGCAATCTTCGTCAATCCCGTCATAAAGCTGGCAACCAAGTTCACCTAGTCTCATATCAGTATAACGGGCGGCGGAAGGCTTACCAGTTTTAATATGACCAAACTGTCCCTTAAATCCCATAAGAGGATATCTCATGTTATAAGGACGAGCAAGTCTTGTTAAAAGATCATAACAGGCGGCGTCACCATGAACATAGAAATCTGCCATAGCTCCACCGACACATTCTTGAGACTTAACAAAAGGTTTCTTATAAGTATATTTACGAAGAAGCAATGAATACATACACATACGATGAGACGGCTTTAAACCGTCTCTCGCATCAATAACAGCACGATCTTGAATTGTCATGCCAGCATATGTACCAAAGCTATCTTCAACAACAGATAACATATCGAGTTCGTTCATTTTATCACTCCTTATAATAATATTATATCATATTTACTTTTAAAAGTCAAATGTTAAACATTATTATACTTACTAAAATCAATACGAGACATAACGAACTCTTTTCTTGGCTTAATATCAACACCCATAAGCTCGCAAAGTCTTTGAGCAGCTTCTTCTGAGTATATAATCTGCTCCATCTTTTGTCCGCCAGTTTTAGAGAACATTGTTGCCTTCAAGTCTGCTTCTTCAAGCTGACCAAGTCCTTTAATACGGTCCAAGTCGCCTTTGATCTTGCCCTTAGCTTTTGCGGCGGCAAGCTCTTCATCAGTATAATACCAGCTCAATGGCTGCATATTTTTATCATACGCAATATGAAGAGGACAGCGTAGCCAGTATACACGATTTTCTTGTAAAAATTGAGGACAAATTCTATAAAGGTTGGCGAGAATAAGAAGTGCAATATGATAGCCGTCATCATCAGCATCAACGCAGATAGCAATTTTTCCATAACGGAGTTTCTTTTTATCATAGTGACCAACATCAATTCCTAGAGCATAGATTAAAAGCTCAATTTCTTTATTGCTAAAATACTTTTCATCGTCATCTTCTTTTAATCCATTTAACATCTTACCACGAAGATACATTACTCCATAGTTCTTTGTATCTCGACCTGCGATAATTGCATTGCCTGCAGAGTCTCCCTCGCACACACAAAGAATAGAATCTTCACCCAAGTTCTCTGCATCAGCAAGTTTATCAAGAAAAGCTACCTTCTGCTTACGAAGTTCATTCATCTTCTTATTACGATTCAATGCGGCTTCTCTTGCTTTATTTGCAGCTTTTTCAGCATTTGCAAATTTCTTCATCATTTCAATGATAGGTCCAAAGTCAGGAGTATCAGAGAATTGAGTCAGTCCATCATCAAATGCCTGTGATGCAAGAGTACGAAGATTAGGGTTGTTAATCTTGCTCTTAGTCTGGTTTGCAAATGAAGGATTGACAACGCGGCAGTTAATCGCATATACTAATCCTTTACGAATAAGGTCTGGATCAAAGTTCTCTCCACTTAAAGATTTAATCTTTGTGGTGATCTTTGTTTTAGCTCCAGTGATAGGAGAGCCGCCTTCCGGACAATAAAGACCATTAACAAAAACATAGTCTTGAGTAGGATCTGCAGTCCACATGAAAGCAATTTCTACTTCATCAACTCCATCTGTTGCAGAAGCAAGAATCGGAGCAAGCATAAGCGGCTTTTCAACATGGTCTCGAATGAAGTCTGCGATACCATTTTCAGAGTAATATTCCTCTTTCTTACCTCCCTTTGTAGCAACAATAAAATGAATACCTCTGTTAAGGTAAGAAATATTCTTTATCTCACTACAAATTCTTTCATAAGAAAAGCCTTCTGTATCATTAACAAAAACTTCTTTATCAGGTTTAAAAACGATAAGAGTTCCAGTTTTCTTTTTATCGTCTACAACAATACCGCTATCTTTAAGATTAACTTCTCGATAATCTTTCAGGATACCTTTATCGAAGCAGGCTTCTGCAACTTTTCCATCTCTAATACTACGAACATTAAAATATTCTGAACTCATACATACAGCTGTACCGCCAATACCGTTAAGTCCAGAACTATTTTTATATGCGTTTTTATCAAACTTACCACCGGTATGACTCTCAGTATAAATTGCAACAAGGATGTTCTTCCCGTCTTTAATACCAAAAGGAACGCCGCGTCCATAGTCTCTTACTTCGATACGGTCAGTTTCCTCATCAAGAGTAATTTCAATTCTATCGCCATAACCAGCTAAAGCCTCATCAGTAGAGTTGTTTATAATCTCTTTAAGTGCCTGATAAATACCTTCAGTGTCATCTGAACCAAGATACATTTGAATACGAGTTCTCATAGCTTCTCTTGTTTCAAGATGCTGAATACTATCAATACTATAATCTTGAGCCATTTAATCACTCCTTTCTATTTATAATTTAATTATATCATAAAAAACGAAAAAAGTCAAGATATTTAGTCTTGACTTTCATTACTATTAAAAATTTTATCTAAAATATCTTCAATACAATATTTCATTCATCTCTATTTTCCTCAATCATTTTCATTGTTCTTTTCCAATCCATATCACTAAGAATATTGCCAATAAAAAATACTCCAAGAATAATTAATACATATTTCATTACTTCTGCTCCTTCAAATACTTGATTGCACTTTGTACTGCATTAGCTCCATCAGATGCAGCAGTTAGAGCTTGTCGTGTCATTTTTGTGCGACAATCTCCGGCGGCAAAGAAGCCTGGATTAAGCATACTAATACCAGTATCCAATGCGGTTATATAACCGTCTTTATTAACTACATCAGAAATATTAATATGAGCAGTATTTGGAATCATACCAATCGCGACAAAAACTCCGTCAACACTAATACATAGCAATCTTGCTTTACCATCATCTGGTACTTTACGGAACAATACTATTTTATGCTGCTCTTCGCCATCAGTAATAGAAAAGCGATTTGTTGCAATTTCATTAACGATAAAATCATAGGTAATGTGAATATTTTTAATTTTAGAAACTCTTTCAAAAGTTGCTGGTGCTGCAGTTACATTGCGGTCGCACATAATAATATGAACTTGCTTACAAATCTTTGATAGATATTCTGCTTGAGTAAAAGCCACATCACCGCCGCCAATAACAGCAACAGTTTTATCTTTATATAGTGCTCCGTCACAAAGTGCGCAATAATGAATCGGGATTCCTTCTTCGATTTCACAATTCAATTCTCTATGTCTTGCGCCAAGGGCATAAATGATTGCTTTCGCATAGTCTTCTGTACCATCAGTATATTCAACTGCGAATCCGCCTTCTACAAGTTCACTAACTACTCCTATCTCATGTTCTTCAACTTTAATTCCATTTGCTTCAAGTTGATCATGAAGTTTCATAGCTAAATCGAAGCCAGACATTGGTTCTACACAAGGAAAATTTTCTACAAGAATAGCATTACTAATCTATCCGAAGTCATATTCATCGCGTCCAACAAGTTTAAAATCAAGATTTGCGCGCTTAGCATAGAGGGCGGCAGTCATACCTGCCATACCATTACCGAGAATTATTAAGTCTTTCATCGTCTACCTCCTCGAATAAAGATAAGCCATCTTCAATGTTAATTGATTCTCCATTATAACCTATAATTGTGCCGTCACAATCTGAATCTTTGTCAATTAATCCCATTTCATTAAGAATCTTATCAAGTGATGATAAAGCTTCTTCAGAAAAATCAATATGCTTCACTGATTATCCCCCAAATCAATTTCATAGTCTGGTAAAACACGAATTCCCTTTAAATCTTTTTCAAGAGTGCTTTTTTGAAAAGGAAAACAACCGCAATGAGGTTCTATATTTGCTGATACCATAAATATTTCAGTAACTACATCATAAGAAAAATTACTGTCAAAAATTACTGCATTAGCCCTGCGGCCGCGAAAAGAAATCACTTCATCATTCATTAAATAAATGTCAATCTATTGATGGATACCTCTATATTTAATGGCTTTCTCAAATTTAATTTTATTAAAATTTAATTCATTTGCGTCAATTTCTTTTTCAAATATAGCCATAGATTCTTTATCCTTGCAGAAAATATTAACAGTAAAAGGCTTAGGATACCATTTAAATCTATCCATTAAGTCTTCAAATATCATATCATTTAAATATCTCATTATCTATTCTCCCAATAATTAGATTCTCTCTGTTGCATCCTGATCTCTTTATCAACGATTTGACTTAATCTATTACGCTGTTGGATATCATAAGCCTTATGTCCGCAACATGGACACTTAACATACCAGCTATCTCCTTCTCTTTGATCGCCACAATATGTATATTCGGTCTTATCTGCCTTACCAATCCAGCCGCAATTAAGGCATTCAAAATATTTATATTCTTTAGTAACTTCAAGATTACCCTCAACTATTGTTTTCATTATTGTCCTCCATTTTTTTTCGATGTAAATAATCTAATGTCATTCCCTTGGCAGTATCGCAATTATAATAATCTCGACAGGATTGACAAAATAGATTATATCCCTCATTCTGACACTTATAGCAATCGCCACATCCGGGCGCACCGCCATTAACTTCTGCAATTAAGCAAGTCTTACAAATACAGTGGTGACAAAATTTCTTAACATTGTCCTCATGCTCTTTTTGAATTTCAATTGCTCCCATTAATCCAATCCTCCAATCTCATTGCTTTTTGATTACAAGATGCTAAATTAACTCCAAGTAGTTCATCATAAACAGGTGAGCTATCTGGAATAAAACGCCCAAACTTAACTATAATATTATCTCTGCCATCAAAAAGCCATAATTTATAAAGTTTTCCTTTAATTTCTTCAGGATAATACCCAGTATAAATTACAATATCATCCTTGCTTTTCTGTCTGAATTTCTATATAAAATCAAACAAATATAAAAAGTCGTCAAAAGGTTCAAGTCCTCCTATAACAACTGCCTCTGTAATTGAATTATTTAAATATCTTTCAATTACTTCATCATACTCAACTTCGATAGTAGGTGCGGCGGCAAGAGAAGAGTTCTAACATACAGGTCTTCCACATTCTTTATCGCACTTAAAACTACAAGAAGGAAAGTTAATAAACATCGAAGGCTTCTTGTAATTTACGAAATCTTCATCAATTATTCCTTTTATTAGCATTAACTTCCTCCTAAATTTTCTCCATAGCAGCTCTTATATTTTCAGTTGAAACTGCATGAATTAATGGTATTTCACTATATTTATCAATAACTTTCTCTTCTTTAGAATCTCCTCCAAATTCATTAAACCAATCTTTCCACGCTTTTGTAATAGCTTCTTTACTATATATTCTTCCCATACGGTCAGGACCAGAACAATCCATTATGCTCATTCTAACAAGTGTCTTTTTCATTTCATCTTCTGAAACTTGGGGAGGATTAAATTCCGCAAAGGTATTTAACCATTCAGGTGGATGTTCTGGCACAATAGTGGTATTTCTCATGGCTTCTAATATATTTTCATCCTTAAAAAGTTCTTCAAAAAACTTTTTCAATTCTTCATAATCATTCGTACCCATATTCATGATCAACCTTCCTTACTATAGCTTCCATCCCGCATCTTTTAGCAATATCAATCATTCCTTTTGTACCGCGAGATTGTCCATCCCAAAAAGCAAAAAGTATTGCCTTATCAGAATCCTTAATAGCATAATCAGCCATTTCCTTATTCCTAATCATTCCTGCTGCCTTACCATAGGTATCCCATTGAGCATGGAAGACAGTCAATTTTAACCCATAAGATTTAGCTAACTATTCGCCTAAACTATCTGCACCTCTTGCTCCGCCAGAAATGATCTCAACATTTTCTTTAAGAATACCGCGGCTCATAAAACATGAAACCACGGTATCCTCAACTATGTCATAATCGTAAAAATTGCGCGAACCGGCAATAATTACTTTAATCATTAACATTCTCCCATCTTCTCATGGTATATTCCTTCCTTCTAGCCTTTGTCCAAGTCTTAATTGGAGTGTAGAAACCTACAACTCTAGTATACTCGGTTGCAACTGGCTTACCACAAACAGGGCAGGTCATACCATAGAAAGCATGATTATCTTCGCAAGCCTGAATTTTTGTATTAAATGCGAAATATGTAACACCCTGATCAGCGATATACTCAACCATCTTACGAGCAGTTTCATAATTGTTGAAAGGCGCATCAATATTCGCATGAAGAATAGAACCGCCATTGCAGAATCCATCAAACATAGCCTGAACTCTGACACGCTCTTGAAGAGTAGTTTTAATACCAAGCGGCATAAACTGATTACCATAAAGAGGAAGATCATAAATATCTGCTGTTGGATAGAAGAACTGGTCTTTCTTCATAAGTTTAGCGGCAGCGTTCTCGCCAGGGATCTGTTCGGTATTGATCTTATAATCAAACTTACCTTCTTCAAGGAAAGCATCTGCAACAGATCTCATTGTTTCAAAAATCTTCTTACCAAAATCTGCAGCCTCTTGAGTATAGAAAGTATTACCCAGCTTATCCTGATAAGTACAGCCAAATTTCTTCATTGTCTCATAAATGCCAATGAAGCCAATGGTATTATACAAATGCTCAAAATCAATAAGTCCATAGCTAAAATTAGGAAGAAGTCCTTTTTCAACATTACGCTCAATAATGTGACGAACAACATGAAGAGAACGAACAACACAAAGAGTTCTATTCTTAAGTTCTTCCAGATACTCTTCTTTACTATTTGTATCAAGAGCAAGTCTTGCAAGGTTAATTGTATTAACTTTAACAGAACCAACCTTCAAAGCAGTACCACCAATAGAGTTGAAATATCCAAGATCACGAATATCGCTCTTAAGGCGGCAACAATTAGACAAGCTAGAAACATTGTCATCAATGAATAGATTGGAGTCGCTCCATCTCATATTATGTTCAATAGCCCAACCTGCAAAATCTTCATCAAGGAACTTGCCATCTTTTCTGACAAGTGAAATTGTAGAAACAGGGAAGGTGAACATATTTTCTGAACGAATATCTGCCATAACTTCCATATATTTCTTCTGGAAGTCAATGATTCCCTCGATATCATCAATCATAAAAGAACCATCAGGGAACTCAGAGCCGCCAAATAGTGCTTCGAGATATTCTCTATCAAAAACAGAGGTATTAGTAAATGCAGACTGCTGCCCATCTCTTACGCATGGCTGATTGACAGCATAGATAAATCTCTGGATATTCTGGCGACCATAGACATCTTCATTACCGCTTGACTTAATTCCAAGATAGTTTTCATCGACATCCTTTTTCCAGAAATAATACATATAAGGAATAAGGTTAGGTAGACCGACTGCACCTGAAGTTCTGTTACTTGCAAAGTTAATAAACTCCTTTACAAAATCAACAAAAGTTGTCAAGTGCTTAGGCGGCTTAGCATTGAAAGAATCTTCAAGGAAATAAAGTCCTTTATTCGCCAAATCTGTTAAATCATATGCAAAACAATAAGATTTGAAAGTAGATGTATCTGCGTCGTGCATATAAATTTCGCCCATCCATTCACGACGGAGCCATTCATTTGCAGCTTTGAAGCCATATGCCTTCTACATTTCAAAATAAATCTTCTAAAAAGCCATAACTTTTCTGTGAGGTTTTGGCATTTCAGAAAGAAGGGTTACAATATCCTTGCGTCTTACATTACTATTTGAATCAATAGAACTATCTGCAACAACAGCTTCACCGATAAAATTATCCATAAATTCGCCATATGAAAGCTGTTCATCACCAGCACCATTTAATGTAGCAAGTTCTGTACCAAATTCATCTTGTAACTTGTTCCACTAAGTAGTGAAGTTTTTATTCCTTTTACCAATATTACTAACATTATACTGCATTTAATTCACCTCTGATTAATCCATTCTACGGCGGCACGAAAATCCATAATCTTTCCATTAACTTCGAGCATTGGCGCTTCATGCCAACCTTGTGATTTCATAAAACTTACATCATCACAAACACTGTAGTTAATGCCGGCTTTCGCAAGTTTCTTTTCCAGAACCTAGCATCGAGGACAGTGCGTAGAATAAAGAGTAATTGATTCCATTAGCTTCACTCCTTTCATCTTATTTTATAATTTTATTATACCACATTCTTTCTTAAAAGTCAAGTGATACATTTATTAAGTAAAAAATGAGCGATTCGCCTCAAATGAATTGATGAACTCATTTTGACCGAATCGCTCGAATAGTATTAAATTGTAGCGGTAAAAGAACCATGAATAGATACTTCTTGCTTTCCCTGAACAGCATATCTATCTGCGAGATTATTGCCGACAGTAGTAGCGTGTCCTTTTACTTTTTGAATTTTGACCATTGGCATTTCTTTTAATAGCGCGTAAATAGCCTTGATTGCAGTAAGATTTTCAATAGGCTCATGTTTTCTACCGCGAGTCCAGCCATTAGCTTCCCACTTTTTAACCCAGTCATTAAAAATGTTTACACAATAAGCTGAATCGGAAAAAACAGTTGCATTAGAAAAAGGAGTAAAATCTTCTCTTTTCTTTAACCAAAGAAGAGCCTGATAAATTCCATATAGCTCCATTGCATTATTAGTAGTTTCAGGTTCGCCGCCATAGAATCCACAAATACGACATCCACAATCATCGTAAACAATAGTGGACCATCCGCCGGCAACACGAACATATTCTCCATTGACCTTTTTCATTGTGGCGGCGCCATCAGTATAGATATTAAAGTTCATTCTTTACACTCCTCTTTCTTCAAAATGTTTACAACTATCATCTGGTTTAAAACAAGGAATACCACTTGTGATTATTCCATAACCTTCACCGCCAGTAGGATAAGCATTGAGATTTACCCAACCAGTTGAAATTTCTTGCTTCCCATAAAAATGAAAATAATCAGTTATATCTTGACGGACGGCGGCGGAACAACCTACATATTCGGAGTTCGCTGCTTTTCGAGCATACTTACAGTCTCTACATTCTTTCATTAGCCTTCTCTCCTTTCTAACTTTCTATTTATATCATATCATAAAAAATAAAAAAAGTCAAAAATTTAAGGGGTAGAAACTAATCTACCCCTTTTATTACTTAGTATCCCACTTCATCATTTCTTCATAGATTTCATGAACATAACTATTTCCGTTTAATAAGGTATAAACTTCATAAAGACTACATAAGTCTTTTTTAGTATTACCCGGAAGTATTTTTCTGTCTTTATATTTTTCATAGATATAGGTTATTTCATGTCTTAATGAAGCTCTTGTGGCTTCTTGATCTTTTTCAATATCTGATTTTAAGCCAACGAGTAAAGCTTTTACTTCTTCAACTTTATCAGTAACAATTTGTTCAGTATGCTCTTTATAGCTTTTCTTAAACCATTTCATTGGTAATTTAAAGATGATGCCAATAAGAGTACCAATGACGATTATCGCACTACAAACTGAACCAATTACGGTAATAACCTAAATGGCCTTATCCATCTTCTCACCTCCGTTTCAGCAAGTCATTGTGAAATTGCGTGATGACACGATACTCCATTTTTGTCAACAAGCTCTATAGAGTGAGATTGTCATAATCCCAATAAGGGACTCTAATAAGTGGTATACCTTTTGCTAAACAATAAGCATTTTTTCTTCTATCTCTTTCCTAAGCTTTTCTAAAGTCTATAATTGTTTTCTAATATCTTTTAACCCACTTAAAGTGCTGTTCTCCATCATACTCGATTAAAGCTACTAATTTACCTTTTGAATAAATAGCAAAGTCAAATCGTAATAAATGTCCGCCATAGTTTTTAAGGTCTGGAAAACTTACTTCTTTCTTATAAGTAATTCCGCCGCACTATAGAAGTTTAGCGATTTTATCCTCGCCTTTGCTCACAAGTCGTCTCTCCTTTTGGGCGGCTTCGGCATTGGAGGAGGAGGCGGTGGGAAGAATGGCTTAGGAGGTTTAGGTAGCGGTTCTCCTTTATAATAAGGGGAATAAGGAACTTCTCCATCAACAACATGATAAGTTGCAATATGATATAGCTGTCTACCATGTTCATCAATAGGAATACCATATGGATATTTTCTCTTTAATTTTGCAATAGATTCGTCAATGGTTTCTCGATTCCATTCATATAAGTCGCATTCCAGAGCCGCAGAGAAATGAGTCGTATTAATAACATCATGATGTCTAGGCTTCATCCATTCGGTTGGTGCCTTGGCATTAATAATAATTTCTCTCCATTCCATTAAATTAAGCTAAATGGTCTCTAAAGAATCTTTGTTAAGTTCATAAGGAACACGATAAAATGCTTCTTGGCACTTCTTTAGTTCGTAAAGAGAACTCTCTTTATCATAAACAAGCTAAATTAAAATAAAATATTTAGTATCCTTATAAACAACATTAACAAAGTTAATTCCATTGAACTTAGCCCCAAATAATTTTCCAACATTATCACTATTGTCGAAAATTACTTCGGCTGGAAAATAGTCTTTCTCATTCATTAATGGGAAACCATCAAATCCCGGAATCGTTACATAGCGCTCTGTCAATTCAAAAGCAAATGCAGGATCGCCAAGATCATTCTGAATAAGAGTTGCAGTTTTCAAATAATCTTTCTTATACTTGCACATTTCAAAATGTTTACAAGTAAAGCACCTTGGTTTGACCTGTGTATGAGCTGGCGGAGCAGGCGGCATATATGGAGCCAACATCGGAGGGTTCTTTACAGGATGTACCTTTTCTCCAGGCCAGCCCAACCCTGGAGTATCAACACCAGGTGGTGGTGGAGGAAGAAAGTCCCAACGAGGTTCCACTTGATAATCTCTCATCGCTTTCACCTCACAATAAAAAAATAAGAGGAATAGAAAACTATCCCTCTTAATTTAATGTATTTTATTGTATAGGTTTATCTAAGGTTTTAATTAGCAATTTGATCGTATAGACAATCCTCGGCTCTCTTGTCATCTCTCCAAGTCTTGATAATACCGTGGCGAAGACTGAAGCCACCATCAATATGCTCGGTCATCATTCCACTAAGCTCAGCGACCTTACCCTTCCACTTCTCAGGCTCAGTAACGATACCTTCTCGAAGAGCTTCTGTAATTCCCTGCATCCATGCGATTTTAACCGGAACGCCATCTTTTAAAACGGAGAAAGATACAGAACCTGCCCATCCATAGAAGTAATATTTTGTAACAGGTTCAACAGGAACTCCATTGATATAGTCCTTAAACTGACTTGTGGAGTACTTCTGACCAGTCTTTGTATTCTCCCAGTAAGGCCATGTCGCAAGCAGCTCAGGAGTCTTAGCTGAATGAACTCTTGTTGCGGGCGCATAATCGCCATCAAGAAAAGCGTCGATCGTTTCTTCGAGCTCTCTCTTCATTTTAAGAGTCATCCAAGCTGTGCGCTTGCCGGGAAGATATTTGCAATCCTTACGAGTGATAACGATTCCTTCTCCGCCGGCGGCAATAACAGAGCCGAAAAGATCCCAAAGTTCAGGACCTTCAAGATACTCTGCGATTGAAGTATGTTCATTCTTAAGAACATCAAGCAGCTCATAGTTAAGATACTTTTCAATTCTTTCCTCGAACTTAATATCAATCAGAGACTTTCCCTTATATGCAAGAACATCAAAAACATAAAAATGAAGCCATCCGTTAGTCTTCTGTCGTTCGATGCACTTGTCTTTCAGACAGCCAAGAACAGAAGTAACTTTACGGCTGCCCTCATTGTTCGGGAAGTAGATTTCTCCTACCAAAACAGTGCCATTTGGTACACAAGAAAGCTCTTCACAAATATGAGGAATCCATTCTGCCTTATCAGCAAATTCACCACTAACACCTGCATCACGACTTCTAAGATGAATTTGTCCATCCATGTCTTTAATAATCATGCTCCAGAAGCCATCCATTTTGCGGCTTCCAAGATAGTTATGAGATGTAGCAAGTTCTTTTGCTTTTGCGGTTCGATTACCTTTAAAACTTGAAGTAAAGCTATAATATTTCATAGCTTTCATATTCCAAAAATCATAGTTATCAATCAAAATCTCCATTGTTTTCCTCCTTTATTTTTCTAATTATATTATATCACAATTTTCCCATAAAGTAAAGTTTTCCGTTTTTCAAATTTTTGAGTTCCTTAATATCAATAAGAGGATTATCATCTACAATAAAAATAGGATTGGTTTTAGATTTTGTTAAAGCCCAACGATAAAATCTAAATTTATCAAATTTTCCAGACCATTGGAAATTTTTATTTGAATTGATATGTGCGATAATTATAGCGCGAGGCGGCACATCGACATAGGCATAGTCACCAACTCTAAAGTTAATATATGGATAGTTTGTTGTATTATACTGATTCATGTGATCTAATCTGGCTTCATGATAATAATCTCTCTTTCCAAGAGGAGCCATACCTTGAGAAAATCCTCCATGACCAAAACTACCATACCATTCCATTTCTCCAATTATATATGGTTGAATAAGATTATTTTTATTGGCATAATCAATATAATCTTTAAGAGTTCTTTTCGGACCTTTTTGCTGATGCAGAATTTTATAATCATGATAACATTCATCCCATCGTTCTTTAGATAGCTCTCGCACATCTTTGAACGCATAATTCCCAATAACAGAATGGTGCAGGGCAATAAGTGTAGGAGAAATATCATATCCCCAAAGTGTTTTACATTCTATTTTGTCAAGAATATTTGCTCCGCCAACCGTTAAATCAAAACATTCGGTATTGTCTAGGCCATCATGTTTTTTAATGTATTCATTAATTACTTCTGCGACGATCTTGCAATCATCTTGATTCGTTCCCATATAAAGCATTAGTTTTCTTCCTCTCCAATCCAAGTCTCAACAAATAACTTAGCCTCTTGATTGAGTTCGTCAAGTCCTCGACTATTATCTATCGTAATATCATATTGATAATTTCTTACATTATCATCTGCATGATTACCATAGGTAATTGATTCACCACGCTGTACTAAAATTGTAATAGCATTGTAGTCTTTAACAAATCGTGCTATTTCCTCTGGCTCGCGGCAATCAATAAAAACAGCATCAATTTGTCCGATAAAGTTAAAAGCTTCAAGTGTTTCTTTAATATTCTAATACGGAACATCCTTCCATCGAGTTAAAGCATCTTTCAAATCAGAAAGAAATCTTCTGTCGTTTAATGACTTGCCGCCGTCCCAGCCGAAATGTCTAGCCATTCCCTTTACATAATCAATAGTAGATACAATCCTTATATCGTATCCTTCCTATTCAGCAATAGTTTCAACCATTTTTTCAAAAGTGGTTTTTCCTGAACCGCCTGTTCCATTTACAATAAAAATCTTCATTCGCTATCCTCCATAAATTCCTCATAATTATAAGTATATAAGGGATGATAAATTGTATTTTCTCCAATTATAATATTGTAGTCATTTGGAGCATGATAACGGTGCATATAAGGATTTAAATTTGTTTTAGTCCATTCAGCGGCTTCTTCTGAATCTACTTGATAAAGGAAGATTGCAGGACTGTCTTCTTCAATATCTTTCTTAAGAATAAAGTCATAACACTTAAAATCTTTTTCAGTGCCTGAAAGTTTAAAAAGTATTACTTCTTTAGGGATATAACCTATTTCTACAAAATCTGTAGTATTTCCAAGAGGATACTGATAAAATTTATAAATAGGTTCTTCAGTATCTACTTGACGATAATGCTCTTTTTCTTTTTTACAATAAAAATTAAATAATTGATTGATTTGTGATGGAGTAAATCTTTCAACTGGATTTACTATTGATAAATGCTTAGATTCTTCAGGGATGGGAGTTACATTATAAATAGGATGAAATCCCCTAATATATATGCCTTTTTTCATTTTCTTTAATTTCTTTTTACCAATTGGAGTAGCATCGGAATAAACCTTCTTTTGGTCATTAGATTCAGGCATATATGAGAACATTTCTGGCTTTACTGTTGTTAATGGAGACAAACTTAAAATAAGTTTATATGCAAGATAATCATATGTCTCATTTTCAATTTCAAATATAATTGGATACTTCATTTTAATAAGGTGTCCATAATTTCTTAAAAAGTTATTGATAAAATTTAAGATAGCTACATCAGTATCTTTAATAGGATCTTCCATATGAGGACCGTCAAATCTATAACGATTTATAATCTCAAGATAGTTTCTGATAAGATTTGCTGTCATTAAAATCCCTCCATTTTCAAAATTTTCTATTTTTAGTATAACATAGAAAAGTCAGAAAGTCAATTTTTTGATAATGAATAAGGAGTGAAAATAATGAATTTTCAATATAAATTAAATAAGCATTTACTTGGTAGAAACGCGGCGTAGTTGGTTTTTGAAATCAACTCATTGCATAGCGGCGTGTCTATATATAGAAAAGATGCCACTACTTGTATTAACGCGAAGTCTCTGGTGGGAGTTCTTTCAGGTTATTACAAGATTGGAGACATTATTACAGTATATGTTGATAATGTTGAGGATTTGAGCAGAGTAAAGGAAATATTAAATGAATATGGAACTGAAGTGTGAGTTCTATTAGGAGGCGAAATAATGGATTATCGTATGTATTCTGGGGGAGCCCCAGCAGGCAAAAATGTAATTCCATTAATCAAGGAGTCTTTAAAAGCACAGGGAATTAAAGTAGATGGTCCCCTTAAAATGGTTGCATTTGAAGGCTCTAGTGGAACGAAATTTAAGCTCAATTAGCATGAAGAAGAGACCGCTATCCCTTCAACAGGAAGATTTGTAACCCCTTACGCAGGAGACCGTTTTATGCCAGTTTACAATCTCATCTTCACTGAAGCATTTAGCGGCGACATTTACTACATTATTTAAGAGGTGAGATTAAATGGAAGGATTCTTTAATCCGTTCGTCGGCGGAGCTGGCGGTGGCGGCGGCGGTGGAGTCGGACCACAAGGCCCCAAGGGCGATAAAGGTGATAAAGGTGATAAAGGTGATAAAGGTGATACTGGTAATGGTATTGCTTCTATCGTTCGTACAGGTAGCGAGGGCAATCTCGATTCCTATGTAATTAATTTTACTAACGGCAGTACATTTTCTTTCACCGTAACTAATGGTTTAGATGGAGCGACTGGTGCGACAGGACCAAAAGGTGACAAGGGTGATAAGGGAGACACTGGTGAACAAGGCCCTAAAGGAGATACCGGTGAACAAGGTATCCAAGGTATCTAGGGAGAACAGGGTGTCCCAGGTGTAAATGGAAGCAACGGTGCCGATGGTGTCGATGGTGTTTCAGTTACTGGAGCCTCTATTGATGCTCAAGGACACTTAATCTTAACTCTTAGTAGGGGCGCGGCAATTGATGCCGGTCTTGCAAAGGGTGAAGATGGTACTTCTATTACTATTTTAGGTAGCTTTAATGATTCTTCTAGTCTTCCTTCTTCAGGAAATACTAAAGGAGATTGCTACTTAATTGATGGAGACCTTTGGGTTTATACCAATAGTTCAAAAACTGGATCTGTTAATGGATTTGAAAATGTTGGTCGTATTCAAGGTCCTGCCGGTAGAGGTATTTCTGCAGTTGCAATTAGAGATGGAAATCTCTATGTTACTTTTACTGATGACTTAGCAAATCCAGTTTACATCGGTCCAGTAAAAGGAGAAAAAGGTGACACTGGTGAGACCGGTCCACAAGGTATTCAAGGTATTCAAGGTATTCAGGGTGAGCAAGGTCCTCAAGGAGAGTAGGGTATTCAGGGTATTAAGGGTGATACTGGTGTTGGTATTACTTCAATTACAAAAACTTCTACCTCTGGATTGACTGATACTTATACTATTACCTATAGTGACAATACATCAACTACCTTTACAGTAACTAATGGTGCCAAGGGTAATGCTGGTGAGCAGGGCGAAACAGGTAATGGAATTGTTTCTATCTTGAAAACGGGAACATCTGAACTCGTTGACACCTATACAATTACCTATACGAATGGTGGCACAGATACTTTTACAGTAACTAATGGAGCTAATGGAGCTAATGGAGCTAATGGCGCTGATGGTGCAAAAGGCGATAAAGGTGATAAGGGTGACAAGGGTGATACTGGTAATGGTATTGCTTCTATTACTAAAACTGGAACCTCTGGACTTGTTGATACTTATACTATTACTTATACAGATAATACTACAAAAACATTTACAGTTAAGAACGGTGTTTCTGTTACTGCTGCTTCTATTGTAAATGACGAACTTATCTTAACTCTTAGCGAAGGAAATCCAATTAATGTAGGAAAAGTAATTTTGAGAAGCACTCAAATTTCTTTTGTATTAAGTTCATCTAATTGGACTCGTCTTTAGGATGGATCTTATCAATATGTTTATAGCAATAATAATATTAAAGCAGACAGTTTTGTTGATGTCGGTCCAGCTCTTGGTATCACTTAGGACCAGCTCAATGCTTTGCTTGGTACTAAATTAACCGTTGCTAGCCTTGCTAATGGCAGCATAACTCTTGTTGCTTACGGCGAAGCTCCAAATATTGATATTCCTATGCTTCTTGTTATTGAAGGTAGTTATCAGGAAGTTACTCCTGTTATCACTGTTGATGATACTTTAAGCAAAGTTTCTACCAATCCAATTCAAAACTAGGCAGTAGCTAATAAGTTTGAAGAGCAAGACAATAAAATTGATTCTCTTATGGAGACAAAAAGCAACAATTTACTTACTTTCAATACTGTTACTGCAGGTTCAGGTTATACAGCAATAAAGCGTTCAGATGGTTCACTTGCTATTTCTGCAGACGGTACTTAGAGAGGTAGCACTGGAACTGTTACACTTACAAGTGACACAGTTTTGCCGCCTGGAGACTATGTATTCTCAGGTTGTAAAGGAGGCTCTTCTTCTACATACTATATGAATCTTCGTAAAAAGGGTGGCGCTGTTATTGCTGTTAGTTTTGACGATCCTACGCCTTTTACCTTGGCTGAATCTACTGAAGTTTCTTTGGAAGTTGTCGCTGTTGGTGGCGTGACTATGACAGATAGATTATTCTATCCGATGATTGTTAGCGCGCTAGTTGATAATCCAACCTTTGATCGAGAAGATGCTGCAAGCCATCCTATCGTAGTAGTAGGTCATGATAAAGTAGATGTTGTTTTTGGTCGTAAGGATTATTATTTAGTTTAGGTTACTGTATTGAGTAGAAATACTCCTGGCTAGGTCATTAAATTCGCTTATTATTGGGTAGAAAGAAACAGTGGAGTAGATCGTGCTACAGTAATTTTTGACACTACAAGTGGACCAGAAGGGGCTCCAACATTCAGCAAATATTATGATGAAAATGGCACTCCTTGCGTTAGAATTTCAGATACTTATAATAACAGAGATATTGTTGCAACTGTTATCGGATATTAAGGAGGGGAGTGAATGGGAGCAATTTTACACTTGCCGCAGGGCGGCGCTCAGATTGTTGTTGTTTCTGAAATCCCTGAAGTTCCTATTCCTGGCGAAGATGCAACAACTCAAGAAATTCTAACAACACTTGGAACTTATACTCATGTTGTTGCTCCAGACGGAACTTATAGAACAATCGAAGATATATGGGCAGATTATGAGAGTTGGGAGACAACTGCAGGTAACGGAGATATGGTACTAATTAATGATCAAAAGCATAATGGATTGAATTTCCAGCCTCAATCTAGTTAGCATCCATATACAGTCAGCTTTATGTATATCGACCGCGTTATGAATTTTGCTTCAAAAAGAGTCATTGGGCAAGCAAGAATTAGTGAAGGAAGCTGGGGTAATACTGTTGTTAAAATTCATATTATCCCTTATTCTATTACTTCAACTGTTGATAGTGATATAACTAAAGTTAAGAATTATCTTGATGGTGGAGCGGCAAACGGTATTGTTACTTTAAGTTTTAGACACAATGGCTATGGTCCTGCTAATGATGATGTTGGAATTATGCTTGGCGAGCTTGCTTCTGCAGGTCGTTATAAGATCGCGATTTCAATGGAATCTGACCAAACGAATGTTTGTCCTTCAATTTACGAATTAAATTTCCGTACTTATTAAAGTCTTGACTTTTCTCGCAAAGTATGGTATATTTATTATAATGGGGTGAAAGAAATGCAAAATATTAATGTCCCAGTAAGAAAAAAGAAGAAGAGCATTGAAGAATTTTCCAAGTTACTTCTTCGTATGATTGTAGGGCTTACTATGGTTATTACTTTCTTTTGTATTTTCTTTTGCTTTAAATTTGAAACAACCGAGCCTTTAACTTATCTCGTGCCGTCAGTTTTCACAGAGCTGGCGGCCGGGACTGGCTTTTATTATTGGAAAGCTAAGTCTGAAAATAAGATTAAGATTACACTCGGTGCTATTGATGATTTAAGGCAGAAAGAAGACTTAACAGAGAATGAAGTAAGAATTATGGAAGCTCTAATAAATAGTTTGGGGTGAGAGAATGAAGAAAAATATTCCTGCAACCCCACAATATTTGGACTTTCTTAAAGAAGCTGAAAGTATTGATGATTTAGGAATATGGCTAGGCGGCGCAACGGTCACTGGTACTTATGAGTTTAAAGTTGGTGAAGATGAACCTGTTCTTTTAACAGGTGAAGATACTACCAATTTTGTAGCTCCTGACCTTGCAGCGGCAGAAAACGAGAAATTTAAGTTTCTTCGTACTAGCGATCATAAATTTTTATGTTAGAAGGAGGAATGATAATGGCAGAACCAAGAGAATTTTATTTTCCTCTCCAAGATAAAGCTGCTGATATTGATAGAGTTCTCCATGATTTAGTTGGAATTACAGATGCCGAAAATAGCATTGGTATGTATGTAAAAGTTATTGAACAAGAAGGAAAACCTCATTTCTGGTTTGGAGAGGGCGGCGAGAAATAGAAACCTATTGAAGTTGATAGTAGAGAGGTTCCAGTTGGAGACGGATAGGAATGGGTTGAGCCATCTGAATGGTATGCATAGGTTGGATTAAGCGAATATCGTATTGAAGATCATCCCGGAGTTGGTTATGTCTTAAAAAATGTTAATTCAAAACCTTAGTGTAAAATATGGGGCGGTTTTAAATAGGATGGCGTAATACATTATTTTACTTAGGAAGAATATGAAGAGTATTTCTTGTCATATAGTAACGCTTAGTATAAATATGCTAATATTCGTCCTTTAACGGATGAATAGATAAATGCAATTAAATCTCTTGTTTAGAATCCAGATTTTTTTGATTAGTTTAATATTACTCATTACTGTGGACCTGCTAATTTTAATTTTACTACTGCATATAGTGTAAGTGGTGTGGAATATGTAAACTTTCTTGAAGAAGATGGAATATTGAAACTTTAGCTTACATCTTTAGCAGTAAATTCAAAATGGGATTCTTCAACTTAGACATATATTTATACTTTAGTTTCAACATTAGAAAGTTTTAATAGCCAAATTTTATTGGAATTTTCATCAGATAAAGATCTTGTACTTAATTTTGATTGTGAAACTAAAGTAACTGGTGGTGGTTCTCTTTTAGAGTATATAGATACTGTCACAACAGAGATAGAAATTCATAGAGAAGATTTTTATATTGATGAAACCAGATATTTTGGTTCTGAATTTACTTAGAATCCTTATTATGCTTCTTAGCTTGTCTTTGGTAATGATCCAAAAGGTAATTTAGGTTTTAATAATAGTTGCAATTTAACTTTAAGAGGAAAGGCAAAAATTATTGGAGATGACTCCTCTTGGGCTCATTTCGCTCATAATTCAAAGATTGAGCTATACGATAATTCTTCCATTATAGGTAAAGAAAATGGATTGTTGATTATTGGCGGAAATGCATCTGCGTTAATCGGCTAGAGAGGAATGAGTAGTAACTACAAAGGAAAACGCCATTTAATATCCAAACACTCTTCTGCTCCAAATCTTCTAATTGGAGAATATGCTTGGATTGATGCAGAAGGAACCGGATATCTAAGTATAAAAGACGATTGCGATTTATTTATGGAAGATCATGCATGGTTTGCAATGTCAGGAGAATCAAGGGTAAGTTTAGATGGCTATTCTAGACTTCATATGTCAGCCGGCTCACCATATGCTAAAAGAAATCCTTGCAGCAACCAGGTCGTAGCAGATGATCATAGATTCATTTTTTAGAGTCTTTTTGAACAAGCAGATAATGAACATATAAGAAGTGGAGATATAAGTTCTCCTACGATTTTCGAAGTAGGAAGCCAGTATGATCCTGTAATGAAGCATTATCGTTCTTAGGCAGATGTTCCATATATCTCATAGGCACATAAGTATGTTTCAGAATCTGAATATATGTCAACATTTAAGACAGATTTAGATAATAGTATTGTTTTCATAAGTGTCTTAAGGGATTATTGGTATAGTGATCTAGATCCATTAAATAATCAGTTACAGGCATTACTTCCTGATTATAGTATTAAAAGGTATTATTTATTTAGTGACTAGAATGCTCTTGATAGAGTGTTAAATTTCTTAGATGAAAACCCTTCATATAAAGAGTAGTTAACCGATTTTATTGAAAGATAGCATCCTTATTTTACTGAAGAAGAGTTTAATTTATTTGAGAGTTTTTCTTCAAGTCCTTATTTTAATTATTCTTCAGTAAAGTCTTTAAATCCGATAGCAGTAAAACAAGATCCTTCTTTTGTCAATACCATTAAGTAGCTTAATTCATTTCCATTCTTTGATATTGAATATAAAATGGAAGGATAGTATGTATATACAGCCTTGTATCTTTTTTCACAAGAGCCGGATAAAAGTGATTTTAACTATATTTTAGATAAAGATATGTTTGATCCTAAATTAGTTCGTTATAACTACGATCATAAAACTTCTTATTCTCGTTATAGCATGGACAATTATTTTGACAGTGAATAGTATTATTGTGTTGTTACTCCATATGATCCAACAGTTGCAAGTAGCGGTTGCTATATTCTTCCTTCTCTTGCAGAATAGACGAGAGGAAAACTTATATCTGATGGAGGCTCATTAAATGAAAGAAAAGTAGGTACGACTTTCTTATTTGGTGGTCCAGATACTACTGCGATAATTGAAGGCTATGGAAAAACAAATATTCGAATAGGTGGAGATCCTTAGTCTTTCATAGGTCTTGATATTACTTCTGGAGATAATTCTGTTACTAATTTTAAAATCGGTGCTAATGAATGGGGAGAAGTAAACTATTTCTTGACAGGTAATGATCTATTTATTGAATATAGCGATTAGGCTCATATTGAAGTTCATGACAACTCTAATTTTATTTTAAGTGGCAGAAAACCAAGTACCGAGAAAGCCCTTAATGACTAGAATCTTGTATTAGGACATCACGATGAATTGTGGACTGTTCCCAAAAAGAATAGAAGCAATACAAGTCCTACATTATAGCTATATCATGGTTCAAGTTTTTCCATGTATGGAGTACTTTTAAACACAAGTCTAATGACTATTGCTACAGAGATACTGGGATAGATTCAAGTAGATACTATTACACTAGTGAATTTACAAAATTCTCAAAAAGAAGAAAATTAGAAGTATGTCAAGGGCGCATAGTTCTTATTAAATTATATTGATTATGATAATGAGCCTCACAATCGTACTGAAGATGTAGTTATTATTGATCGAGATACTCTTTTCTCTATATTAGATTTATATATGCTATTTAATAAGAATGATCGTGGGAGCAAGCATCTTGAAACTATGGTTAGAGATGTTATTGAATTTACTGAAACTCCTTAGGATTATACTAATCCATCTGAATATCTACCTTCAGGAGCACAAACAGCAGTTTTTACAGTGACATAGGCAAGAAAATATAGTGATTATCAATATAATTGGATATTTTATTTCAAGGTTCAAAATTGTTTAAGTGGTATTAACGATACTTATAGAATGAACAAAGTTCCTTATAATCCTTTGTGTGAAATTGCTGATAATTCTGAATTTAGAATGTGGGGCAATACTAAGTTTATGATTAAAGATACTGGTATTACTCTTAAAGATAGCTCTGTAAATGATGATTATACCTTTACTGTTAATGAATTATAGTCTGCTATTAATGGCGGCGGAGCTTCTAGTGCAAGTCAAGTTAGTTATGATAATACAACATCTGGTTTAATCGCGACAGATGTACAAGGCGCAATTGATGAACTTGCAGCAGGAAGTGGAAGTGGTGGCACTTCTGTTTATAAAGAAGAAGTTCTTTGGGATTCAACCACTTCTACTGACACCTAGGGTCAATATACTTTATCTAAACCTTTTACAGATTTTGATGCAATTTGTTTCAAAGTTAATTGGAGTAATAGTAATGGTAATTATAGATTTGTAAAAATACTACCGGTTTCTATTTTTACAGAAGAAATTGGTACTCTTTCTCGAATTGCAGTAGCAACTGGAGATGTCCAATACCTATATGTTCAAGTGTCTAATGATAGTAAATTTGTTAGACAAGATACTGTTAATGGTATGTTAATGAGTAAAATTATTGGTATAAAATATGGTACTTCAGTCGCTTCTCTTAATGGCGTTGGTTTTTGAGGTGAGTTAAATGAATTATATTATTGATGGAACTTAGCTTACTGCAATAGCTGATGCAATTAGAGAAAAAACTGGGGAAGTTAATACTATGACTGTCGATGAGATGCCTGATGAAATTTCAGGCATCTCAGGCGGAATACCAGTACTCACTGAATCATAGTGGAATTCATTAACAACTGCATAGAAATAGTCTTATAATTTAGTTGCTATACGAGATAAAGATCAAGGTTTTGAACGCGGTATTCTTGTAAATGGTGCTGATTATGTTGAAAAATCTTGGGATTTTACAGTAGTTAAAACTGGTTCTATAAGTGGGACTGAGACATATGAGTTTGAAGAATCTGGAACATATCAATTATTTATGATAGCAATTAACAGTGAGGCTTCAACATTTAATTTGAATAATACAGCTAGTTTAAATAATAACGCTATTACTGGTGAAGATATGAAATACAATGCTTGGGATGGTAGTTAGACAGATAAAAGAAATTATCGTATAACTAAATTTGAATTCAATGCGAATGTAAACGATATTTTAAGTTTTGAAACCTCTAATGTATCAAGCTATACTAATACGATATATGCAATTATAAAATCTGATATTGCGTCAGTTGTTAAAACACTATCAACAGCAGACGATGTCACATCTGGAACATATGACGAACAGGCAATTGTTATGTATGGTACTTCTAATTCAAATGCTGGTGGAACAATAGCAATAGAAGCTTATTTACCTAATACTCTTATTACGACGCCTTCGCCTGGATAGAGTTATAAATCATCATATATTTTCTGGTTCGAAATTTAATTTATATATCATAAGGAGTTGAGAGAAATGGAGTATGATTTTAACAAATACGCTACCTTTGGTTCAGATGGCGGCGGAGAATTTTATGGTAAAAATTCTCCACAAAATATTGGCTATACTGATGGCATTCCCTATCCAGAGCCAAACTGGGAGCCTTTTGAAACTGCAACTTCTTCAGTTTCAACATTAAAAAAAAATGAAAAAATTTTAGGCATGACCTATGGTTACTTTGCCAATCGTGGAGAAATTACATCAGCTAGTGGACTTAAATCACAACAGGCGATGTTTAATCTTGGAATTAACTGGACTTGTTTAACGGTAGTAAATTATCAAGAAACATATCACTCAACTCGAATTTATGCAGATCATCTAAGAACTCCTTCTGACTATGATATAGAGCAATTCATTTCCAACGCTCATAACCGCAATATTAAAGTTTGTTTAAAACCGATGATTCATTCAGAAGATAATGTCTGGCGTGCTCATATTGGCTTTCCAGATTTAAACATGGATGATCTAAATGCGTATTGGTAGCCGTGGTTTGAGTCTTACAAAAACTTTATTCTTCGCTATGCCGAATTGGCTTAGCGTTGCGGCGTAGAAATGTTGTGTATTGGATGCGAAATGCTAGGTACAGAACATCGTCGATATGATTGGGAATACATCATTAAAGAAGTTCGTAGAGTCTATCATGGTGCAGTAGTCTATAATACAAATCATGACCATGAAGATGCACAAGAGTGGTTTGATTGTCTTGACTATATTGGAACATCTGCGTACTTTCCAGTTGGTAGACCAGATAGCTCATATGCAACTATGCTAAAAAATTGGCAAGAGGTCCGTTATCGTCTTGATGCGATTGCAGAAAGCCGCGGCAAGAGATTTATTTTTATGGAAGTAGGATGCCGCTCTGTTAAGGGAGCATCTCAACATCCTTGGGACTTCACTCAAGAATTGGAATATAGTGAATGTGAACAGGAAGATTTTTATCGCTCTTGTATGAATATATTCTATGATGATCCTTACTTTGCTGGCGTATTCTGGTGGGATTGGCCTACTAATCTTCCTAAGAAAAAAGATAAAGAATTTTATATTTATTAGAAACAAACAGAGCGTTATTTGACTGATTTCAATAAGACTAAATTGTTAAAGAAATAACGCCTCAAAATTACATTAATAGAGAGAAGACTAATAACCTTCTCTCTATTTCTTTTATGGAGGGATTTTAATGCTAAAATTAACAGATGAGCAAAAGAAGGAAATCGTAAAAGCAAGATTCTATGGCTTCCTTCCTTATTAGATTGCCAATGTTATGGATATTACTTCGCCAGATGTTCTTCAAATCGTAAAAGAGAACGAAGACTATACTGCAGAATTGGAGGGAAGAAACTATGTAGATGAAGGGAATTGATGTTAGTGTATGGAATGGCACTATTGATTGGGCAAAAGCAAAAACAGACATTGACTTTGCAATTCTTCGTGCAGGCTATGGAAGATTAGTTTCTCAAAAAGATGGGTAGTTTGAAAATAATTACAAGGGATGCAAAGAAAATAACATTCCATTTGGCGTCTATTGGTATAACTATGCAACAACAGTAGAAGATGCTAAAGAGGAAGCCGCAGCTTGTATTGAAGTTTTAAAGGGCAAGACTTTTGATATGCCGGTCTGGTATGACATTGAAGAAAATAATGTCTTTGATACTGGCAAGGAAAATGTTTCTAAGATTGCAAAGGTCTTTTGTGAAGTTCTTAAGGCTGCAGGTTATAAGGTCGGTATCTATTCTTCTCTTTGCACATTCAAAGCATATTTTACAGAAGAAGTTAAAAATAAATATGATATCTGGCTTGCTCATGTAGGAGCTGGTGGTCAGCCACTTACAAAAACTTCCTATGACGGTCACAAAGAAATGTGGCAGTATTCTTGGAAGGGTGTAATTAGTGGTATTAAAGGAGATGTTGATACAGATTACTGCTATAAGGATTACAGCTCCGCCGCAGTACCTGAACCAGTAAAACCTACTACACCAATCGTTAAGCCTGCGAACGGCGGCGAAAAGATCGATGTTATTTATAGTGCTTATATTGGAAGATGGCTAGGAACCATTACTAACTATAACGATGTTAATACTAATGGTTATGCAGGTATTCCAAAGAGAGGGATCTCCGGTCTCGCTGCTAAAGCAACAAAAGGTATTTTAAGATATAGAGTCCATACTGTAAATGGACAGTGGCTTGGTTGGATTACTAATTTTAACTAGGCAAATTGGGCAACTGGTGTTGCAGGTATTGCTGGTAGAAATATTGACGGTATCTAGGCTGAGCTTGTTGGTGTTCCCGGATATTAGGTTGAATATCGTGTTGGAACTTATAGAACTCCTGGTTATTTATCTTGGATTCGTGGATACGGCGCCGGCTCTATGGGATATGCGGGAATCTATGGATAGACTATTGACAGAATTCAAATGAGAATTGTCAAAATTTAATGAGGTGATTTAATGGAAACAATGTTGGGTATGAGTGCAGGTTCTGTTCTTGGTATTGCAGGAACTTTGGCAGCTATTAATACTATTATTGTAGAGGTATTGAAGAATATTCTTCCTAAAAAAGTTCCTACTAAAATTGTTGCCATGATCTCTGCTATGGTCGTTGTTCTTGGATACATTTTCCTTTTTGGAGTTATTACTCCTCAAAGCATTATTCTCGGTATCCTTGGCGGCTTTGTTGTAGCTTTTATTTCCATGTTCGGTTTTGATTCTCTTAAAGATATATTTAATAGATTCAAAATCAAGGAGGATGACGGTGGTGAGAAATAATGGCGGAAAACAGATCAACAGAACAGGAAAGGTTTGATGATTTTGTTACTAATCTTATTAAAACAACCGATGTTTCAGATTTTAATGGAGCCTTGCTTAAAGGATTGGAGAATTAGACACCTGATTTTTGGAGATATATGATTGATTATATGTATCATGAATATGAAGATTAGTATTTAGGTCATGCGCCCATTCAAGAAGATGACTTCCCCGGAACTCCATCATTTGTTGAATTTTTGAATCAGTATATTGATTTAGATAATGATACAAATAGAAAAACAAGTTGGTCTACAATTTGGCAACAAATTAAAACCAATGCAATTAAAGGGGATAATGAGGTATGGAATGAGTCATTAGCGAATATTATTAAAACTTTCGTTAATGCTTTTGATTCTAACGGAAGAATTTATATTAGAGGCAAAGAGGGCGAAGAAGGCAGCGTTTATATTTCTATTTATGATATAATGCATGCCAACGCTGGACATAAATTTTATGGTAGCGGCGATAAAAATGATTGGGTAATCCCCAACATTAATATTGATAATGAGGCTTATGGCGAAGTAAGAGGGAAAGATAAGATTACTTCTGTTTTAAATAATGATGAAGAACTTTAGTTCACTAGTCTTGCTAAATTTCACGATAGTACAGAAAGAATAAAAGCAGAACTTTATAATGCTGCTAAAAGTGCGCAAGAAGTATATGTTGTATTCCTAAGTAATTCTTGGGAGGAAGCAAGAAGCCATATTACTCCTGATTTATAGCATATTTTAGATTATTGGGAGATAAATGAAGAAGAGCTTAAGAGAATAATAGAAAATGATGGTATTAATGTGAGTCAATATTTGATAATTTATTCAGAGACTTACCCTGAAAAACCAGAATAGCTCAACGATTATCCAGATATAAAATATCCTCTTAAAGAAGCTTCATGGCTTCGTTTACTTATGCCTAAATATCTTCGTAAAGTTGAGGTTGAAGATTTAAACCGTAACTTTTGGGTACTAGGGCAAACAATGTCTGCTGTCTGTGCATTTCTTTTCGGACCAAATGCTCCTTTTGCAAAATTGTTTGAAGATATGGCGGCAGAAATAACACAGCTTTGGGAAAACATTCTTTATCTTTGGCTTGCTTTTGCTATGGCGACTTAGAAGCCTGAGATTACAGATGTCCATACTGAAATAGTTTATCTTCCTAATAGCGTTTATGAACCATATATTAAATTTGACAATTTTGATAAAGAAACTATTGTATTTGACGATAGTTTTTGGGAAGACGTTAAGACAAAATGTAACTATATAGTTACTTAGCATTCTGATTCTCATGTTGTTATTGTTCCTAAAATTAGATGGAAGAATTTTAAACATAATTATTATGAGGTAGAAGTATGGCCTGGTATTCTTTGGTATAATAGGAATACTAATCAATATACATATTCTAAATTTAGAACTTTAAAGAAAATATCTGACACCGCTTATGATGAAGATTTACGCCCATATTGCTTAGGTGCTGCATAGGCAAGTGCGAATATAGCTGTAAAAATATTAGCTGGATCTACTTTTGAGGATGCTTTTATTAAATATAGTGTTCCTGATTTAGACCATTTATTAATAGCATGGGGAATGTCAACAGATGATTATAAAAATCTTTTAGAAGAAGAGGGTGCGGGTGTCGGATAGTCTTTATTTAGGTTTTATTCATCTTATCCAGCAGGACTCCCAGCAGATTCAGGTAGAATAGGATTCCTTTTAAAGAAAGATCATAATGACGAATATATCTATCCTGCAACAGTAACTGTAGCTGAATAGTGGGCTAATGATCATGACGGTATTATTGTTGATGCCGCATCCTCAACATACTATTCTTTATGTTGGGCTATTAAAGAGGATGAATTTGATTATAGCTTGATTCCATCAGATTATGTTTTAGATCATCCAGGATATAAGAGTGAACCATATTATACTATAATTAGAACTCTTCCTTCTATAAAGTTCGGATATAATTCTACCTTAAAAAGATTGTATGTTGAGAGTCTTCGTATTAAAATTTAGGATGTAGGAACATTATTCTTTTACTATCAAGAATCTGGATCCATTATTGATGAATATGAACCAATGACCGGATATGACCAAAATGGAGCAATAATTGATTTCAAACATACGGTAAAGCCATATAGAGAAACAATTTAGAATCCTTCCGCTCCCAATCCTTAGCCGGCAGAAATTCCTTGTAATTTTCCTATCAAATCTATGATGGATGTGCATAGAGGCGCATATTATCAAGGAGAAATTCCTAGCTGGCTTATTGCTTGGGATGCTACTCCAGAGCCACCTCCAGAACCAGAGCCTGATCCAACTCTTTATTAGATAGATTTTAAAGAGATTCAATTAAATCCTTCTTCTTTAATTTTTAATTAGATAGGAAACATATATACAATAGTTGATTAGGCATATAAAAATATTACTTCTACTAATATTTTAGAAGAGTTTAGAGCCGCATATGGAAATAGAATGACTGGCAATGGTTACTATATGGATAATAGTGATTATAGTAGTAATATAAATAATAGCGATCATCCATTTAAACAAGATTTCCCTATAAAAGCAGATAATGATTTAGGTTTACAGCAATGGGAATCTCGTACTGGCGGATATGGAAGACAAGAAGCTGATTTACAAGATCATAATGATCATTCAGATTCTCCAGTTGGACAAAGTTTTTATACTTGGGAAGCATTTAATTTAATAAATGGTCTTGAACAAGTACCGAGATAGATTAATGGTTAGCAACAATTAATTTCCGGAGATGCTTATACGCTATATAACTATGCTGATGCAAATCCTCCTTAGAAAGATAATGGTGCATATTGTTTAATGATAGGAACTCATCAGGTTTAGTTATGGAGAAACATTTGGAGTCCAACTATAATACCTTTTGGAGGTTAGCATATTAGTTCAGAAATGGGTTCTGATTATGTTACCTATTATATGGATGGAGATACTCTTTCATCTATTAATTGGTAGTATGATTCAGAGGCGGCAGAAGATGCTAGAGCTAATTATCCTGCTCTTCAATATTATCCAAAACATGCTTTTTCAATTTCAAACTGTGCTTTACTACATAGATATGAAAATTAGGAATTGCAAATAAGTGCGAAAGACATACTTTATTCTTCATTCTTACATAAAATGTATGCCCCTTCTGGATGGTTAAGACGAAGCGGCGGTATGTATAAACATTTTAGTATGAATAAGACTTTCTATCTTATTAAAGCTAGTGATAATAATGTATTATTAGAAGATAACTGGATTTGTATGCATATTCGTACATCTTGGGGTAGATATGCTGTAAATTAGAATCCTGTAAATGTATATTCTACTAATAAATATACAGATCCTAGTGATAAAGATGATACCACAGGTTAGATTATCGCATCAATTTCAATGTACTTTTTCTTCCCTGATGGCAGATGTGTTTATGCTATTTTAGATAGATATGACTCTTATGGATTTGGAGAACATACTTATCCTACTTGGCAAAATGCTATTAGTGGCTTGGGACACGATGCAGAATATTATTTAAAGAATTGGAACTTAAGATTCTATGGAGACTTTGGAGCAAATAATAGAGAAGTATTCTTAAAGATATATAATAAAAATAATTTTACAAGTGGAAATCTTAAAGATGCAAACTATTCTTTATTTGGTTCAAATGGACATGATACTATACATGAATATGACGGTATTGAATATAAGTTTTCTCCTTATCCTGATAATGAAGTCTATGATCCAATTCTTTATCCAAACACTTTAGTTAAAAATGCTGAAGGTAATAAAGTATCTATTCTAAATGAGTCTTAATGAGGTGAGTAAATGAATAGGGTTTATTAGTAGATTTTACAAAATTTAATTAACTCTAACTTTTAGCTCCCTGAATAGAATAGCGATTTTTATGATTGGTTAGCACACATTGCAGAAGCCTTACCAAATGCTTCTGGAAAAATAGATTTGGATAGCAATCTCCCTTCTTATTAGGAGGGGGATGCTAATCCAGTTCCAGATTGGAAAACCTCCATATTTTATACCGATCCTGAAACGGGAGAGGAAGTAGCTAATCCATTATGGAATGAATCTGTAAAACAGCTATGGGATGCTATAAAAGAGTATAGTAAATAGCCTACTGGTGAAAATGGGTATGATGAAAGAACGATTGATATTTATCTTGAAGATAAAAAAGATACGGATACTCCAATATCTTCTATGAGTTTAGATGATATTCGTTATTCAGATGCCGGCACAAATTTTGTTTCATTACTGTCTAGTTATGATAAATATTTCGGACCTTGGGTTAAACCTTGGCGCAATGTAGATAATTAGATTTATAAGGAAGTAAGAAGTGTTGACTATATCTTAAAACAAATATTGAACTACACATATCTATAGTTCACAACTTATTCTTCAATTGATGCCAGCACTAGCCGCGGCAGGGGTATTATTCATGGATAGATGAGATTGCTAATGCCTAAAAATAGCCGCCATGTTATTGTCGAAGACCTGAATCGTAATTTTTGGGTGCTGGGCAATTCTATTGCTGGACTATGTGCATATTTATTTGGATCAGGATCTCCATTAAAAGATATTTATTCTCGTTTAACAAATGAGCTAATTCAATTATGGGAGAATGTTATTTCATTGTGGCTTATGGCGGCACTCTCTATGTTAAAACCATGTACTGATATCCATGTTGAATTATTCTTTGTTCCAAATAGTATGTCAGAACCATATAAGAAATATGACAATTTTGATTTATTTTAGAACATTCCTGCAACAAAAGAAGATATCATTAACAATACTGTAGCATATGCAAGAAAGTATCAAAACTCTAATTGCATCATGTTTCCAATGATTAGAAAAAATAACTATGAGAAAAATTATTTTGATTGGATTCTTATCCCCTTTGTTATCTTTATTATCAGAGAGGGAAATGGAGAAGAAAAAGTTATTGTTCAGGAGTTAAGAGACACTCAAAATTATTGGGTACAAGCTCATCCAGTTGACTATGCTCAAAAATTGTGGTGTGCTAGAGAGACTCCATTAGAATATTACTATTCTTATCCTCTTAGTGAGATTCCAATAAAAGAAGATATTTCTCAAATGGCTCATAAATTTTATTCTGGCTTTAGACCTCATTTATCTTTTACGGAAAAAGGATATGAGAAGGGTAGCTTATATTTAAAAGATCTTGAAATATCATTCACCGATGCAATAGGAGAAGCTTTTGCTAAAGATGATTTAACAACATTAAGTTTTAAAATCAATAAGCTGACTTCTGCTTTAGGTGAAGGGTATATAAATTAGACTATTAAAGAAGAAGTTAATTCAAGTTAGGATTCAACGGATGTATTGACAGCTAGACCGACAGGAGGATCTTTTACAGGTTATTATCTTGGAGATTTTCCTTCTGCTTGTGATATAAGTGTCTAGGGTAAACATTTCAAAGTTGTTTCTGAAAACAGTCTCGCAACTTAGGCTAAGCTAATTAAAATTGGACAGTATCTTCCAAAAGTATATAACACAAGAACGGGGATTTAGACAGCAGATATTTATTCTGACCCTTCTTATTTCCATCCTCAATATAATAGTAGCCATCAAGAAACTAGCTATGAATTAAATTATACTCCAAATGATAAGAGTAGGTATCCTGGTACTGGAATGCCTATTGATTCATGTGATTTCTATGTTTGTGATCCAAATTCATATTGCTTTAAGAGGAAAGTAGATTTAAATGAAAATCCTTCTGAAACTAATTCTGCTTGGACTAAATTAAAAGATATTGGAAATGAAGTTATTTCAGAATTTTTACACAATAAGAATACTGATAAAATAACATATCTTATGGCGGCAATTGGAGTAAGACCTTGGCGTAATGAAGATACTAAACCAAATGCTTGGTAGAAATAGGGGTATTGGACAAATACTATCTTAACGCATATGTATCGTTTTATTCCACATAAGTTAATTGACTTTTGGGATAAATATGGTAAGTCAAAGGATGTAGAAGTATATGAATTTAACATCAATGGTTAGAAATGTTATTTGGAATGCTTAGGCTTTGTTGGAAAAGATGAAACTGCTTTTGGCGGAACGGTTAACTTTAAGTAGGTAGTAACAACATGGAGATTGCCAGAGCTTCGTTCATATTATGATGATCACTATAATGACTTCCTTGAATTATAGGATGTTTACGATAAAGAAACTAAATATTACTTAGATATGGCAAAATATGACAGCACAGATCCTTTAAGGCAAAAATATGAAGAAGGTAAGCAAAGCGGCGATTGGACTTAGTTTGAAGATTTCTTGAGTGATAATTATCGTGATTATAAAGACGATTTCCTTCCAGCAATTAAAGTCGGTGAAGACATTACTACCTTAGCTGGATTATGGAATGTTTATGACGGCAATGTTAAAATGCTAGAATCATATCCACAACCTGCAGAACTGAATCATAAATATCATAATTAGCTTGTATATGATGATCAGGGAAGAACTTGTAGATATAGAGAAGTTGGTAGCTTGTATTTCAATTTTGTAAATAATTCAATAGTGTTACCAACTGAAACAACTCCAGTGACGATTAATAACTCACAATATTGGGCTTACTGTCGTGCATAGAATGAACAGAATCCAAAGAAAGTCAATGGAACTTATATTATGATAATAAACGATGACATAATTTAGCAATACACAATTCATTTTTAATTTTAAGGGAGAGGTCAAAACTTGACTTCTCCTTTATTTTATGATATAATATTCTTATAGAGAGGTGAGAAAATGGAATTTAATATTAGATAGCAAAACATTATTAAATCTGACGCGAAAAATATTTTGTGTATGGCTACTGCAGCGGCAGGAAAGACTCGTACTTTAATTGGACGAATTGAACATTTGCTTGATAATGGTGAGCCGCCTGGTCTTATTGTTGCTTTTACCTTCACAAATTAGGCGGCTGAAGAAATGAAGAAGCGTTTAGGCGATAAATGTAGAGGAATGTTTATCGGCACTATTCATTCTTATGGTAATAAGATTTGTAATATCGCAGGTATTGGTACTCAACTAGATATTGCTATGGAAAGATTTGATGAAATCTTAAAGAAAGCAAATCGAGTTCCTTTGAAATATTTCCCTGAAGTCGATTATTTATTTGTAGATGAGTTTCAGGATACTGACCATATTCAGTATCAATTCATTGAGCGTATTCCTGCAAAAAATAGATTCTATGTCGGTGATGAACGACAGTTTATCTATTCTTTCCGCGGTGCATCAGATGAATATATTAGACAGTTAGCAGAAGATGACAGCTTTAAGAAGTATTATCTTGTTGAAAACTATCGTAATCCGCCTAACTTCATTCGCTTTGCAGATGAATTTCTTAATTCAATGCCCAAGATTTCGCCGCCATCCATCCCTACAAAAACTAAAGAGGGATATCTTGATGAGGATTGCAGCTTTAATGACGCGGCAGAAGAAATGAGCTGGACAAATGATTGGACAGGTTGGGCAGTTCTTTGTCGTGCCAATAGTGAGGTAGAGGCTGCAGAGAGATATCTTAATGGTGAAAACACCAGTGGTATCAAAATTCCAAATGTTATTGTTAAGCGTGGAGATTTAGACCTCGAAGCAATGGGAGATTTACTTGGATAGAATAAGGTCAAAATTATGACAATTCATTCAGCTAAAGGTCTTGAATTCCCTCATGTAGTGGTTATTGGAGCAAAAACATTTAATCAAGAAGAGCGAAGAATCGCATATGTTGCTGCTACTAGAGCTATGGAGTCTCTTTACTGGTGTCGAACGATTCGAACCTATCGCGGCAAAGCAAGAGGGAAATCTCATTTAGCCGGAGATGTTTTCTCAAAAGATAAACCTATGATTGAATTTTGAGGTAAGATAATGGATATGTCTTTAGTTACAATTTATGAGAATGATGATCAAAAAATTGAAATGGTTAAGCCTGTTGCTGACTGGCTCTGGTTTAAACGAGCGACAAGGTATAAGTTGACTCCGGCTGAATGCGAAATGATTTCAAACGAAGCAGCTCATATAGCTCTTTCTTTTGCTCCTAATAAAAGAAAATTGACAAAACCGATTATTACGACTTTAGAGATTCCTGTTTTTTCAAAAGATGTGCCATTGCTTAATCTCAGTGAGCCTTACAATATTTTTGAAGAAGCTATTCTTTTAATTGGGGATGCTTTTGGATTTGCAACTAAACCTTTAACACAAGAGTGGCGACATGATTTGGCTGTATTAGTCACAACCTACTATGAACTATAGGGATTAGGTTCTTGTCTATGCTCATTCTTCTCTGAACCAATATGCAAAGTTGATGGATTCTTATGGTATTATAATGACGATAATGAAAGTAGAGGTCCGATTTGTTTACCTTTTATATTGAACGACGGAAAATTTAAGAAACTTTACGAGTAATTATTACTTTATAATGTAGCTCTCCGTTGAGTTATTATATTTTTACAGTAATCCTTTAGATGTCGGCAACGACAAAAGGAGGATTTAAATGAAAAGAAATAACTTACATGTAAGAGTAATGATTGCTGGATTTTTACTCATTTTAATTTCTGTGATCACCGTGTTCTGTTTGACTTTCTGTAACAGAACAAATGTTACACCTGAATTATCAAGTTCACTCTCAGAAGTTGAAGAGCTGACAACAGAAACAACTGTTACAACTACTGAAACTTCATCTTATACTTCAACGGAAACTACAACCTTGATGGAAGAATCTACAACTGCTACCCCAGTTGAAGAAACAACTATCACTGAAGTTACAACAGAAACAGTTCTGGAATAGGAATCTGAGACATTACAGACTTCTACTTCTGCATCGGCTGAACTGACAACAGAAATGACTTCAACATTACAAACTACAGCAGTAACCCCAACACCAGCTTTAAAAAGCGTTGAAGAAATTGCAAGAGAAGTGTGGCGAGGTTTGTGGGGCGTAGGAGAAGATAGAAAAGAACGCTTGGAAGCTGCAGGATATAACTACGATGAAGTACAAAAAGTAGTTTGTCAAGTCGGACATGAGTTCGAAACCAATCCAAATCCTGTAGAAGATACGCCTTGTGGACTACAAGTCTAGTTTGTAAAAACTTTTTCTCGTGGAACTTATTATGCATATGGCGGTCCTCGTAGAGGAGGCTCAGGCAGGTAGCTTATTGACTGCTCTTAGGGAGACGGCGGCATAAAAGGCTCTATTGCAAGTTGGTATTTATATAATAATTATGGATACAATTATAATGGCAAGCGCACAACGGTTTATCTTGAGGTAGAGGGCTATCCTCAAATGAATGGTCTCTATTATCTTGATGATAGTTGCGCACCAGGATACAATAATGTAATTGACTTTTTCTTTTTATACAATAGCAACTGTCCTTTCCAATATTAGGGCGTTGTAAAAGTTGATTGCTCTATTGTAAAATAACTATGTGAAAACATAGGATTACTGTAAAAATGTTTTTGAGGACGGCTTTATGTCGTCCTCTTTTTTAATATCTTGACTTTTCTCTTGGACTGTGCTATAATAGAAAAAAGAGGTGATAGATATGGGCAAAACTTTTATTATTGCTGATTTAGATTTATTCAATGCAGATTTAGCAACTGAAATGGGATATGATGACTTTGACTCTATGAATAGAGAAGTGATCAACTCATGGAACTCTGGCGTCAAACCTGAAGATGATGTTATCATTATGGGAAATGTCGGGAATGCGACTGTCGAGCAGCTTAAATCAGTTATTTCAAAACTTAATGGAACTTTGTGGCTAACTTCCAAAACTGCAAAAGAGCAATTTACAAAAGCTGAATGGAAAGAAATTGGTATTGATCATGTATGGAGCATTCCTCTTTTCAAGACTTATGATAATGGAGATGAGGTTTACTATCCTATTCTGCCAATTAAAGTAATGTCTGTTTATGAGCAGCGTTATAAGGTCCTTGTAGTTGATCACAATAATCCAATTGAAGGATTTACAAAAGGAATCATGCTAAATGCTAATGCGGCTAAGTGGCAATATTGCCCTTTGGATACAGATAATCTTATTGAACTCCACAAAAATATGCAAGAATTTGAATCAATGGAAGGCGGCGAAGAACATAGGTCAGATATCGAGGAGGAAACAAGTAATGGCTGATGATATTTATACTTTTACCCTTGGTAGCGAGGAAGATATAAAAGCGCTTCAAGCTAAATCTAAATAGTATGATTGTGATGCTCTTTATACTGTCGCGCCAAAACTTGAACCTTGCACAAGAGAAGAGTGGCAAACATTCATTAAAAATTATCCCAATAAATTGCAAGAAGATTATTATATGGATGCCTATTCTTACAATGATTTCACCATTGCTAAGATGTGGCCTGGCAGTATTGTTGCAATGGCTTTCCCAGGTTATGGCCCAAATGATCCAGATACCTTTAAGATTGCTAAAAATATGGATGAAGTTTTTGCTTCAATTAAGGAGGGTAAGAAAGAATGAAAGTAACACTTGTAGGATATACTCCAAGACCACTTTATGTTTGTGCCGAGGCGGCAGCAGTTTGTTATAATAGCGAGCCAGACCTTAAAATTGTAAAGGGATGTATTAAATCAGGACATTAGTCTGTTCTTGAACATTGTAGTTTTACCTTTAGAATAGAAGGAATTTCTCGCAGTTGCTCGCATCAAATTGTGCGTCACCGTATTGCATCCTACTCACAGTAGAGTCAGCGTTATGTTAAATATGATGACCTTGACTGGGTAATTCCTGATTATGGAATTGATGAAGAATAGGCTCGTCATGCTTGTGATATTATGCTTAATGTCTATAAAGACATGACAGATGAAACAGATCCCGGCTTCCAGAAGTCTACTATTGATGCAGCAAGATGCGTTCTTCCAAATGCAACTCCGACAATCATTTATGTTACGATGAATCTAAGAGCTTTAATGCATTTCTGTAATGAGCGTATGTGTGCAAGAGCATCAAAAGAAATTCGTAATGTTGCCATGAAAATGAAAGAATAGGTTATGGATGCACAACAGATTTCTTCTGAAGAAAAGAAGATTCTTGATACTGTTCTTGTTCCCAAGTGCATGGCTGGTCCTATTAAAGCTTGTCCTGAAAGAGATGGATGCGGAAGATATAAGCCACTTAAGGAATTTGTATGGCGTCCAAAAGCTAAGTGGGGAGCTTCAGATGTCGAGGGATCTCTATTGGTAAAGTGCAGTAATTGTGGGTTTGATACTGGAGCATTAAGTTTTAACTTCTGTCCATCTTGCGGTGCAGCTATGGTGGTAGATGAATAATGGAACTCTTTATTTTATTCATTGGCATGGTTCTCGGCGTTATCGGAGGACTCTGGGTTTACAAATTTATGTTAGAGGAACCGGAGCGCCGAGAAGATCAAAAGCTATTCACAAATTTTATGGAAGCAAGAAAGAAGGTTGTCAGTAATTTTAAGGATAATTATGACAAGTTAATTGTCGAAATAAGTGCAGAATATAAAGCAAAAAAAGAACTTTATGAAAAGCAAATAGAAGAATTAGATGTAAAGCTTCATCTTGCAGAGGCTGAACGCGATGGTAGGATTGCTGCTATTTAGGAGGAGACTCTTAAAATTGTTGATGCAGAATCATAGCGTAAGGCGGCTGGACTTGCTAATGTTCAAACTTATTATGATTAGCAAGAGCAACAGATTCGTGAAGACTTTGAACATTTTTAGGCGGGAATTGCTTGGGAGAAAAGAGAACTTCAAGATAAGATTAAATAGGAGCAGGCTAAGTACGATGAAATTGTTGAATCATTTAAGCGTCAAGAGCAAATCAAACAAGATAAAAACTTTTATCGTATTGTTCTATCAGAATCTTAGCTAGAAGATGTTAGAAAGCTCAAGAGTATCGCGGCGGAACTACATGATCCATCTATTTTATATAAGTTAATTTATAAGACATATTATGAACGCCCTTTTAATGAAATGGTGGGTCGAGTTGTCACTGGGCGTGGAGATACTGGAATATATAAAATCACAAATCTTGAAAATGGCAGGGTCTATATAGGTCAAACTCGCTAGGCTTTCAAAGAGCGTTGGCGTACTCATGTTAAGCGAGGACTTAGAGCAGAGCCAACTACTAATAATAAACTTTACGCCGCTATGTGGGAAGAGGGCGTAGAGAATTTTACTTTTGAAGTATTAGCGGAATGTAAGGCAACAGAGCTAAATGAAAAAGAAAAAGATTATATCTCTCTTTATCACGGGGATACTTGGGGATATAATTCTACTTCTGGAAATAATAATTGAGAAGAAATTTGACTTTTTATAAAAATAATGTTATAATATATATAGAAAATGAAAGAAGGGGATAAAATGATCGGTCTTATTGCTTTAGCAATACTCTTATATTTATACTATTCCGGTTTAGCAGATATAATCCTAACGATCTTTTTTGGAAAGGATGACAAGTAATGGCTCGCATCACAGAAGAAATGAAAGTTCAAATCAATGAATTGTATTATCGTCTAGGGGTGAAGGCGCAGGTTGCGCGTGAGCTAGGGATTAGCCCTGCGTCTGTCACTCGTTATCTTATCCCCAACTATGTTCCTGCCGCTGACCGCCAAGTTATTGAATGCAATGCGACGCCAACTATCCCTATTGATTTCATTAACGCACTTGCTGAAGGTGGTAACTTTGTTGAATTGACTAAGCTTACGGCGGCGGAGCAGATTGAAATGGAAGAGCTGAGAAAGGAGATCTATGTATGAGTGAAGCATTTGTTGTAAAAGAAAATCCCAATGGTAAATTTATCCTCTCTCTTTCTGAACAATTCCATCAAGACTTCCCTGATTTCGTATGTCATCAGTCCTACGGCATCCTCGCGGCTCGTTTGGTGAATATGACCTATCCTACTTTTCTTCGTTATTGCGCAACTCATGGTGGCGAATTAGTTGGCAAGCAAGGTTATCCTGCTACTTACTTTAAGTCAGAGTCTGACGCAAAGGCAATCGCTAAAGAAATAAATAAAGGCTATAAAGCCTTTCGTGCAAAACTCATCCCCTAATTTTATAGGGGGTGGGTATTTTTATATATATAGGGATTTTTCTCTGAAAAACCTAGAGAATCTTATAAAAAGATTTTCTCTGGAAAACCTAGAAAATCCTATAAAAGATTTTTTGTAGAGCGCCCCATTGCTTAATTTACATAGTAGTTAGAGAAGCAATTCTCTCTGATTGGACGGCTTAAACCAATCTTTATCTATATGCAAAAGGGGTGAAAATAATGCCTACTTATAAGAGATCTGGTCCAGATGGACTTGACTATGCGTTCCCTTCTAAGAGACCGCTTCCTCCTCCACCACCTCCACATCCACCTTGCCCAAAGCCAATTCCACCAGTACCTCCATGCCCTCCTCCTGATTGGAGTGTATATCCTTTCTATCCTCCTTATCAGGAATCAATCGAGCCTGTGGCATGTCCTCCTATTCCTGGAAGACACTTCCCACCTTGTCCTCCACCTCCTTTCTTCCCTCCTTATCCTATGCCAAAGCCTGAGAGAGTAGATGAGAGTTCTAAGAAGCTCGCAAAGCTTTCTAACAAGGCAAAGGTTCTCGTTCAGATGATTAAGGATTTCGAGCAGAAGAATAAGCCAGCTATCCTTACCATTGGTAACCATAGCTATCAGTTTGGTACTGATGACATTATTGACTTTAATGGCGAGCCTGCAAAGGGTATGTACTCTGCAATTATTTGTGGCGATCCAATTGAGTCTCTCGATCCAGAAGATTACACTACTGACGATACTAACACCAGAGTTTCTCTTAAGGATCCTCAAGATCTTCTTCAGTCTGAGCTTGCAAGAGTCCGTCAGGAAATTACTCTTGTCGCTGCAGCTCTTAATGAGGAAGTTCAGGAGCCTACTGCAGGTGGAGCAGCAGTTCCTGGCACTGATGAATAGCACTGATTTTTAATATAACTTCGGGGTTGCTTTTGCAGCCCCATTTTTTTAATTAAGAATTTGACTTTTTATTAAAATTATGGTATAATTATTTTATGAAAGGGGATGAAAGAGATGATAAATCCAAACACTTTACTTATGGAAAATACTCTAAAATCTTCCTTTGATGTCGTTGTTACATTAATCAATCGTTATGGAGAAGAGAAGGAGATGCACTTCAAGAAGAAGCGTAAGGACTTCTTGCGAGAAAACTATGCTGGTACTAAGCATGTCGTTCTCGTGGACAACTATCCACCAACGCCAATGGAAGATGGCGTATACTATATTAAGCGCAATGGAAAAACCGTCTGGATCCGAATGAGCGAGGCTGAGTTTGACGGATCTTGACGAAAAAAATGCAGCTCATTTGGGAGGAATAATAATGGCACTCGATCCGTATAAGTTATTTAATACCGGCTTTTACAAATCCGACCGCATTATGCCGGCGCATAAGTGTAATCTGTGTATTATAACAATGAGAGAAGTCCCTGACGGTAAGGGAGACAACCACTTCCAAAAGGTCAAGGAAGAGTGGGTAACAATCAATGGCAATGAGTTCAGGAAAGAGATGATGGAAGATCTTAAGAATAAGATCAAGAGAGAAATTGAATTGGTTTATGAAAAGCCTGATAAGTTTGTCTTTAATAGATTCTATCTTCTTGCAACAAGACATACTATGTGGGTTTGGACTCTTGAGCCAACAGAGGACTAAGGAGGAATAGCAATGAAAAAGTTTCCTATGGCAAAAGAAGCAGCTTCTTTAAGACCAGAAGATTTGGAAATGTGGGGCTTGGAACAAGATTTGAAGGAAATTAAGAAACAGATCTTTTGGGCGATCCTAGCTGGGAAAAACTATGTTACAAGAACTACTTTACGCAATATTACAAAATCCTTTTTGATTGAACAAGGCTATTATGTTGTTGAAGATCAGGACTTTTATGTTATTTATTGGGCATTCAAGCCTAGTAAACTGAAAGACAGAGATGTAAATAAAGATTTCAAAAAGTATGCAACTGGCGGCGTAGTGAACTTCAATTCTATTTGCACTAAAGATGAAGGATTTATGTGCAGTAATGATCGTATTGACTATAATTTGCCAGATGAAAATGTGATAAGAGAGCTTGCTGACAAGATTCAGAATAAAAAATTCGACAATCTAAAAATTTGACTTTTTGAAAAATTTTTGTTAAAATCACGCGCCCGCGCGCATATTATAATAGTATAAGGAGTTTAGTGATGAAGTCATTATTTAGATATCTAGGTTGGATGATAGTAACCACTAATTGTTTACTGGTTTTTTGGACTGGTGTTGTATATCTACTATGGGGAGATAATTTACTCCAAAGGGTAGAAGGTATTTGTGGTATTGTTAATACCGTTATAATTATGATAATAGCTTGTTTATATCAAGATCAGAAAGATGAAGTCCGAGATACAAAATATAAGCCAAAGCATATGGCAAGGAGAGGAAGGGAGTGAATTTTTTAGTTATTGATACAGAGACAACTTATTAGAGAAAGTTGATGACAGTCGGCGCAGTTGTGGCAAATGAATAGTTTGAAATTGTTGACTAGATTTATTTGATGTCATTCGGTGCTTATATGTAGGGCGGCTTATATAAGGATAGAGTTTATAAAACAAGCCTTTGTCCAAATAAAATGCACACATCGGAGATGCTTGAAACTATTAGAAAGTTTTATGATAAGCACGAATGTGAAATGGTCTTCGCCTATAATGCTCCTTTTGATAAGAAATTGATCACTTCTTTGCCGCCAGATTAGTGGTATGACATCATGAAGATAGCTGCGTACCGACAGCATAATCCGCATCTTCCGGACAGCGAAGAGTATTGCGGCACAGGTAGACTAAAGAAGGATTATAATGCTGAGAGACTTTATAAGTTGCTATCAGGAAATAGTAGCTATAAAGAACTTCACAATGCCTTCTAGGATGCGTGTGATGAATTAGCTATTATGAAAATGATGAAAATTCCATTAGATGTTTATAAAGAGAATGCGAGGGTTGAATGATGCCGTTTTTCTATAATGTCCATCCACCTAACTTATTCTGTGCAATATTGCTATTAGTAGTTGTATTAGTTTATTTAGGCGTGGCAATATGGATGGTATTGGACTTCACAAAAGAATCAAGAGCAGAAAAGAAAAGGAAGAAAAGGGAGAAGAAATAATGGAATGGGTAAGATATGATGATGTTATGGATCTGCTGCAAGAAGCACGAGAAGAAGGTCCTTGTGACATAAGATCACTTATTTGGAGACTGGACAATTTGGATTCAATTACTACTGATGAAGATGAAATGCCTCATGAAATAAAAGCAATCAATTTTAATTCAAGAGGGGGATTAGAGTAATGTTTATCGAAATTGGCGCAGGCTTCTATAATACTGAAGATATTCGATGGATACAAAAGTGGGGCGGCGAATCAATTACCATTGCATTCAAAGGCGAAAATGATGCGAATGCTATGGATATTGAATTTGAAAGCGAAGAAGAGCGCGATAAAGAGTGGGAGAAAATCAGTTCTCAATTAGTTTATGCGCTAATTATTCAAGCGCCGTCTTAGCGTAAAAATCCATTCTATGCGGATTGGGATAATAATGGTGCTACACCGGTATAACTTTATGTTATACCGGATTTTTCTTTATAAAAACTTGACAAAAAATTCAATCTATGATATAATATATATGTAAGAAATTAAAAAGGAGGCATAAGAATGAGCGTTGTGTTGTCAGATGAACAAATGAGTTTTATCGGCAAAGCACTTAGCGGCAAGAACATTCTTGTTGATGCCTGTATTGGTAGTGGAAAGACTACTACTATTCAAGCTTTGTGCAATGCAATGAAAAAGAAGAGTATTCTTTATCTCACTTACAACAGACTTCTTAAACTGGATGCTAAGGATAAGATTAAGAATACGAATGTAACGGTACAAAATTATCACGGGTTTGCTTACTCCCAGCTCGTGGCACAGAAGATTCGTTGTGGAGTTGGAGAGCTTATCCGTACTTACAACCGTGTTAAGCCACCTTGCCGCAAGAAGTATGATGTTTTGATCCTTGACGAGTATCAGGATATCGACGAGGATATCTCCAAGATGCTCTACACACTCAAGGAAAAGTTCCCTAATATGCAGCTTATTGCTGTTGGCGATATGGCACAGAAGATTTATGACTACACCGCTCTTGATGTCGAAGCATTCATCAATGATTTTCTTGGCAACTTTGAGAGAATGACTTTTACTCGTTGCTTCCGCCTTAGTGATGTGTATGCCGCGGCAATCGGACACGCTTGGGGCAAGCCGATTATCGGAGTCAATACTGACTGTGAAGTTGAGGTTCATGATGAAGAGTATATCTACAATTTCTTGAAAGATCACGAGCCTAGAGAGATTCTTTGCTTGGGCGCGCGTACTGGTAAAATGGTTGATATGCTCAATCGTCTTGAATCAGATTTCCCTCAGAAGTTTAACAAGTACACGGTTTATGCATCTATCTCTGATACCGATAAGGGAAGAGTTGATCCTAACAGCTCTGTTGGTATCTTTACTACTTTTGATTCTTCAAAAGGATTGGAGAGAGACATTTGTGTAATCTTTGACTATGACTCTGCTTATTGGAGCACTCGTAGCACTAAGCCGAACACTCGTTATGAGATTCTGCGTAACATCTTTCTTGTGGCGGCAAGTCGCGGTAAGAGAAAAATTATCTTCTGCGGCAATGAATCAAGTGTTCTTTCTTTTGCAGAAGTTGCTACGCCTTTTAATGAGGGACATGACTTCACCAAGCCTTTCAATATCTCCACTATGTTCGACTACAAATATCGTGAAGATATTGAAGCTACCTTTGAGAATCTTGAAATCAAAGAGATTGAGCTTCCTCTTTCTGACGAGATCAAGGTTAAGCCTGTTGATGGACTGATCGACATGGGACCTTGCATCGGCTTGTTTACAGAAGCCTGCTACTTCACCAAGTACAGTATTGATGATACTATTAGCTTCCAGTGGCAGATTGATAGAAAGATGAAGTATGATGATGATGTCGAGCAGCTTTCTTCTGAAGATCTCATGGGTAAGATTCGTTATTCTACTTATCTTTCTACTAAGCAGCGTCGTTACTTCACGCAAAGCCGCAAGATCTTTGTCAATGAAGAAGAAGAAGCTAGCATTAAAGAGCGTTTGAGTTCTGTTCTGCCGGCGAGCTGTGAAACGCAGCGTTACTGTCATCTCGATTCTTCCTACGAAGATGATGAGGGGCAGACTCAAACTCTGTCTATCGTTGGTCTTACGGATGAAATCTATGAGGGTATTGTTTATGAGTTGAAGTTTGTTTCTGAACTTTCCCATGAACATTTCCTTCAGCTTGCAGCTTATATGGCGGCATTGAATGTTCCTGTTGGTAGAATTTGGAATATTCGTTTTAACAAGATGTATGAAGTCAGAATCAAAGACAGAGATAAATTCCTCGATGATGTTGTAACTACCATTACAAAAGGCTATGTCCAACATTTTATTCCAAGTGATAAAAAGCGAGATGTAGCCACCGCAAGTTTTGCTAATAGTCATAGATATGAGGTGTAAGGTATGCATGTAATCTGCATGAATGAAAAATGTTTAGATGAGGGCGCCTGCGATTACTGTGATGCAAGGTGCCCTAACTATACTGATGAAGAAAGTCTTCTCAGAGTTATAAATGCCCAACCCAATAAAGATTTAATTGTCGCGGCGGCGCATAAAGTAGCTATGCTGAAGATATTGCAAGAAGGAGACCAAGAAAAGTAATGAGACCTCTATATTATCAAGGAAAAGAAATTCGTGATGAAGGCGATTATTTCGCAATGAAAGAGTGCCTTCGTAAAGAAAAATAGAGCGTGGCTGATTTTATATACCATTGCGAAGAGTGGGCATTGAAATGCATTGGAGATTTTGGAGACCATGACTATCTTTGTGACAGAGAACTTAAAGAAATGCAAGCTCTTTGTATAAATATCTTTGTTTGGGGCTTTTATGATGGTGACTATATTGTTCAGCCATATTTGACATTTGATTGTCATGGACATGAAATTAAGCCGCGTGACGGAGAAAAGTTTTATATTACCTGTTATGAAAAGGGAGAGAGGAAATATATAACAAATGACGGTGAAAAACCGTTTTATCAGTCAAGCGGGCATTTTATCTATAAGATTAACAATAAGTTTTATAGGATTCCTTTTTTAGTGAAGTGGGATACTGGTAAAGATAGTGGTAATCCTTTTTTCTTCAGACCAAATTTTGATGAAATAACTAGAGTATATCCAGTTTCTAAAACAGTAGTCACTTGGCAAGAAGAACCAGAAGATGAAGAAAAGAAAGACAATACTACTGTTTACGAAATATCATGGTAAAAATTTGACTTTTTATAAAAAATATGATATACTTATTATAGAAAGTTAAGGAAAGGAAAGTGATGCGAAAATGGATCAGAAAAAGTATGTTGACATCGAGCGTCTGAAGGACAAGTATGCAATGGCTTTTAAGGCTGGAGAGCACATCACTGTATCTGAAAAGATTGACGGTGCAAATGCATCTATCCGCTATGATGCGGAGACAGGTTCTCTTGCAGCTTTTTCTCGTCGTCAGCGACTGACCGAGGATAACAACCTGCAGGGATTCTATGCTTATGTTCTGACTCTTGATCCGGTAAAGTGGGCAGATGTAACTTCTAACGGTCGTTTCATCGTTTTCGGCGAATGGCTTGTAAAGCACACTATCAAGTATCCGGATGACCTCATGCGTAAGTTCTATGTATTTGATGTTTGGGATACTGAGGCTGAGCAGTATGTTCCTTGGTTCCTGACCTATCAGATCGCACAGGCACTCGGACTGAAGACTGTACCGATTTTCTATGATGGTGAGTTTACTTCTTGGGAAGACCTGTACGCACTTGTCGGTCGTACCGAGATGCAGGCTGAGCCTACTGGCGAAGGTATCGTTATCAAGTCTCAGGATCGTCTTGATAACAAGTTCTCTGGTACTCCTGCATATGTAAAGATCGTTGCTAAGGAGTTCTCTGAGGTTCATCAGAGCAAGCCGCAGAAGGAGATTGATCCTGCTAAGATTGCTGCAAAGCAGGCGGCAGAAGCACAGGTCGAGACTATTGTCACTCAGCGTCGTGTTGAGAAGACTATTCAGAAGTTTGTTGAGGACAATCTTATTCCTGAAGATTGGGACGAGAAGAGCCTTGGTGCGATCGCTAAGATCCTTCCTCGTGCAGTTTATGATGACTGTGTAAAGGAAGAGCCTGAGACTGTTGCTCAGATTGAGAATTTCGGTAAGCTGTGCGCTCAGGTTGCAATGAAGCACGCTCGTGCGCTGGTAAAGTGAGGTTAATATGGGCGATTTTTTTGAAACAATTATTAAGCTGATCTTTGCATGGGCGGCTTGGGCATTCATTATCTGGATTGTTTGTCTAATGTTTGGTTTAACATGGACAGCAAAAGCCGTATGGATTGCCCTTATTATTGATATCGTTGTAAGCGGTATTTATAAAATTATTACTGATTAAGGAGAAATAACTATGGGATTTTTTACAAATAAAGACGGAGATATTAAGATCGGAAGTATTGTGTTTTCTGCTGTTGTCGCAGTTGCGGCAGCAGCTACACTCATTTCCGCTTGTGAAGAGGTGCCGACTGGTCATACCGGTGTGCAGGTCGTAATGGGTTCTGTTCAGACAGAAACACTTGACTCCGGTTTCCATTTGAAGACACCTTTTGTATGTGATGTTGTCGAAGTGGATAATAGGATTCAGAAGATTGAAGTCGATGCAAGTGCGGTTTCAAAGGACTTGCAGGATATTGCAGCTACTATTGCAATTAACTTCCACCTTGCCCCTGAGGCATCGGTATCTATGTATAAGAGCGTAGGTCTATCTTATGAGGACTCTATCCTTCAGCCGGCAATTCAGGAAGCTACCAAGTCTATCATGGCGCAGTACAGAGCTGAAGAGCTGATTCAGAGACGCGGCGAAGTATCTGTTGCTATTGCTGACCTGATTACTTCTAAGGTCGGAGACTATGGTATTGTAGTCGATGAATTTAACCTGACTAACTTCAGCTTCTCAAAGGCATTTGACGATGCTATTGAAGCGAAACTGGTTGCAGAGCAAAACAAGATTAAGGCGGCTACAGAAAACGAGCAGAGAGTTGCAGCTGCTGAAGCTGATGCGGCAGAAGCAAAGGCTCGTGCAGAAGGTGAAGCCGAAGCTGCAAAGATTAAGGCACAGGGTGAAGCTGAAGCTATTAAGGCAAAGGCTGACGCTGAAGCCGAAGCTAACCGTAAGATTAGCGAGTCTATTACTCCTGAGCTGATCGACTACAATCGTATCGAGTCTTGGGATGGTAAGCTGCCTTCTGTTATGAGTGGCAGTAATGGCAATGTAATCGTTGATGCTACTACCTAATGAGGTGAATAATGGATTATCCTAGAATAGAAAACGCAAGGATTAAGTCTACCTCTATTTCTATGGCTGATCATGGATGTCTGACCATTTCCCTCAATGTAGAGGGAAGTGGTTGGGGCTGTAATATCGGTGGTTGGTGTAATGGTGTAGGACATCTTGGTGCTACATTATGGAAAGGTAATGGTAGTGCCATTGTTGCTATGATGAAAATTATGGATATAGTTGGAGTATCTACTTGGGATGAACTTAAAGGAAAACTTATTAGAGTAGAAATCCCTAGTCCCGGCGCCTGCACTATTTCTAAAATTGGCAATATTATTGAGGATGAATGGTTTGACTTAAAAGCATTTTATGCAACTGATACAGGTCAGGCTACTTTTATCCTTGATGAAACGCCGCCAGAAGAAGAAGAGAGTGGTTGGTGGGATGATGATCCTTCTGCTGAGATTCATGGAAGGTGAGTACTAATGACTTTACCAGAAGCGATTTAGCATTTACAAGAAACTTTAGCTGATCCTAACCATTTTTCCTGTGAAGAGTGTAGGCAAGAACATGAATAGCTTCTTGCATGGCTTATTGAACTTTATTCAAGAAGACTACGAGACAAAGAAATAAGGTTGGGATAGGTATGAAATATGTAAATAAGATAGAGAAATGTGTTGCTACAAATAGTTTTATTGTTGGTGTAGGTAATGATAAAGAATGGAATAGTGTTACCTATATTGATCCAATAACTATGTAGCCTTTTAATCCAGCGCACACGATTAAAGCAGGAGACTTGTATTACAGGTTTACAAAAGTTAAAGGAACAGAAGATTTGAATGGAGTAGCTTTTGCTACTGCAAGGGAAGGAAATGAGCCGCCAATGGCACAAAGAAGATTTGCAGATTTTACTTATAGTTCGCCAACGCCAGACTTTAGTTTAGTTCAGGCGGCAGTTGATAAGTATGTTGATAAGTACGAAGAGGAGGAATCTATTATGGATCTTGGTAATGGTGTTTTGAAGGGTATGTTCGGTCGTCTTGGTAATGGTATGTGCCGTCTGACTATGGATGGACAGATTGCAGTTAAGGCGGGCGATCAGTATAAGTATTACGATAAGAATACGGGAAGCTTTATCAATACTGATAATTTTGTTTTCCCTGATCTTGGTATGGATATGTTCTTTGTCATTCCTACCAATGCGGTTGCCGAAGGTGATATTATCATCGCCAATGGAGTGCCTAAGTATGTTCTTAGCGTCGATCCAACCGGTAAGAATATTACTGTTCTGAATTATATCGGCGGTATCATCGAGACTATCATGCCTGAGCGTCACATTTTCATGGGCAATATTTACTTCTATGGTAAGGTTGTTAGCCTGTTCAATGGTCAGCTCAACGGTGCTAATGGCGCCAATAACATCATGAAGTTCTATATGATGAGCGAAATGATGAAGGGTATGACCGGCGGTAGAAATGGTGGCGATATGAATCCATTTGTTATGATGGCTCTTATGGGCGGCGGCATGAATGGTATGGGCAATATGTTTGACAATCTTTTTGCCAACGCAGCTCCTGCGGCTCCTGCAACTCCCGCAGCTCCTATGACGACTAATCCCACTGTGGCTAAGGAGGCAGAGTAATGGGCGGAGGAAGCTGGACAAGTAAGGATTTTGCTACCTACTCTACTACGAGAGGTTTAAGTTATGACGCATCCACGGGAGCAATCGACTCCCGTGGACTAACCGCGCAGGATATGTATAGGTCTACACATCTGGATGACTCTCTCAATCCCCATCTCGTTATTCGTGAGTGTTGCGACTCTGAAGAGCATCCTAATACTATTCCTGTAATTTTGGCTCTGGATGTAACTGGATCTATGGGAGCAACTGCGGTTGAAGTAGCATCTAAGCTAAATGTTCTTATGACCAATCTCTATGAGAAGATTCAAGATGTTGAATTTATGATTATGGGCATTGGAGACTTCTACTGCGACGATGCCCCACTTCAGGTATCTCAGTTTGAATCCGATATTCGTATCGCAGAGCAGCTCGATAAGGTTTGGTTTGAAGGCGGCGGCGGCGGTAATGGTTTTGAATCTTATACTGCGGCATGGGCTTTTGCAAATGATCGAACCAAGCTTGACTGCTGGAATAGGGGTAAGAAAGGCTTGCTAATTACTATCGGTGACGAGCCAATCAACCCTTATATTGACAAGGATAGGTGGAGACATACAGTTGACGAGACCGAGCTGTCTCTTGAAACAAAGGATCTTTATGATCAGGTCACCACGAAGTATGATGTATACCATATCCATGTTAAGCATGGCGGCAATTATTATGGCAATGTTGCAGTTCCTTCTTTTGCAAAGGTAATTGGAGAGAGCAATGTAAAGGTTGCTAGTGTCGATTCTATTGTTCAGACTATTACTGACATTGTTTGTAATCATGCTCAGTCTTCTGCTACTACTACTGCTACCGATCTGGCGGCGGAAACTAAGTTCAATGAAGACGGAGATATCGTCTGGTAAGGAGTAACAAATGTTTTATATTGTGACGGGAGCAAATTATGGAGACGAGGGAAAAGGTCTTGTGACTAATGCTTTTGCAAGTGAAGACTGCCTTGTCGTATTGAGCACTGGATCGTCTCAGCGCGCTCATACTGTTGTACATGACGGGAAGAGAATTGTCTTTCGTCACTTTGGTAGCGGCACTCTTAAGGGTGCCGCGACCTATTTTGCGAAGGATTTTCTTGTAAACCCTGCTATGTTTAGACAGGAGTATCTGAAGTTAGAAGCTATGGGTATTACGCCCGTAGTTTATATGCATGAAGATTGTGCATTCGTAACTCCAGTAGATATGTTCGCAAGTATAAATATTGAATCAAGACGCGAAAATCGTCATGGTACTACTGGATGCGGCGTTTGGGAAGCTATTCGCCGTGGCAAATATGTTGGAGAAATTACTGAAGCTCGTAGAGTAGAAGATGTCGGATGTATTGACAGTGATTTGATTAAATACTATGAACATCGTCTTGCAGGCATTGAAGATGAAATTCCGCAGGTTGCACTAGACTTTTTGCACGGTCCAGCATTAGCACACAATTTTAGACAAGATGTAGAATTCATGTTGGATCATATCAAACTTATTCGTTACGATGAAGAAAAGTCATTCCTTCATAAATGGAAAGATATTATCTTTGAAAATGGTCAGGGACTACTTCTCGACACAGATTATGTAGGGGAAAGTATATATACTACACCTTGCCATGTTGGTGCGCGTATTCCTGCAAGAATTATCTTTGAGAATTTTGCAGGCGAAAATCCACAGGTGGAGTCTATCTATGTAACGAGGACCTATCTTACTCGTCATGGCGCAGGTGATTTTGCTAATGGTAGTGCAGGTACAACTCTGTATAGCAATCTTTCTCCATATATGACGGAAGATAAGACTAATGTTCCTAATTTTGGTCAAGGTTCTATCCGTTACGAAGCTTTTGATAATGCAGCAGGTCATGATTTAGTTCGTCGTATTAACGATGATACTAATATTCTTCGCAGCTATGGCATTGATGCATCAATTTCTCTTGCTGTAACTCATACAAATGAATTTGCATTAGAGAATTTGACACAGCAAATGATATTTAGCAATCCTTATCATTATAAATATAGATTATATACATCTGATAATGAGGCTACACTCAATTTAGAAGGGGAATAAAATGGGTATACTTATAATTCTTTTTATTGTTGTTGTTGCAGTAGCTATATCTTTTTTCATTGCAGCTAGTAAAAAGTACGATAAGGATGATAAGTTTTCTGCTATTTATTGGGCGGCACTAGGTGGATTCTGGATAAGTATAGCTATTGACATCTTTAAGGCATTTTTTAAGGAGTAACTATTAAAAATTTGACTTTCTAAAAAAAATATGCTATAATTATTATAGAAAAGTTGAGAAAGGAGCAGAGATATGACGGAATTTTATATGATGATCGGAATTGCAGGTTCTGGTAAGTCTTTCATTGCAGAGAAGTATGCTCGTTTGCATAATGCTGTTATTGTATCTTCTGATGCAATTCGTGGTGAACTTTTTGGTGATGAGAATGACCAGACGCATAATGCCGAAGTTTTCGAGGAGGTTCATCGTCGTATTCTGAACGCTCTTAAGGCAGGACAGAACGCGATTTATGATGCAACGAATCTTTCTGCAAAGCGCCGCAAGGCATTTTTAACGCAGATCCCTGCTGATGTGGAGAAGATCGCTGTGGTTATTGCTACGGATCTCGATGTTGCTCTGCGTCAGAATGCAAGCCGTGATCGTCAGGTCCCGCCTGATGTTATCAAGACGATGCTTCTGCGCCTTCAGATGCCTCGTATCAGCGAGGGTTGGAATGGTATTGACTACATTTCTAACCCTAACAACAAGAGTGATATTCTTTCTGTCATTAAGCCTTGCGTGGGCTTCGATCAGGATAACCCTCATCACTCTGCTGAGCTGTTTGACCATATGCAGCAGGCGGCGCAGTATGTCACGATTCATGCTCATGAGTATGGATTCAGTGGTATGGATGAAGCAGAAGTCTATATTGCTGCACTTATCCATGACATCGGTAAGCCTATTTGTAAGACATATAAGCTGTGGAGTGGAAAGATCGACGATCATGCACATTACTACGGTCATGCCGATGTTGGTGCATATATGGTCGCTTGCTTACTTCGCACTGTTCCTGCAGAGGATTACGGTCGTTGGATGACGATTCTTGAGCTGATTCAGTATCATATGGACTGCTATGCAAGTGACGACTGGCTTGAAAAAATTGATCGTGAAAAGGGTAAGGTTTTCCGTGATAAGATTGCTTTACTTCACGAGGGGGATAAGAATGGACACTGAAAAGAAATATGCGGTTATTACCTATTTTATCGGTAATGATATCGGTAACGGGGTTAAAGTCGAAGTAGTCGAGCATCTTGGCAAACTACTAACTTGTACTATTTGCGACACTCCAATGGGCGCTATCAAAGAATTTGAGTCACAAGTTAATACGCTTTGTTGGAATAAGTGTCTTACTGACTGTATGAAGTCGTATTATAGAGGCTCAGACAATGTTTGTAGAGATATATTTCTCTATACCGAAGGTGACGATGGTGTTGTTTCACTGTGCCGTGTAGCTATTGTATTGGCAGGTGAATATTAATGGATCTCACCCTTGAAGAGCTTCAGCTCATTCCCAAAGATGTTTCGCCGCATTAGTTTGAAGAAATCGGTGTCTATAAAAATGTAACTGTTCAAGTTTTAAGATGTCCCCATTGCGGCGAATTAAGTGTGGGGTGGATTAAACAGCCAGACACTGAAGTCATTTACGAAAAGGAGGAAGAACAATGACATAGGTATATATCCTAGCTGGTGTAGCCGCAGCTCTTTTAGTCGCCGGTATTATTGTTGGCAAAGTCGGATCAAATAGGTGTAAGACTGCACTTATTGCTCTGGGCTTTGTTTTAGGTTTTGCAGGCGTGATTACAGGATTCTTCGGCTATGAAACTTACATCATGCAACCCGTTGAATATTCAATTACAAATTGCCGCGAGGTCGAGGGCGGATATAAGCTTACCCTTGAAGGATCAATGAAGGGTTTTACTGGCGGCACAGTTTTTGTTACTGTTGATGAAGCAAAATCACTTAATCTTTTGGAATGTGATGAAGAAGGTAATTGGAAATGGGTTGGCGGTAAGATCAACGAATCAAGAAATTGGATTTCAGATCACCGCGACAATTAAAAATTTGACTTTTTTAGAAAATTATGATATAATTATTATATAAGGTTGAGAGAGATCTCACTTATATTTACGGCAGGATAACAGCAATCTATAAAATACAAATTTTATAATAGAGTATTGCTAAAATTTTTCTAACCTATTGGGCGCCGAAGAGCCACGGTTAGCGTCGCAGACTACGCAAGTTTGCCGTGGGCTACCCACGAGAGGGGTGGCAGCAATGATTGCTAAAAGTCATCGGACTAATCGCTACTGCGTGAAAGAGCGATGTAGGGAGACTAAACCTGAAACAAAATTTCCTGTCGTGTTATTTGCCCGCGTAGCAGAATTGGCATATGCGTCCGACTCAAAATCGGAAGTTTGTGGGTTCAACTCCCACCGTGGGCACTCAGTCACCAACAGCTAAAACATATTATTAAAACTTCCAATTTTAAGAATAGGTGACTAGTCTTAGATTCATACAGCAACTCATATTATTTTAATTGGGTAGAATTAAATTGAATCTTGTAAGGAGGAAAAAGGAATGAATTTTACAGATGCTATGAGAGGCGCAGCTAACCACACTCTTACTGAGAATGGTGCGGCTGTCTATAAGACCACCGGCAATGCAGTCCTTGACCTATTTGCCAGAATTGGTGGTATGCGTAATGCAGATCCTCGTGAAGTTGAAGCAGCTTGGCTTCGTGCCCGCGACTTCGATAAGGAGCTTGCAGATAATCTGATTCTTTATACCCGTAACATTCGTGAGGGCGGTCTCGGTGAGCGTAAGCTCGGTCAGATTATGCTTAAGCTGCTTGCTTTGAAGGATCCTTCTAAGGTTGCAAGAAACCTCGACACCATTGTCGCGGCTGGTCGTTATGATGACCTGTTTGTACTTCAGGGTACTAAGGTCGAGACCAGTATGATGGAGTACCTGCGTGCGCAGTTCCGTCAGGACATTGTTGACATGGGGCAGGGCAAGCCTATTTCCCTTCTGGCAAAGTGGCTGCCTTCTTGCAACGCAAGTTCTAAGGAGACTCGTAAGCTGGCTCGTAAGATGTATGTCTATTTTGGCATCTCTGAGCGCACTTACCGTAAGACTCTTTCTGCTCTGAGAAGCCATCTCGATGTTGTCGAGAAGAAGATGTCTGCTCAGGAGTTCGACGAAATTGACTATCAGAAGGTTCCTTCTGTAGCCATGACTCGTTACCGCTCTGCTTTCGGTCGTCATGACTTCGAGCGTTTTGGTGAATATCTTAATGCGGTAAAGAAGGGTGATGCAAAGATCAATGCATCTGTCACCTACCCTTACGAGCTTATTCGCCCTTACATCCTCGGCAGAAGGGGCTGGGGTTGCCGTACAGCAGCAGCTCTTGATCCTGTTCTTGAGGCACAGTGGAAGGCTCTTCCTAACTATGTCGAGGGCAACCATAATGTTATCGTCATGTGCGATACTTCTGGTTCTATGACCTGCGACAACTGCAAGCCTCTTGCAACTTCTGTTTCTCTTGGCATTTACTTTGCGGAGAGAAATACTGGTGCTTATCAGAACCTCGTTATGAGCTTCTCTCAGTCTCCTGTTTTCTATGAACTGAATCCTCATGATTCTGTTCTTAACAGAACAAATGAGATCCTTCGTCACGATCAACTGAACACCAACCTCGACGCAGCTCTTGATGCGGTATACCGTCTTGCAGTTAAGAGTGGAGACGCTCCTTCTGCACTCGTCATCATCTCTGATGGTGAGATTGACAGCTACCGTTACCAGAATGCTGCTGACATCGTTGAGAAGTGGCAGGCGATTTATGCAGGAAGCGGTATGGTCGCTCCTAAGCTTATCATGTGGAATGTTGAGTCTCGTGGCTCTCGTTACATTGGTAAGAAGGAGAACCCCGGCATTGCATACATCTCTGGTTCTTCTGCTTCTAGCTTCAAGGAGCTGGCAACGCTGATCTCTATGGATGCAGTTACCGCAATGACTCGTATCCTGACCAAGCCTCAGTTCCAGTGGAAGTAATCTAATATTATGGGGGCGGTTAATTCCGCCCCATAATATTAGAGTATGGCGGCGAAATAAATACATATATTATGCGGGAGAAATCCTAGCTCAATAGATTATAGGAGTGTAAAGAAAATGGCTACTATGTATAAGTGTCCTGTATGCGGCAAGCAGTATACTGATCTTACTAAGCTTGCTGATTGTGTCAAGGCTGACGATGCAGCTATGAAAAAGGTTAAGAATGATGAAAAGAATAGATATGCCAAGCTACTTGCTGCAGCTCGTGCTGATGTAAGAATGGCAGAAGATAAGCTCAGACAGAGCGTTAATGCTTACAATATGGTTGCCAATGATGCGGCAAAGAAAACTGGTGAGACCTATACTTCTTTGGAGTTCAAGGGTGTAGCTGCAGTAGCTCCAACAGCTTCAAATAAGTATGCTTTTACTAAAGAGGCTGATGAAAAGGCTCTCGACAAGGCAGCAACTGATTTGGCAAATATTATTTTCCAGACACTTGGTATTTAATGGGGGAGTCAACTTTGGGGCGCAAGTTTATTCCAAATCTCCCTCAAGGAGATAAATTTTCTAAAGATACCGAGCGTGAAAATGAACGCAAGCGCGCACAAAAGCGTAGGGAAAATAGAAAGAAAGATCGCCGTAGAGATGACTATTATGACGACGACGATGAAGATTACGAATAACATCATAGGGCTAGGTCTATTTTGATCTAGCCCGTTTTTGGTTTGGGAGGGGTTTAATGATTACTTTTCTTTCAGCTCTTGGAGCATTACTTAGTCTGGGCGGCAATATAGCTATTGCAAAGAAAAAGAAAATTGGTTGGCTTATTTGGATTGCAGGTAATATTGCTTGGATCATAGTTAATCTTTTGGGAGAGTTTAATTTGTCTATGGTTTTAATGTATGTAGCTTATCTCGGCATTAACATTAAAGGCTTTATTGACTGGAATAAAGAAGGAAAAACTTGACTTTTTTCATATTATATGATATAATTATAATATAAAGATAAAAAGGAGAGGTAAGAATGCACGAGGTTAAGGACAAGACCATTTATTTCTTTGTTGATCGCAACAAAGGTAAGACATATTGTATCGGTGACTTCGACAAACTTATTGCTTTTCTTGCTGAGCGCATTCATTTCGAGAATCGTAAAGATTATGTAACTCAGCGTTTTGATAAGTGTGACTTCATTTATGATAATTGGGATTTCTCCGGTGGCGATGTCCATTGGGTTACAGACTACAAGCTCGTTTGGGAGCGTTACTTTGATTGGCGTATTGAGAAGTTTGTATCTGGTTGGCATCATAAGAAGGTTGATTATCTTGCCGCCCGTCCTTATATGATTATTGATGATCGCGGCGGCACTATTGATTTCCGTATCTGGGAGTCACTTATCAATGCAGCTCGTGATAAAATGGTAAGTGGACATCTTTGGGGGACAACTGCTGATGCCAAGTATGGCGAGCAGTTTGTTCGTTATCGCTATTCTAAGGAAACTTATCGCTTCCGTTGCGGTCCTGTCCCCGGAGTTCACAAGTATTCCTGCTATGGTAGCCGTCCTCATAAGGGGCTTCTGAATACTATTCGTAATGCAGATTCTATTCGTCCCAAGGCAAGAATTGATACGGATTATTGGGATGATTTTTCACATACAGATAGATGCTGGAAAACTAACAGCAAGTGCCGTTATCAGTGGCAGAAAAATTTGAAAGGGTGAAATAATGGAAAAGAGAAGAGGAACTGAAGCATTGGGAATGCAGGGATATGGTATTGATGCCTTGCTTTTTCAGTATCTTTATGGCTATATGGATACAGATACAACTACTATTCCCGATGCAGTAAGAACTGGTTGGAATAACGCAATCGAATTTATTAGTTCAAATATTAGTGTAAATGCAGATTTCTCACAGTGGCTTGTAAGTCAGTTTAATGATAAGGAGACTGGAGAAGCCTATGTTAAGGCTTTTAGCGAATTTATAGGGAAGGATTTGTTCACTAATGAAAAAGAAAATTAAGATCGTTTCGCATGGAACACAGTGGATAGATCCGAATCCTGCTCCGGTAATAATTTGTCCTGAATGTGGCGGCGAAAAATTGATCAATACATATAATCTGGATCGCTGCTATAAAGATTTTCTTTTAGTTTACCTTGAACGAGAAGGTGACTGTAGGAAATGTAAAGACTGTGGTTGCGTTTTTGAGATAGGTTCAAAGATTACAGTTAAAAAAGAACCTGCTTGGATTGCATTTGCTATTTTTGTAATTAGTTTAATTATTACGATTATATTGATGACATTTATTACCAATTATGCAACTATGGAAGAAGCGCCAGCGCTATTGACGCTTGGTGTTCTAGGTTCAATGATTTCAACAATGGTCAGCTTTGTAATTTGGTTGGCGCTATTATAAGGAGGACGAAATGTCAAATATTCAGGAACTTAAAGATGAACTTGAGATTCTTATGGCGCTTCCAGATTCTCAGGCAAAGCAACTTCAAACCTTGGCATTGATTGGCAAGATTCTTGTTCACATGGAAGCACTTGAGAGGTTATATTTTAGGCAAGATATGAAAGTTACAGCTATTGAGAATAAATTAGATGAGGGCGGGAAGGTAGAAGTTAATGTTAGATATCGCTAAGAAACATGAAAAAGAATTTCAAGAGAAATATATCGAGACATGGTACGATTTACGATATCAGTACTACCGTGATAGCTCTGGTGATCGTATTCCACAGCTTGCTGATAATTGCTATGATCGTAGAGATTTCGTTTCATTGAATGATGCCGGCGAAGTAATTGGCTTTATCAGCTATTTCTTCAATGATGTAAATTCAACAGCTTGTCAGTTCGGTATCATTAGTTTTGATATGGGCAACCGTGATTTTACAAAAGATGTTCTTCAGGTTATTGCAGATATATTCTTCAAATTCCATCTTGATCGTATTGAGTTTTGGTGCTTTGATGACAATCCTGCGACCAATGGATATCGTGCTTTTATCAAGAGGTTCGGCGGCAGAGAGGTTGGACATTTACGGAGATCTTGCAAGTTAATGGACGGAAACTTCCATGATTCTGTTATCTTCGAGATCTTGCGTGAAGATTTGAGAATGCGTCTTATGAGTCCAATAACCTTTTCTTGTAATGTAGCTATTCCAGAACTGGCATATCAGACATCTTATCGTGAAGACGAGTCTGTAGAAGAAAATCTTTCTGTTGAAGAAGTCATTGATATGGGACAGCCTAAATGGATCAATATTCCGCAAGAGTTTTGGGATAATGTTAAAAAGCAAGAGGAAGAAAGAGAAGCACGGAGACCAAGAAAGAGAAGACCAATCTTTGGAGGGACTACTGAATGACAAATAGAGAACGCTATTTTTTACAGACTAATGAATATGATTTACTTATTAAGTTACAAGAAGGTCTTGGTAGAAGTGATAGTTACTGTATTCTTGATTTGATTACTGATAAGTATAATCGCTGTCCAGAGGATACTGATTGTAAGAATTGTATTCAAAACTGGCTTAATGCCGAGGTAGATAAGTAATGGATTATGAAGAAATTTTTGAAAGGATGCTTGACAATTAGAGTATTACTGAAGAAGAGTGGGAATTTGTTTACAATGTAGTACGAAGTAAACTTGAAAGAAAAGAAGTAATCCGCGCATAGGAGATTACAGAAGTAATTCTTGAATGTGCAGAACTTGAATATGTTTATGGCGAACCGGCTCGACATGGATGGATTGATACTAAAATTATTTTCACATTTGACAATGAGAACTATTACAGCTTTGATTGTTGGTGGAATGATGATCAGGGTATTGATGGCGTCGATGATCAAGTCTGCCCGAAAATGGTAAAGAAGCAGGTCATGGTTGAACAATGGGTTGAGGAGGATGAATAATGCGAACTGAATTAATAGTTAGGTATATTCTTACATAGGAAGAGGCGAATATTGTAGATGACTATATTGATTTCTTGACAAAAGATCCGCTTCCTTGTACTTCTTGTCCAGCTTAGAAAAGTGGAAAATGTACTGGTTACGATATTTTTTCATTAGCTTATCACAAGTGCGAAACTTGCAAGTCTGCTGTTGATTGGTTTTGTAAATCAGTTGAAAGACGAAGTAAGTTTCGTGATTTAGATAGTGAAGAATTGAAGGGAATAATTGTTGATCGTTACCTTGCTGAACTCGCTAAAAGCGAAAAAAGTGAGATAGATGCAAAAGTTTTACTTGCACAACACAAAGAAAAAGAGTCTTCACTTAGAATTAGAGTGTCAAATGACGGAAAATCTAAAAAGCTATTTAATATCGGAGTGGCACCGGTAAGACCCGGAGAGGTGGTAAAATGAGAAAACCTTATGTAATAAATCTATTCGGCGCGCCGGGTTCTGGTAAGTCAACCGGCGCCGCTTATATTTTTTCGTAGCTTAAAATGAGAAATATAAATTGTGAACTTGTTACTGAATATGCAAAAGATTTAACTTGGGAAGGTAGAACTCTTAGCTTGAGTTGCTAGGAATATGTTTTTGGTAAGTAGTCATTTCGCATGAAGCGTTGCCGCGATAAGGTAGATGTAATAATTACAGATAGTCCTATTCCTCTCGGCATTTTCTATAATACAGATCCAGCTCTTGACGAATGCTTTAATCATACAGTTATGAATGTATTTAATACATACAATAATAATAACTATCTCATTAAACGAGTTAAGCCTTATAATCCTATTGGGCGTAATCAAACTGAATCTGAATCTGATGAAATTGGTAAAAAGATTCAATCCTTCCTTGAAGAGCGTGGAATTATCTATCTTGAATATGGCGGCGAAATGAAGTCTTATAATCAAATTGTATTAAGAACTCTAAGGGATCTAAGAGATTTAGGCGTTATTAAGGAGGATATAAATGACTGAACAGGAAATTAAAGATCGTATTCATGAACTCGAAAAGCCAGATATTGAACGCAGAAATGAAATCCGAAGCCTTCGACTGCAACAAGTGAAAATACAACAAGATAAACTTCGTAAGTTAGTCGGTCGTTGTTATAGAGGGGCACATAAGATTTTTATTATTGTCGGGGTGCCTGAACCAGAATTTATGATGATAGGGGATTTCGACTTTAATCCTTATCAGCTTCCTGCGTTAATTATATCAACAGAGCAGGTTGTTAAACACACTGGAAAGACTATCGACTTTGGTGAGACATTCCGAGATACAATTCGTAGTAGGGCAATATTATCTGAAGATCCTGTAGCTCAAATGAGAATTGATTATGAAGAGATTACCCCTGAAGAGTTTAGGGCTCTTGCCTATAAAGCTATAGATGATGTTACAAAGTTTTATACTAGCCAAGAAGAAATTTGATTTTTTCAAAAAATTATGCTATAATTTTATTATAGAAAGGGTGTGAAGAAATGAGTAAGTTATTCATTACGGGCGATTGTCATGGACAGATCGACATTTCAAAACTGAATACTCGTCACTTCCCGCTTCAAAAAGAACTGACTAAAGAAGATGTAATGGTCGTTCTTGGAGACTGGGGTGGTCTTTGGGACGGCGGCGGAACAGATAGGTGGGTTCAGACTTGGTGGAATGAAAAGCCGTGGACCACTTTCGTGGTTCTTGGTAATCATGAAAATTATGAACTCATTGAAAATCTGCCGATTGACACAGCTTTTGGCGCGCCCGTTCGTAGAGTAAGCGATTCCATTGTTATTGCCGAGACAGGTAATATCTATACAATCTGTGACAGAAAATGTCTCGTTCTCAACGGAGCAAACTCTCACGATATGTGGTGTCGTAAGGCTGGCATTAACTGGTGGGCGCAGGAAGCTATTACTCAGGATGCAGCTAATAAGGCACTTTGTTCTCTTGCCGGAGTGCATGATGAAATTGACTATTTCTTCTCCCATGCTTGTGGCGGAGTCGGTGCAGCTATGTGCGGCTTTAAGCCAGATCAATCAGATATGTGGGTTGATTTTGTCCTGAATCATCTGCCGGCAGACGGCGAATGGAAACATTTCTGCGGTCATATGCACAGAGATATGTGCGTAACTGATAAGACAAAAATCGTATATCAAGATGTCATTCTTCTCCATGATACGGAATGCGACATTAATGATGGGGCTTGCGCGAATCTCCATAATGGATTCCGTATCGACGGAGAGACTTTTGAAACTACTAACGATTTGATTGGAGGCTAATTATGAGAGAATCTGTAAAAAATATTTTTGCGGGAATCGGTATGGTTGCAGTTGTCGCTGTCGCCGGGTTGTCAGTAGCAAACTTTGCTCAGCCGGCTTCTGTTGCAGCAGAGGACGAGACTTCTGAGATCGAGTATCAGCAGGATATTGATCCGCAGCTTGCCCATTATCGTTCTCAATATTACCAGCTCCTTGCCGATTACAGTGATCTTCAGGAGCAGAACGACCTTCTGCAAATGCAGATTCAATGTGACGCAAATAACATCGCACTTCTGGAAAAGGCACTGTCTGAACCCGACTATGACCTTGACAACGATGGCCTTGTTACCATCTGTGATGCTGTCAAACTTATGAGGTTTTTAGCTGAAATGGAGGGGTAAAATGATCCATGTAAACGGAGACCTCCTTAAAGCACCTTTCCAATTCATTGCCCATCAGGTTAATTGCCGCGGCGTAATGGGTGCAGGTATAGCTCTTCAAATAAAGAACAAGTATCCAGAAGTTTATGATACCTATAAGGTTTTTTGCAATATAAATACTGTAAAGCCGCCATTAGGAAAAAGTTTGTGCGTATGGACAAAAGATAATCATTGTATTATCAATGTCTTTGGACAGCTTGGATATGGTAGGGCGCAACAGCAAACAGATTATGATGCTCTTTATTCAGGTTTTGCTACGGCGGCGGAAGAAATAAGGAATACTTTTCTTGACGGGAATCCTTGCTATCAGATTCCTATTGCGATTCCTTATGGTATCGGATGTGGTCTTGCTGGCGGAGATTGGGAGAAGGTCGAGGAAATACTCAAGCTGGTAGAAAAGAATCATTGTGTTCTATTTATAGCTTGTCATCTATGAAAGGAGAAGCTATGGTTTGGATTATCTTAATGCTTGTCTTTATTGCGGCGGCTATTGCACTTTACATCATGGATATCCATATCTCTCTGCCAATCATATCTGCATCGCTTAGTGTTGTGATGTTAATATGCTTCTTTGCAGTACCGGTAAAAGGATACATGGATGTAGAATCAACCCACTGGTATTGGAGTGTTGATATTTTCACTTATCAGCAGGTTAATAAGTCTGACAGAACTGGGCACAGAAGTTCCAGATCCTCTGCTGAAAGGGCGGCAAGAGAAGATATCCCTGCTGATGCTTATAATATTAACATTGATACTCACTCTGGCTCTGAGACTGTCGTGGATAGAGAGTGGAAAGATGAACAGGGACATACTCATAAAGAGACTCACACAGAATATTACTACTATGCAACATATACCTACACTGTTAATCAGTGGGTTAAGACTAGTGAGGTATCTTCTTGCGGCAGAGACAAGAATCCTTATGAGCCTGAAAGACCTTTTGATACTACAGCTCCTGATGTACTTGGAAATCAAAAGTGTGGGGCTGGACATCACGAGGAATATAAAGTTACAGGTTATGTAGATGAAGAAATAGTAACTTACAGTGTTTCTAAAAGTGACTGGGAGCAAATTAGAGATACTGACGAGTTTGGATATACAAAGTTCCGCTTTGGCGATGAAATTTGGGATCTTAAACTTGCAAGATAATATATTATGTAAAAGTCAAGTCCTCAAAAAACTTGACTTTTTTTGTTTTTTATGGTATAATATATATATAAGAAAGATTGAGAAAGGAGTTGAAATAAATGGGCTTTCATAAAATGACTTATCTCGTTGCGATGATTCCTGCATATGTTGAGCGTACTGGTAATCAGCTTGAATATCGCACCGGTTGGACTAATGAAGGGCGTAATTTTGGCTTCTTTAATAATGACGGTAGTTGGACTGCAACTGATCTGCGTACTGGTCGTGTGATCGTTACCGAAAGAACTCGTAAGGCTTGTGCAGAATGGATCGAAGCTCATGCAGATGAACTTGAGGCAAAGTTTGCAACTGAAGAATATGCACAGTGGGTTGCAGATTTTGAACAGTGGAAGAAGGAGTATGGATATGAGTGATTTTGAAGAAAGAATGAGACAGCTTGATGAAAGCATCAATGAACTTGAAGTTCAAAAACAGGAGCTTTATAATTCAAAATATGAAGAATGTATCGAAAGAATCAAGCCTTATGTCGGAAAATGTTTTATTCAGTTACCGAAAAGACATCGTGCTATTTGTGTTTTGACAATGCCAAATAGAAATAAATGCAGAGAAATGGTTGAACATGACTCATATATGTGCAGGTGTATTGAGATAGATACTTCTTGCAAATTCTCTTTCGGAGTGCAAGAAAAGGATATGGATGTTTCTTTTCTTATGGATTCCAAATATTGGGAAGAGTGTGTACCTCAAGACCTTTATGATCTTGCTTCAATCGCTATTTACCATAGACTTCATCTATCTGATCAAGTAAATCGTTTTTATCTTAAGGAGGAAGGAAAATGAATAAAGCAGAAAGATATATTCGCAGCGCAATCAATAGGGCGGCAAGTGATGGACTGTATGAAGTCCCTATTGAAAAGACTCTTGTTCCGAAAGAGGTCGCTTTGAAGCTCATGGATGAGGGGTATAAAATTTATGAGTGGAGAGACAATCTGATTATCAACTGGAGCATTTTGGGGAGGGACTAACTATGGCTGATCGTAAGTATCCATACACTGATTCCAATGGCTTTATCTGGCATGATCCCGATTGCTACACTGATGATGTTGGTGGTCATCACGATTCCGGCATCGGCTGGAACCCTAATGGACATTGGTGCGGAGAGTGTAATATTACAAGCTGCCGTGATTGTCCGAATAAGTATATTTTGAATGAAGATGACGAGGATAATGACTAATGGCATATAAACAATACGATGCTTATGGGAAGTGTCGCAACTGCGGGAAAGAAGTTCTTATCACGAGTATTCCAGAAATGTATCTCGGTTATTCTGGTGTTACAGCTGATGAGATGCTTCTTTCTCTTGCGAATAGTGGCGCATTATCAAGGATTCATGAATGCGAAGAAGGTAAACTTGGCATTATTGAGCCGACTTATTTTAAGGAGGAGTAAATGACTAACGGTATTGTCAATATTGTTATAGGCAAACCATTGGTTCCGTGGTGGGAACTTTGTTGCGCAGCAAGACCTGATGGTACAATTAGCGGGGATGAAATCATGTTTGAGCGAGATTTTACCCTGTTTACTAATGAACGAATACCAGCAAAGATTCTGAAAGAACTTGATGTCGTTAAATCTATCAGTGAAGTGCGGCGTAACAAACCTGAACTTTGTGAGCCACTTACTACACCAGACTGCTTCTGGCTTAAATGGGGCAGAAATAAGTTTTGGGTTGTAGTAGGAGAATAAATAGATTGAAAGGAGAATTGTTTTATGAAACCTATGGATATGCTTATTCGATCAGAGATTAGGCAAATGTTAAATGAAGCCGGACTGCATCGAGAAGGACTTGAGCTGCTTATTAAGGATACCATCAGAGAAATTATTGAGCAGCGCGTAGATCAGGTTTTTAAGCAAGGAAATCTTGAGAGCATGGAGAACGCCGTGACTAAAGCTGTAAACCGAAAACTTGACCATTTTATCCAAGATTATACAAAGCAGATCATTACAGATAAGCTTCGTTGGATGAAATTTGATGTGAATGTCACTACAGACAAGGAGAAGTAATATGAAGATTATTGTTAAATATAGATGTAAGCTTTGCGGAGAGGAAAAAGTAGGACAACCTCTTGAAGTCAAGCAAGCTGAAGGCTATGATATAGATATAGATAGAACAATAGAAGCAATTATAAGAAATACTCAAAATGTGCCGCATTATTGTGATAACAAAAGAATCGGTGTCGCAGAGCCGTATGAAGTAATTAAAGAAGAGTAATAGTTAAAATAGGGGGAATAAATAAATGAGCCTTGATTTTACTAACCACGCTATATTAAAAGGTGCCGCAGATGCGATACGAACACATAATTATATTCATAACAGAGCTGAGAAAAATGCGGTTCTTATTACAGAATATCTCAATTTCGCCGCCGACCTGATTGATAAATTTGCAGATGGTGATGTCGTTGCAGCTCGACATGGGCAATGGCTTAATGCGGTAATAGACGGCAGTGATTTTTGTCGATGTTCCGAGTGCGGGTGTTATATTGAGGCGGCATTTTTTGCAAATGACTATCTCGTTAATTTCTGCCCGAACTGCGGCGCGCAAATGAATGCCAATAATAAAGGAGGAGATAACAATGCTTAAAATTGCAGTAGCTATATTTGCTTTTGCCTTGTCTCTCTTTTTTGCATTTCTTTTTTGGGATCTTTCAGACGACTTCGATAGTAGGATACTATCAGCTCTATTCGGCTCTTTAACTTTTGTATCTATATTCTGTGCCATTATGTCGTGTCTTGGTGCTTTGTTTGCGATTGGATCCTTGTTTTCGATTGGAGGTTGACAATGGCTGATTTTAACCTTTGCGATTCTTGCGTGACGGATAGATCTGAATGTATAAGATGCAGGGATAATCCTATTTACAAAGATGTTCCTACACGCTCTTTGTATCAGGATTATGTCCCGACCTGTCCTAGAGGATATGTAAGTTGTGTATATGATCCAGCATATATCAAATGCAATCATCCTGAATGGTACAAGAAGTTGTATGGAGACCTGAATCCAGAGGAGGCTTCTGAACAGTCCTGCGCTAAAAAGGTCAGGGAAGATCCTGATGAAGAATACTACTGCTATGACAATGAAGATAAGTAAGAGGGGATAATATGAGATTATATGTTGTTACAGTTGTTCTGCAAGATCGTATTGAAGAACAAGCTGTGTATACCGATATAGATAAGGCTGTTCAAGGTATGATATGTGAAATGCATCAAATTGCAGAGAAGACTGATATCTCTTATAAGCGCGTAAAGGAACTGGAACAGGAGATGTGGCAGTCAACACGAGATTCTGATCCTACCTACAAGTATATAATTAGTTTTTACGATATCTATATAAAGATGTTCACCGTTAATTAAGTTAAATGGAGGATAACAAATGAAGAAACTTGGAGAGTTTATCATCGAAATTATTTTTCCTATCATTGCAGTTATACTAACAATTACAGTTATATTCCTTATGGGAGGGCTTATCTATACATTTTCAAATGAAATGAAAATGAGAGAGCAGGCTGAAATGATTTTTCATTATAATAATGATGACTATTATATTGCATCATATGAATACTCTGGAGATCAGATTGTCGCAATAGGTGTTAACGGAAAAGAGGTCATCTTCCCTAAAAATGGCACGGTAATTGAAGATATAAAGGGAGAGTAATGTAATGGGCGCATCAGATTATCGTAAAGTAAATGACCAGTGGGCAGGCGGCGAAGAGAATCGTCAGAAGCTAGATGAATTTTATACCTCTGATGCGCCGTCCACTGGCAAATCTAAAGGTCGTAAGCATGGCGGCAAGAAGTCTGATCATAAGCATATCTATGAGGATGTTATTCTTGTTTTTTCAGACGGTAAAAACCTTCCGTGGAAAGGACGCCGCTGTACGATCTGTGCAAAAGTAGATCCAATAGGTTTCTTTACCAAGAAAACTGAGGACGGGTATACCCAGCTCATGACTCGTAAAGAAGTTATGGACGAATATAAAGATTTGCCGATTATAGAAGGGGATTGGATATGATTAAATATATTGTTTTTGCTTTAGTGGGAATCTTTCTTGCTGTCTTTGGAGAATTAAGCGGTCGCAGCACAATGAAAGATAAGATTCTCAGTGATCCGGAGAAGTATGGCTTAACAAAAAAGCCTAAAGAGGAAGAGGCTATTGCTATTCCGCTAGCTTCTGATGCTCGTATGTTAACTTCACTTGCTATTGAAAGCGAATATGCAAATTCTCCTTACAAAAGAGATCTTGTCAATCAGATGAAAACTCAAATCAATGCTGCCATTAACATGGGCAAAACTTATACCGAGTTTGATGCAAGTCTTAAAAAGAAAATTCGTCTTAACTTTACTCGTATGGAACTTGACAATATCTTTGCAAGCCTTGGATATGTAATTCGTTATAATCAGTTTGGCGAATTTGAATGGATTTGTTGGGATGCCGCAGCTCTCCCTGAAACGGAAGAGATGACTCAGATCAAGGCTCTGAATGAGAGAATGACTTTAGTAAGATAGCCTGAACCGATACCTGACATTAAACCAATTTTTAGCGAGACAAGTTAAGGAGGATTTATTATGTTTGAAATAGCTTCTATTGCGGGCGATTCTATTTTGAAGGATGCGAAAGAAATGAGAAAGAGAACTGAAGAAGTGTTACCTGCCATTAAAGAAAGTATATGGAGGAAAATTCAAAGAGATATTGAAATTGCAGCTAATGATGGCTTGTTTGAATGTAGGATTCTTGATAATCATTATCAGCCACTTTCTTACAAAGAAATAGTTACAACCCTTAAATCTAAGGGCTATCGAGTAAAATTTTCTAGGTATGATTATAGAAATAAATTCGTCCTTCATGTTTACTGGAATTAACTAAATAAAATTTGACATTTTGAAAAAATTGTGCTATAATTATTATAAGAAATGTGGAGGGAGTAAATGGAAAATTTAATTTCAGCTTTAGACTGCTTTGATAAAGCAACAAGCGTTACTCTTAAAGAAAGACAGAGTAAAGGCTTTATTAACTTCGATACTCTTGACGAAGCAATTAAGTATATTAACACTGAAGTCACTAAAGCCTCATCAGAGGGCAAGATGATGATTATGCCTTCTTTATATGTCAAAGGATTAGATCAATATAAGCTCTTTTCTTTGTTAAGAAACGCTGGTTACAAAGTATACCGCGGTTTAGCCGGAGAGTTATATGCTATAAGTTGGGAAGTTGGTACTTCATTTAAGGAAGATTAAAGGAGGGATATAATGTCGTTATTTGAATACCTGAAACTCTATTTTGCAGTAAAGGCTGATTGTAAAAGGAGATGTAAGATGGAGTTTAGGACGCGTATGCGCGAACTTCTGGAGGCTTATCGTCTTCAAGGTTAATAAGGAATAGATATAATGGAGGATACGATGAGTAAAGATTTTATCTCTTTGGAAGGCGGCAAAACCATACTGAATGTAAATGCAATTGCAATGGTTTTCCCTGACGACGATAGGGATGATATGACTTGTATTAACATCATTGGCGGTACAAAGACATTTTATATCAAGGAAAGTTTTGAAAGCGTTAAAAAGAAACTTAACGACTGGGCGGCTGAAGAAAAGTAATATAACTAGAAAGGAAGTGGGAAAGGATGCTTAAGATTCAGGAGTTTATCCTTGCACACGATAACTGGCGTGAGCTTCTGTCTACTGCGCCTTATAACCTAAAGATTTCTGAGGATGACGGTTTTGTCCTCTTCAAGTACAACCAGATCAACTCCGATTTCTCTCAGGAGATCTGCAAGGAGGCTCGTGGTCTTATCCTTGATACTCAGGACAACTTCCGTGTAGTTCGTTATGCCTTCAAGAAGTTCTTCAACATCGACGAGAACTACGCAGCTCATATTGACTGGGATACTGCTGTCGCATCCGAGAAGATTGACGGCTCTATCATGTCCGTATGGTATGCTCGTGATAAGTGGCACCTGTCTACCAATGGCACCATTGATGCATTTAAGGCAGAGATCTCTGGTGTAGGTCCTTACAAGACCTTTGGAGACCTGTTCGAGTCTGTATGTCCTATGTCTACTTTCACCTACTTTGATAAGAATAAGTGTATCACTTTCGAGCTTGTCTCTCCTTACACTAAGGTAGTTATCGACTATCCTAAGACTCAGGTATATGTGCTTTCTATCCGTAATATGACCACTCTTGACGAGTATTCTATTGACTATCTTCAGGCTTGGGCTGACGCTAACGCTTTTGCTACTCCGCAGGTATATTACCTTAACAGCCAGTCTGACTACCGTAAGTTGGTAGAGGATATGCCTGACGGTCATGAGGGTATCGTTGTGCGTGACGCAAACGATAACCGTGTAAAGATCAAGACCCTTCTGTACTTCCAGATGCATCGCGCTCGTAACAACGGCGTTCTTACTCTTGAGCGTGCGATAGAGCTGATCTTGGCAAATGACCATGCAGAGTTCCTGTCTTATTTTCCTGAGTACACTAACTACTTTGACGCTGTTGCGGCTGTAATCAATGGGGTTACTCTGGTTGCACAAAACTGGGATGCAGCTCACTTTGCTTCTCAGTGGCAGCAAAAGTTTTCTGAGAAGGTTGCCAAGAAGCAATTTGCTATCGAGTTCGCAAAGACTAAAGCAGGTGGATTGCAGGCTTTGGCATTTAAGTGCTATGACGGAAATGGCGTAAAGTGGCTTTCTACTCTTACTGCGGCTCAGTGGACTCGTATGTTTGCACACCAGTTTTCTCTTATTAAGGAGGTTACTCTGTAATGAAAATTCTTGCAAAAATTTTTGCGATATCTGTTTTCGATTTTATCTGCATCTACGGTCTTGCTACTATTATTGTAGCTATTGTGTACCGTATTGCAGGTTGGGAACTCGATCCCTATCTCTTCATCGCATCTCTTGCATTCGGTAGGATTCTTGAACTAAATATTGACAAGGCTAATGAAGCTCGTAAGCAGATGATAACTTATGCTATTATGAAGCATATGCACGAATTTGAAGAGGGTGAGGATGATGAGGAAGAAGATTGATTTCTCAGCATATTTAACCTATACTCCATAGGAATAGACTGCTCCGCCGCCAGAGCCAAAGCCAAAAGTCGATATGTCTATTTGGCATTAGAGGCATTCTGGCGGCGAAGCGAAGTTTGTTTTCAAGGAAACGGTATCTGATCTAGGAGTAGTAGAGACTGAAGTAGAATATCGTAAAGCTATTCCTATTGTCATTACAGAGGATGATATTAACCGTTGGCTGCTCTACGGTTCTCCTATGTATTAAGAGAGTAAAAATTTGACTTTTTTGAAAATTTGTGGTATAATATAAATATAAAAAAAGATGAGGTGATTTTATGATTCTTAATGCGCAAATCGTGGAAACAGTTGTTGCAAGAGGTAGTATCTCTATCGAATTCGGCTTTGAGTATAACGGTAAACAGGGGCGCGGCAATATTCCTCTGCCTTTGTCTGTTGAAACAATTAGGTCTCTCCTTGATCTTACCGGTATCAAGTGCTGGGAAGTTCTGAAGGGGCAGTTCATCCGTATTGATGTCGATGATCAAGGCGAAGAATGGGAGATTCTGCGTATCGGCAATATCGTAAGTGATATGTGGATCACTATTAGTAAGAAGGATTCAGAAGATAAGACTGCTACTGAGTAAGGAGAGATGCTACGATGTGGTTTGACTACCGTGAAGCGAAAAATGAGACTGCCGCAAAAAATCAGGCGAGACAAGATTTGTCAGCTCTTTTATTCGAGTTTTTGCAGCAGCAGTTTGGAGAAGAGGGGCAGGTAGCTTATATCGGAAAGAACGAGATAGGCTTTACCTTCGGAGATGTCATTGATAAGGACGGATGTCCGGTCTATATGGTGGCTACTGTCAAGCCAGTTATCAAGAACTATCAGGCTCATTCTGGAGATAAGCGTCCGTCTGAAGCATTTGACTTTGATCAGGCGGCACAAGATTTCGCAGAGGAGCAGGCAGCGAAAGAAAAATAAAAATAAAAATTTGCTTTTTTCTTAATTTTGTGCTATAATATATATAGAAAGTTAAGAAAGGGGTAGATACCATGTATATGGTCATGAATACTCGCGGCGATGTATTTAATATGTCGCCGTGCGTCTATGAAGATGCACGACGCAACTACAACTGCGGTGGATATGCGCTTGGTATTTATGAGTGGTGGATTCCATACATGACGCCTAATCGCATTGAGTGTGACTACGATGAAGTTTATGATGAAGCAGATTCTTATGATGAAGATGATGTTTCTGAAGACGCTGTTCGTGCTCGTGAGATCCTTGCATACTGGGATGAAAGATATTCTGACATGATTGACGGCTTTGAATATCTGTTCAGACTTTGCTTTAACCGTGAGTATACTGCAAATGATGAATGGGATCTTGCAGAGTTTGACAATAAGATGTGTCTGGATTTTTCTGTTTTTATTCTGCTTCGTAGCTTCAAGTGGCTTCGCCGCATCGACTCTTTCAAAGAACTGCGTGACGATGAATATGGCATTGTCTTTGCCGTAGGTCATGGAGATTTCCATTTCGTTCGTTACGAGAATGGTATCTTTACCCATAAAAGGGGCGGCACCGATATTGAAGTTGTGAAGAAGTGGAAGGAAGCATTCCGTATTCCTTATGGGGATGAGGTGCGCTATGATGCAGGTCATGCCTTCTTTGCAGCCAAGAAAGAGGGGTTAAGATGAGTACAAGAAGCGTAATCGGTGTCTATGATAATGATACCAACAGTGTAAAATTTGTATATTGTCATAGTGACGGTTATCCTGAACACATGGTGCCGGCGCTGAAGCACTATACTGATAAAGAAACTATTATGAACGAAATCATCGGCATCGGTGGTTTTCGTTTTCTTGACGAGAAGTTCGGACCGGAGCGTCCGTATGGAAGAAATGATGGGGATGAGCCTGTCCCCGCAGGCAGAAGAACTCTGCACAACTTTATTCATCAGAGAGATCTTTATGGTGCAGATTTCCGCTATCTCTTTATGAATGGTAAGTGGATGTGTTTTGATTTCGATCCTGCTGATTATGACGAAGATGATGAATATGTCATTGAGCTGAAAGAGAAGCTCAAGACAATGCTTTCCTTTGTTCCGAATGAATACGGAGGCTATGATTTTCTTTAAGAAAGGAGTGAGAAGATGACCGATTTTGAAAAGCGTGATTACAATGCTCGTATGGCTGTCTTTGATGCGGCAAAACATCTTGTTGAACTTGGTCATAAGGTTGTAAGTGTTAATCTGTACGGCAGCCAAAACTACGACTGCGACACTCCTACCAGCGACCATGACTTTAAGGCAATCGTCATTCCTAGCATGGATGATGTTATTTTTAACCGCAAGCCTATCAGTACCGATATCGAGTTCAATGGCGGCTTAATTGATATTAAGGATATCCGTCTGATGTTTGACAACTACAAGAAGCAGAATGTCAATTTCATTGAAACTCTTTTTACTCGGTGGTACTGGGCGGCTCCTGACTTCGTCCATGAATGGGAGAGAGCTCGTGAAATGGCTGATAGAGTAGCTTTTGCTGATCCTGCTAAAAGTATTAACTGCATGATTGGCATGGCTAAGGAAAAGGAGCACGCACTGGCACAGCTTTACCCTAGCAAGGTCGCAATCGTTGAGAAGTACGGTTTCGATCCTAAGCAACTTATGCACATTCTCCGTCTGTATAATCTTATGCAGCGTTTTGTCTGGAAACTTGAAAGAGATACTATCCCTACTTATGGTGATCTGCTTATTCCCGATGACAATACCATCGACTACCTGATGATGATCAAGACCATGACTATGGAGACTCCTATCACTGTCGAACAGGCTAAGGCTATGGCGGCGGAGCATATTGCTCTAATGGAGGATATCAGAGACCGTTTCAAAAATGCTCATGAGGATCAGTGGGGCTTTGTTGATGAAGCAACTTATGCAGATTTCGATGCAATTCGTGGAGCAATCATGCGCAAAGGTTTTGCGACTGAAATTTTTGGGGGTAACTGGTAATGGAGCAATTTTATTTCAACGGAAATAACTATAATGTATAGGGGATTGAACTGCATATAAAACGATAGGATACAGGCTAGGAGGAGTTTCTTTATTTCAAAGATCCGACTAACATTTAGTGTACTACTGACATGAATGCTATTCGTACTGACTGTGGTGGCACTATAGCTATGCAAGGAGTCGAAATAAATCATCATGTTTCATTTGATTGCGGCTCTGTTTCTATTGTCAATGTTAATCGAATTGCGCCAGTAGTGGATGTGGAAAAAGCAACTACTCCGCCTGTTCCAGAGAAAGAACCAGACAGCTTGGAAATTACATGGTAAAAATTTGACATTTTTAGAAAAATATGCTATAATAATTATAGAAAAGATGAGAAAGGGGTTGTTATCGTGACTAGGCTCGAATCTATTCTGGCTTCAGTTCAGGACACCGAGGTTTTTAAGAAAGCCGTAGAGTGTCTTTCTCAGGATTTTCATAATTATGAAGGCGAAGAGGATTGCGTCTTTGAAGACGGAGTCCTTGAAGATTTTTGCTATGAAAATTCTACCGAAACAATGGAGTTTACTTGGGGTTCTGGTGTGAGCAAGGTTGCCCTTGTATGCAGCTCTTTCGACGGAAACGATTATGCTCTGAAGACTGCATATGTCGGTGCCGCATATTCACCATACAATCCTGATAAGGAAGATGATGAAGAAGATTGGCAGTTCTCTGAATATAAGTATGCAGATGAATGCCGCGTAGAGTACCTCGTATATCGTGCTGCTGTCGCGGCAGGTCTTGGTCATTTCTTTGCTGAAATGATTAAGATTGATACTGGCGTCTATATGCAGGAGAAGTATGATTCTTCTATCAGCCGTCTTGAAAATGAAGATATGGGACTTCATATCAGCGAGACACTCCTTACTTCCGATCTTTGCGATCGTTGCAGATCTGACTGGATTCTTTGGGAAAGGGATGCCATCGAGGATCTGGTAGAGCGTATCGGCTTAGAGAGCCTTTTCTCTCATTTAAGACACGATTGCAGCTCTTTTATGATGTTCTATAATCGTTACAGTATTGTTGAACTTCGTCGTCTCCAAGCATTTCTCGATGAATATGACATCAATGATCTGCACAGCTCAAATATTGGTGTCTTTGGCAACGATGTAAAGTTCATTGACTACTGCGGCTATGAGTCTAGCACATCTGAAAAGGTCGGCGTAAAAGCAGAAGAATAATTGATCGTGGCGCAAAATTATAGAGAAAAATAGTTTTGCGCCACATATATACAAATCCTATGGAGAAGAATAATGAAACAAGTATATCTACTTTTCGGCACACCAAAAGATATTGGATGTGATCGAATTCTTGCAGTATACTCTTCATATGAAGCAGCTCAGGCAGATTTTCAAAGCTGGATGGCGGCGGAAGAGTATAATCCAAATCCTCAGTTTGACGGACTTTATATTTTGCCGTTTACCGTTCACGATCATCCTATGGGGGTAAAGCTATGAACCAGACCTTTACCCTCTATGACAATGAAAAGAAATAGATTGTCGATGACGAAATTACTATAGTTCAGTTTATTGATTTTTACCTTAGTGATATAGAAGATTTAGACTCTCATCCCGAAAAGCATAGGCGTAAGTGTTTCTTGATGAAGTTGAATCACTTGGCGCGTAAGGAGAATTTTGTTTTTCGGAATTTTGAATTTTCAAAAAATTGACTTTTTATGAAAAATATGCTATAATATTTATAGAAAAGTTAAAAAAGAGATAATTCCGGTTCGTCTAACGGTAGGACGCCTGCCTTTGAAGCAGCGAATAGGGGTTCGATTCCCTTACCGGAAACCAATGAATCTATGGGCTTGTGGCGTAACAGGTTAGCGCTTCCGGCTCATAACCGGCTGGTTCTGGGTTCGAGTCCCAGCAAGCCCACTCATAGACATTGTCAGCAAATTCGTATTTTTATACAGGTTAGCTCAGAGGACTAGAGCACTCTGGTAAAAACAGAGAGATCATGGGTTCGAATCCCATACCGGCGTGAAAAGATGTCTAGTTTATAATGCCACATCGCCAAGAGGGTTAAGGCGCCGGTCTCTGAAACCGGTATTCGCAGGTTCGAATCCTGCTGTGGCAATCCCGTCGCCCATAGGACGGAAGGTTTTAGGTGCTGTAGGGAGCTATGGGAATCCTCCCAGCTCAATGAGGTTCTGAAAAATGGATCCGCCTAGCCATCATTGCCGTTTAGTGAAGTGGTAACACACCGGTCTCTAACACCGCAAGCGTGGGTTCGAATCCCTCAACGGCAACCAAATACGGGTGTGGTGTAACGGTAGCATGACGGTCTCCAAAACCGCAGATAGGGGTTCGATTCCCTTCATCCGTGCCAATTAAAAATTTGACTTTTTCTTAAAATTATGATATAATAATTACAGAAAAGGTTGAGGAAATGGCAGATGCAATAGCATCAGCAGTTATGTCAACCAAACTTGGTAGCACCGGAGTTTTTAAGATTGAGTTTTCAAGGTGCAGGCTTGTAAGTGGTAGCTTAAACTTTCCAGTTAATGTGGCAGACAATCTTACCTTCTGTTAAAAAGGTTTTTGTTTCGCACCTGCAAGCGTTATTGCAGGGTTCGACGGGATGTAGCTCAGTTTGGCTAGAGCGCCTGCTTTGGGAGCAGGAAGCCGCAGGTTCGAGTCCTGTCATCCCGATTCAAGACCTTACCCACTTTTCTAGGAAGTGTATTGGTAAGGCTGCTACGATGAAAATGGCATTATAGCATCCGGCTCTGAGATAATGTCAAAGCCCATGCAGATTGGGTGAGAGCAGGTTTGGCATCGTTACTGCTCATTTATTGCGTTGGTTGACCGCATATAGTCTACTCGGTTCGCAAGGAGCCGTGTTACCTAGTAACTCCTATCATGGAAACCCCCTTCGTGAAAGTTGATTAAACTCTGTCGCTACGGCGTCAGTGCTTGAGGGAGACTTGATACATGGCGCCATCGTCTAATCGGTTTAGGACATCACCCTTTCAAGGTGAAGATTACGGGTTCGAATCCCGTTGGCGTCATCAAATATTATCTATGTGGTGGAACGGGCAGACACATTTGGGGTGAATCCGTGCCATTGGCAGAAGGAAACCGATCCGAGGAGAAACCCTATGTTATTCACTCGGGAGAGAATAGCGTGCAGGTTCAAATCCTGTCATAGATAATAAATGCCCTTGTACTCCAACCGGCAGAGAGAGCGGTTTTAGAAGCCGTATAGTGAGGGTTCGATTCCCTTCGAGGGCACTCACGCTAAGTTTCGGATTTTTCTTAGCGTAGGTCTATACAGTCACGAGCAATCTGTGCAAATGTCCAGTAATAGAGATTTGTAAGTGACTGTTTAATGCGGCATTCGTATAATGGTTATTACATTGCGCTTCCACCGCGAAAATGGGGGTTCGATTCCCCTATGCCGCTCCAAGGGGAGCTGCTATGTGCATTATGGAGTCAGCACAGGCTCCGGCAGTTTCCTCTACCAACAGTGCCTAACACGCCTCTTTACAATGCGTACCAAGTTAGGTCTTTTAATGCACTGGGGAAGAAAGTCACCCCGAACAAGATGATCTAATCATTCAATTAGGACCTCCGTCCGGTTCGCCGGCGAGCAATGAAAGTATCCAGTCTTTCTTAAGGATTCGAGTTCAAAACCTTTCCGCTTTTCGGGGTTTTCCGTTAAATAAACCTTATCATAGTAGATGCGAAATCGGGCGGCGTACACTAATGAGCGCAAATAACTAGCAAATCGTAATATATTAGCTAGCGAGGAGTGAGGAAGTTTGCGTGGGAAATCGTCGTTACCCAAAGTGGCGCGGGAACTGCTTCCGATGCTGTAGGTTCCTTACTATG